ACATCATCATCTTACAGCCCACGCTTGGGTTGTAAAGTTGGTTTCTACTGCCGCTCGTGGAGGGATTGATTGATACCCTCCATCTGCTCCTGGGTGCGGCGGGCGGCGTTCAACTGGCGGTCCAGGTTCTCCCGCAGCCGGTCCATGTCGCTGTTGTTAGCCTTCGCCCGCAGCGAGCGGATGCCGGACACGATCTCACCCATGTGATCGACGGCCTTGCCCACATCCTCGATGATCTTGTCCCGGTCGGCCTGGGCCAAGTCTTTCGCCTTCCCACGCAGGTTCCGGGACGTTTCCCAGATGTTGAAGGCGTCTTCGAGTTTCTTAACGACCAGATTGAAGAGTTCCTTAATCTGATCGACCGTCTGCGGTGTGCAGTATTCCGACAGCTTTCCGGCCTCGTAGTCGGCCATGAAGGCGTCGTACAACTCCCGCATGTCCCGGAGGTAGGTCTGGTCCCTCGGGTCACGGTCACGGCACAGCTTCTCGTCCAGTTCGTCGAGCTTCTGCTTCGTGGCTTCCTTCGTCTCAAGCTCGATGGTCTTGGCGGCGTTCTGGACGACCTTCTCAAGATTCAGTGCAAAGTTAGTCCCGGCCCAACCCAGGCCGACCAGCACACCCAAGAACCCCAGGAACGTCATCACCGCCCCGCCGCCGAATGCCCACGACAGGAGCAGCATGGTAATGCCGATGGTGGTCGAGCCGACCGTCAGCGGCGTCACAAACAAGTCGAGTATCGCCTTCTTGCGGATGCTGTCCATAGTTGGCTTCGCTTTCGGCTGGGCGGTGTATGGTTCTCCCGGCCTCAACTTCGGGCGAGGCGGGCGTGGCTTCGGTGGTTCTGGGTCAAACCCCGGTATCCCTTGAAACAGCCGGTCTTTCAGAATCCCGTCAATCGGCAACGGGGGCGGAAGATCGGGCAGTTTCTTCTTCGGCGTGGGCTTCTTCTTTGGAACGATGGGGCGGACTTCCACCCCATCGAGAGAACTCTTCTTGGCTTTCTTTCCGTAGTAGGCCGGGGTGTTCGGTTTCTTCCCCGGCCTGTTTCCCTTCCGTGGCGGCATATAATCCTCAGTACGGCAGTTGTCCCACGATGAAGGCCACCGTCATAGAGCCATTCGGCTCGGACACATCGGCCTTAACACGATTCCGGTCGATCCCGTGCCCCACCAGCCAGTCCACGGCGGATTGCGCCCGCTGAGCCGCCAGTGCCTTGTTCGCCTCGATGTCGCCCTCCTTGCTGCAATGCCCCCGGACGATCAGGTAGTATTGCGGCCAGGACTTCATCGTGTTGACCAGATCGGCAAGGGTCTGCTCGCTCGCCGTCGTCAACGTCGCCCCGCCCCGTGCGAACACCAAGCGAGGGACTTGCAGTGTACCAACCGGGATCAGTTCCTTCCACTGCTTCTCGTTCAGGGCGACCAGTGCCTTGTCCTGCCGAACCTCTTCCGGCTGCACACCGGGGTGGAAGTTCTTGTCAAAAAGGCCACGGATCGTCTTGTCGTAGTAAAGGCGGTTGGGCTGCCCGCCGGTCGGGTCACGCTCCATCGCCCCGGTCTTGATGAGGACGCCGTTCAGGTTGACGATCATGTCCTCAATGTGCTGGTAGCCGGTCCCCTGAGTCAGCCCGAAGTGGGCATAGTTCTCCTGGGTGTTCTTCCACCGGATGCCGTCCGCCACCCGCTTCGCAGACGCTTGGCTGATCGGCTCGCCGGTGAGCTTGGAGTCGTTGAACACCAACTCCTCACGGTTCGTCAGGGTGAAGTTCGCCCGGAAGTAGCTCTCCACCGTCTGCCGCACCACGTCCTCGTTCTTGATGAGGAAGTCACGGCTCACCACCAGCACGTCCACGACGTACCCCCGGAACCGGCTGCTGTCGATCAGCACCTTGTAGTCGGGGTTGTCCAACATCTTCGAGACGTAAGGTTCCCAGAGTACGAACGCCTTCTTCTCGCCCGGTCGGGACTTCCGGTACTCCTCGTAGACCGCCTTCGCCCCGTTGACCTTCACGAACTGGCTCGCTTTGAGGCGGTCCAGGTTGAAGTTCGCCATCAGCACCCGAGTCAGCGTCTCACTCGGACTATCCCCGGTCATGACGATCCGCATCTCCGGGTCGTTGAGGGCGTCCACGTTCGGGATCGAGCGGTAAGCGACCAGGGCGTCCGCCCCCTTCGTCTCGTCGATCAGTGAAACCACGACGGCCGGGATGTCCCCCAACTCCGCACTGCTCTTAATCAATGCGTCGAGAGTGAACACCGCCATCTGCGTCTCGCCACTCTTCAGCGAGGCGAGCCGCTTCGGGTAGTCCGCCTGATCGTCCACGAGATCACACTTGATCCCTCGGGACGATAGTTCGTTACGGAACTCGTCGGTGCGGAGTACGGCGTACCCGCTGAACGAGTCGATGCCCATCTTGAACTTGATCTTGTAGTGGGCTTCCGAACTCGTGTCGTCCAGTTGCTTTTGCTTGGCCTTCGCCTCCTCCTCGGCCTGCTGTGCCGCCTTGCGAGGGACGAAAATCCATCGGTAGCCCATCACCCCAATAGCCAGGATGACGAGCCACACGACGGCGACGATCACCATCCGTGCCTTGCCCATGCCGTTGTCTTGCGCCATGTTCATTTACCTCCGGGAAGACCCAGCGGCGACGACAACGACGATGACGAGGAAGACCACGACCCCGATACACACCCAGCCCCAGGTCGGAAGTCCGCCGCCACCCGTGTTAGCCTTCGCTACCTCGGTCGGGTTTACAGTGCCGCTCTTGTCCAGTGTACCGTCTTCCTTCACGGTGTAAACCGTGACCGGCTCGCCGATGGGCGTGTCCGGCGGCGACGTGAGGGCGGTGATGATGTGCCCGCTCAGCTTCGGGTCGAGTGGGGCGATCATGCGGAAGTCCTCGTCCGACACGGCACTGTTGCCGCCGCCCACTTCGGCGACCGAGGCGTTGACGGCTTGCTTCAGCGACTCCGGGTCGTTGGCCCGCATGTACACCTTGCTGCTCTTGGCGAGGGCGTGGTCGTCCTTCATCCCGACGCCGATGGTTTCGATCACGATCCCACGGGCCTTGACGTGGACGATGTTCTCAGCCAGGAGGTTGCCGTCGGTTGCTTCGCCGTCGGTGGCGATGACGAGCTTGAACGTGCCCAGCCCCTTGTCACGCTTGCGGGCTTCGATCAGTGCATCCGCTGCGTCCTTGACGTACTTGCCCAGCGGGGTGCCGCCGCTCGCTCGGGTGGCACGGATCGCTTGCTTCAGCGACTCCTTGTTGACCGGGCCGAGGTTGGCGATCCAGCCGTTGAACGTGATGATCCCGATGTGCGTGTTCGGGCCGACCCGATCCACGACGCCGCAGAGGGCGTCCTGAGCGGCCTTCATCTTCGAGACGCTGCCCAGCCGCTCGTCCATCGACCCGCTCGTGTCCAGTAGCACCACCACGTTGTCGGCGGCGAAGGACGGCGAGGCGAGGAAGAGTAATGCGAACGCTGCCAGTAGCTTCTTCATGTTATGGAACTCCGGGAGTGTGTACATGGAAAGGGCGGGGCAATAGACCCCGCCCCCACAGAGAACGGCTTAGTAGTCGAAGTCCTTCGGCTTGATCGCCTCCGGGTTGACCCGGACCAGCCGGAACTCCACCCGCATGTTACGCTTCGCCTCGTCCATGTTGGACGGCTTGGCGACCAGCGGCTCCCGGATGCCCATGCCCACCGGGACGATCTGGCTCGGGTCCAGGTTCAGCCCGTTCTTCTTGGCGTACTCGATGATCGACTTCTTCACTTCCTCGGCACGGGTCTGGCTCAGGTTCAGAGCCGCCTGCATCGTCTCCTGGGGGTTCGGGTCGGAACCCTGGAAGTCCCCGGCGGCGATGTGCTTCATCACGTCGTTCGTGGCCGTCAGGTCGAGCGCCTTCCCGTTCAGCTTGTAACTGTACGGGGTGCCCTTGCCGTCGCCCTCACGGGTGATGATCCCCTTGCTCATCCCGGCCTTGATGAAATCGACCAACGTCTTCGTCGGGTCGGCGTGGCCCCGGATCACGATTGCCGCCTTGCCGAACGTCTGCGTGCCCTGGACGACCCGCTTGAACTCCGCACCGTACACGTCGATGGAGAACTTCTCCTGGTTCGGCTCGAAGTTGATGGCGAAGCTCACGAGCGTCCGGTCGTCGAGGTTCTGGTTCGGGAAGGCGTCGATGCCCTCGGCCTTGAACCCACCCCCGGCGAACTTCGGCTCCTCGTAGGTCAACCCGGCCATCCCGGACAGCTTCCGCCAGTCGAACCCGGACTTGTCGTAGCCGAACCGCTCCTTCGCCGCACCCAGCGTCACCGCCAGATCGAGGCCGGACTTCAGCTTGGCGTCGAACCCGTTCAGGTTGCCCGGATCGTTGAAGTACACGATGTTCCCAGGTAGGCCGACGAAGCTGGCGTCACTGACCAGCCCGTGAGCGTCCACTTCCAGTGTCGGCAGCACCTTCTCACCGTACACGCCCTGGGCCATCTTCAGGAGGTTCATGTACTCGGGCGACTTGCCCTTGCCGTCGTTGTAGGCATTCTTCCAGGCGACCAGTTGGCTCGTCGCCTTCAGGTAGCCCGCAGTGAACTTCTCGCACCAGTCCCGGTTGTTCTTGAAGAAGTCCGACCGGACCATGTACACGTCGGCGACCGACCGGCTCATCTGGGCGGTGGACACGACGACGTGCGCACCCTTGACGGTCCCCTCGGCACCGCTCCCCTTCTTATCCAACCCGCCCGTCAGGCCGAGCATGTCGGGGCTGATGACGCACACGCAGTCGATGCTGGCGTCCTTCTTGAATAACTCGCCGGGGCTGTCCTCGCCGGTCAGGTTCTTCGTCCAGACCACGTTGATGTCGGTCCACTTCAGCCCGCCCGCCCGGAGGGCGTCGTCGAGCAAGCCGACGTGCGGCCCGCCCTGCTGGAGAGCGAACTTCTTCCCCTTGAACTCGTTGATCGTGTGGACCGCCTCACGGGCAACAACGTGGTCGCCCGCACTCCACGTCAACTGGAACAGCATGACCGGCTTGGTGGCCGGGTCGCTGCCCAGAACGTCCGAGGCCAGGGCGATCTGGGCCGTCGTACCCCGGATGACCGGAGTCTTCCCGCCCATGTAGTCCCGGACCTGCTGGACGAAGTTGTCTCCGTTGACCATCTTCAGCTTCAGCCCGGCTTGGCCGTAGATGGACTTCGGGTCGGTCGAGCCGCCCCCGCCGTTGGCGAGGAAGGTCGCCACGTCGCCACCCCAGGTCAGGTACGGAACCGGCATCTCAGCCGCAGCCTCAACCGGCTTGACCTGCACCTGCCCGACGGTCTGGCTGAAGTGCGGAACGGTCGGGGCCGCAGGCGGCTGGGCCGACATCGGGGACGAAATCATCCCCACCACGGCGGCTAACAGCACGCCGAAGGCACAGAGCTTCTTCATGTACTCTCCAGGTTAAAGGACGGGGACAGGTTGACTTCAGTGAAGCCGACCCCGGCTCACATGTCCGGGGCGGCAAGAACGTCCTCGACGGTGATGTCCGGCACCCACCGCCACAACATCCGCTCCAACGCCCACGCCGGGACGTTGTGCGACTCTTCCGACTTCTTCGCCAGGAACAGGGCGAACTCCTTCAGCTTCGCCTTGTTCTCCCGCTTGTTCCGTAACAGCGGGGCGTGTTCCAACCACCACGGCGAAGTCGGTTCCTCGAACCGCACGGTGTAACCCTGCGGCACGGCGTACTGAACATACGCCTTCGGTTCCGACGGCGTGGTGTTCGTGTTGTCGATGATGATGAGCGGGTGCCCCTCCTCGATCAACTTCTGTGCCCGAACCTGATTCCACTTGTGGGCGAACCCAACGTGGTTCGGGCGGAACGAATACTTCGCCGGTTGCTCGGGTTCCACGAGCTTGTAGAAGTATTCGTCGGTGGACAGCACCGCCCCGACCGTACCGGCGATCTCCTTCGCCCGGTACGACTTCCCGGAAGAAGGCAGGCCACGCATGATGACCAGTTCCTTCACCGCCGGGGTTTCGAGTTCCGTTACACCGTCCATGTGTTATCCCTTCCCACGCACCTTGTCGTGGATGAAGTCCTTCCCACTGTAGAAGGACGTGATGAGGGCGACCGTCCCGAGGACGTAGTAGCCGTGGTAGTAGAGAACGACGCACAGGGTCATCTGCGGCCAGACCAGGATGCCGAGCAGCAGAAGCACCCACCCAAATAAACTGACCATGCTGTTTCTCCTATTTTGCAGATGGAGTATACAGCATGGTCTTCGTTTTGTATAGCGGGTTATTTTGGGCTTAAACCATCGCCAAGCCACCCGGCGGCTGCTTCGGCATCGGCCCGCCCGGACTCTGTAGCGGGGCGGTCGGATCGGCGTTCGGGTCAGGCGTCCCGGCCCCGGCCGGAGGTTGTGGCATCGGGGCAGCTTGCGCCATTTGTGCTGCCGCATTAGGATCAGCACCGGCGGCTGCGGTAGGGTCTTGACCCGCTGGAGCGGCAGCAGGTTCGCCTCCCTGTGGCGGGGCGGTCGCATCTTGAGGAGCGTTCGTATCTTGCGTAGGTTGCTGCGGCTCGACTTTGGCGGCGACCTTCCACCGCTTTTCCCCGTAGGTGTCAAGGGCGTCCTTACCGAACATCCGTTGCAGGAGTTGTCCTACCGTGTCCTTCGGTCCGACCTTCTGGTCATTTCCGACTTTCGACAGGTATTGCATGGTTTGGTCGGCCTGCGTGCCCAGGGCTGGGTCGCCGAGAGCCTTCATACCCTGGAACACGGGTTGGAGTTTCTTCAGTACAACGTTCGGCCCCTTGCCCTGCGGCGGGGAGTCCGGCCCGGCGTCGTCGTCGGCGATGTCCGACAGGTTCAAGTGCGTCTGATCCTTCGCCGCACCGAGAAGGAGCTTCACGGTCTGGTCGTAAAGACGCTGAATTTTGGCCTGAACCTCCCGCCGCTTCGGTTGGGGTGCCTGTGCATCATCTTGTTCCATAAGCCGTTTCATCAACAGCCAGTTCTTAAACACGCTCATAGAATGTATTTAACAAGTAATCCACGCTTTTGATAAACAAAATCATATTCTCTGGCTAAATATGATCGAGGTTAATCATGGGCAGACCAGCACTACCACCAAAAGAGAAGGCAAGACGCAATAAAGAACAACGCCAAAAACGACTAGCCGAGCAGCACAAGCGGCTTGAGGCTGGTCTTTGTCGGCAATGTGGCGAGCCTCGATCTGACAAGTCGCAAGTATTCTGCGACAAGCATTTGGCTCGACATCGAGAAACATGTCGTGGTTATGCAAGCAATGAAGACCCGAATACTGCAAAATACCGCAGGCTAAAAAGCTCGGCACAGCAACGAAGCATAACCGTAGATTTTGATAAAGAAGAATTCATGGCATGGTTCGAGGGTGAGCAGAAGCAGTGTCATTACTGCGGAATCGAAGAACACCGCCTACACCAACACCATGACCCTAAACAAAGAAGATTGACTGTAGATCGAAAGGATAGTAAACGGCACTACTGTGTGAACAACATCTGCTTGGCTTGCTTCCGATGCAACAACATGAAAAGCAACTTCTTCACTTCGGAAGAGTGGATGGGCATTGCACTAAATATCATCAGGCCGAGGCTTGCCGAATACCATAACCTCGGAGAGTGACTATGCGACGTAAAATCCGATTCAAAGAGTTCTTCGAGGCGACCGACATCTTCGGGTTCGAGGACAAGACCGTGCCCGACCAACCGGAAACCCCGGAGACGCCGGTCAATACGTTCAGCGTCGGCACCATGATGGACTACCTGTCTAAGTGGAAGATCGGGGCCAAGACGCCGCACGTCAAGTTCATGAACGAAATCCGCTGGGGTCAGAACTTCGGGGCGGTCCGGCTCGTCGTCTCCCCCAAGATGGCCTTCATGGTACAGAAGCTCGGCAAGGATTTGGAAGGCCAGGACGCCTGGATCACCAAGAAGCGGTTCCAACTGAACCGGACCGGCTACGGCGGGTTCGAGGAAGCCGTTGCGTCCGAAATCTTCGATGTCATCAAGGAACTCAGTGAAGGCGGCGTGGACTCGGCTAAGAAGGAAGTCGAGCGGCTGGACCGGCTTACGGAACGCATCTCCATGAAGATGCAGAAGGTGGCTCAGAACAAGTTCATCTACGAGGGCATCAAGAAGATCAGCGACAACGAGTACCAGATCGTGTTCGCAGTGAACTCCTACGGCCTCGAAGCCCCGAGCCAGCGGCGGGTGGAACAGCACATCACCCAAGTCAAGTTCGACCCGGAAGTGGGTTTGATTAAGTGCAGCGACTTCAAAATCGAGTCGCCGACCGGCGGGCCGCACGAGTGGCGAATCATGCCTGCGGACCTGGAAGTCAACTTCTCCCCGGCCCAGGACCGGGAAGAGATTGAGGAAGTGATCGCCGTTCACTTCAAGTATTTCTAAGAGACGACCTGACCCTCGTCCTTCTTCGGGGGCCAGCCGCCCACGATCACGTCGCCCCAGATCATGTCCCGGATGCCTTTGAGTTCGCCGATGACGTTGAACCCGAGCATCTGTTCGGGGTTCTTCTTATCGATCTCCTCCAGCGTCTCCAGGGCTTGATTCAGTTGGAACGCCAGCCATGCGGCATTGTCGCCCCGGATGAAGAGGCCGGGCCAGTCCTCGTACCCGTCCTTCATATTAAACTGGACGGCTCCCGTTTCCACCCGTTCGTCTGTGTCGAGTTGTAGAACTCGTACCTTCTGCGGCATTGCTTCTCCTAGACTAATTGGTACTTTCGGTCCATCGTCATTCGCATGCCGTCAGTCTGCAACAGGTAGCTGAGGGCGTCGATGACCTGCCACTCCTTGACACCTGGGTCAAGGAACAACACCTTCTGAATGACTTCCAGAGGCCGCATCGGGTTCGCCGACATCGCCTCTTTTACCTTCGAGAGAACGTAGTCATTTTTCATGCTTGAACTCCCGGTTGAAGAACTCCTGAAGGTCGGCGTTAAGGTTGGCCTGATAGACGGTTACGTCAAAGCCAACACCCTTCGCCAGCTTCTCCAGGGCGTCCATTTTCTTGATCCACGGTGAGAGCAGCAGGTAGTAGTGGGATACCTTGCCGCTGCTCACCCAATACTTCATCTTCGGACCGTCCACCGCCTCTTTTGTCTTATCGAAGGTCGGCTCGCCGTCGAACTTCTCGAACAGGAACCGCTTCGTGCAGTCCAGTTCTTTCGTGATCTTCGGGTTGACGACCAACGGTCGGGGCGGCGTATCAGCTTCAACGTGTGTGGCCTTCTTCTCCATCAGCCGCTTCCAGACCTGATACCGCACCCACGCCTTGTCGCCACAAATGCCGTTCGGCTCGACCCTTGCGTTGTAGGTCTTGAGGACGTGCAGGTTGGCCGAGATGTAATCCTTCAGGCTGCTCTCGTCGAGCAGGCCACGGGTTTCTCGGATGAGCTTCCAGCAGTGCTTAAAAAGGTTGCACTTCCTCGGGTCGCCTTTGTCGGGTAGCTTGGCGAGGCGTTGATCTGGGAAAATTCTCTTACAAAGCTCCTCCCAGATGCAGGCGGCTCGGAACGCCTTCGCCTCGTCGGGGGTCATGTTCCATTCGAAGATCGCCTGCATCCGTGTCATAGTTCACCTTACCGGATCGAAGTTCGCCGTCGTTCCGTATGAGTCCGCAAAGTCTTTGCAGACTTGGTATTTACTCTTGAGGACATTCGGGCGACCTTCGAAGTATAGTTCTTCGTTGGACTCGCCGACCCGAATGAACCCTTCATTCAGTAAAAGCCGCCTGATCTCGTGTCGAGCATCAGTGCAGGCGATTTCGTAAATGTGCCACTCGGCGTTGTGGCTGCCTTCTCTGTCGGCAAGTTCTGAGTGGTCCCTGTGCATCTCGTCGAGCTTGCTGATGATATCGCCGATCTTCGGGACTTTCTTGATGAAGTATGGGTTTTCGGACACAATTTCGATATGCTCGTAGAGTTGGCACTGGATGAACTCACCGTTCGGGCAGAGCCATCCTGCCACTTTGGCAGCCAAAGGGTCTGGCATGGGCAACCTCCTTGTTTCGGGTCTAAAGTAACACTTCTTACGGAATGCGCCAAGTCCGCTTGTTTCTCTTCAAGGATTTTGGTAGAAAGATCGATGATACAGAGCAGGTGGCTCTCTCCACCAGACACAACCGGCTTGCAGTCGCCAGGGCGTGTCTTAGAAGAAAACCTGGGATTACGAATGTTTTCGTAACACCGGCCAGTCTCCAACCGGGGGACTAAGGGCTTGTCCCGACGATCAAGGTAAGCTCGTACTCCGATACCCTTAAAGCCGAAGTGCTTGTGCGATATATGCCCCGAGGGTGGTCACAAGCTAAGAGTACAGTTAGGCGATCATCTAATAGCTGCACTGGACTTTCGTTCAGTTGTTAAATACCAACTCTCGACGCTCCGCACTTAGACAAGTGCCGGAGATAACTTCTCTACGGCTGTAGCTTTGCGCTATATCTTAAAAGAGAAGTTATATATCTGAGTTGTATTTAACACCTTCGGCCCCCGGTATGCGCCCTGCCAACAGTGATGTACATCGCTACACTATTCCAGCCGAGTCTTGAGTCAGTCGAGAACTGGATGTGTTTCGACGACGAGGAACTGGCAATCCGCAAGGCCCGACACTTCCTCTACGATTTCAGCTACGACACCTTCATCGTGATCTACCACCCCAACGGCCAACCATCGCAGTTCGTCTTCTGGCTCGACGACACGGTTTGCCATAGTCCCGAAGCCCCCGCCTGTTTCGGCCCAAAAGTGGATTGGCGCAACGAGGGGTTTTGAGTAACATCGGGACTCATGTACTCCGTCCTTTTCATCTGGCCCAGCAACGACGTTGAAGAAGAGTGTTTCCAGAAGTACGCCAATCTGGAAGACGCATTCTCCTTCGGCCACACCAAGATGCAGTCCATGCCCGGTGCGGTCATGTGCGTCATCGTCCGCCCAGGCAGACAGAGCGTGCGAATCTGGTGGGATGCCAGTCGCCTCGTCTCGAACCTGCCCGAACTAAAAGAAAGCGAGCCGAGTTTAGCGCAAAAACTTGATTGGCGCAAGTACGGTTTCTAGCTAAATTCAGTTAAACCCAAACCCGCATGGATGCGAGGACATAGGCATGGCTGCCTACGGCTACTTCTACCACGTCACCGATAATCCCAATTGGGCCTTCTCCGTTCGACTCTCGCCTCGGATCACGAACCGATGCGACCAGGACGAGCCGCCGGTCCCCCGCATTTGCGTCTGCCCGACCGTCGCCGGTTGCTTCATGGCGGCGTGCTACACCGAGGGCTACCGGCGAGTCTACCGCACCCGGAAGAAGGTTCACGCCGTAGAGCCGTACCGGGTTTACGACTCAAAGGTCACGGGCGAACTCTGGCTGCTCGAACCGACGGACTTCGTTCTGATTCACGACTTCACTGAAGACGACATCGAGCGGTTCCCCAGGAGCTTCAGTCATTGCAAGACTGACCGGGGGATGATTAACAGCCAGATCGCCGCCAAGAAGCGGCTGATCCAGCACTTCACGAACATCGGACACGAACTGCCGAGGGCACAATGGATTTGATGGAATTCAGTGAAGCCCTGGGGAGAATCGGCGAGCAGTCTGCTATCTACATGTACGCCGATCCGGTCGTCCCCGACTTCACTACGGGAAACGGGTTCGACCTTCACGTTTTCGGAAGTGGAATCTCAGCCAGCACCGAGGTAAACCCCAAGACCTGCCGCAACATTGCGTCCATGCTCGACATGGCGATCACCGTCCCCGGCAAGACCCTTCTTGCCTACGACATCAAAAGTACGATCAGTTACATCCGCCATTACCTGAAGAAAGGACTCAACGTCCAGGGCAACCTGATCGACATCCGCATCGTCGAGAAGTTCATGGGCAAGGACGAGCGGCCCCCTACCTCGTTCGTGGACGCCGTGGCCCGCTCCCGTGAACTGATGAAAGACAAGTCGTGGGTGCCGCTGTTCAAGAAGCTGCATCAGCCGCTCGCCGTGGAGACGATCCCGGCGATGGAGACGGTGGCCCTGCTGGACACGGAGGCGAAGTACGCCAAGTGGGGCTGTTACGAAATCGAGGGGCAGACCAACGGGCGGCTGCGGAGCTACAAGGCGTTCGACAAGTCGTATCTGCCGCACACGCTGTCGGACGACCAGAAGCAGTTCCTCAAGCCACGGGGCGTGAGGGAGAGCTTCCTGTACTTCGACATCAAGAACTGCGAAGTGACGGTCATGGGCTGGCTGTCGGGTGACGCCTACCTGTACGATCTAACCCACGGTGAGGCCGACGTATACGCCGCCATCTATAAGGACGTGACGGGCGACCAGTGCAACAGCGACAAGAAGCGGGAGATGGCGAAGCTGATGTTCCTGTCGGTCATGTACGGCAGCGGGTCGAAGACGCTCTCGGAGAAGCTGAAGATCAATTTGAAGGTTGCAGAGGAGTTGGTGGCCCGTATCCACGGGCGGTTTAAGACGACATCGAACTACATGAAGGGCTTGCAGGAGCAGGCCAAAGACGGCCCGGTGACGGACAAGTTCGGGCGGAAGCGGGAGTACGAGTCCCCGTACATCGCACGCAACGCCGTGACGCAAGCTGCGGCGGCGATGGCGTGCCTAGAGAAGTTGAATGAAATCCATGCGGTGCTGAAGTCCACTCCGGCTCGGCTCTGCTTATCGGTTCACGACGGCTACTGCGTCGTTAGCCCGACGGATTACCTAAAAGACGCATACAGTAAGATTAAGGGCGTCTTTGAGGTTGATTCTAACCTGTGTAATGGGTTAAGATTCAAAGTCGGGTACAGCGTCGGCGACACGCTCGGCACGCTGACATCTTTCGGTTCTTAGGAGGACAATGCAATCGATTATAAACAACTTCCCCATCAACAACGAGGAATATGCAGCCCTCGAAAAGAAGTTCGGCCTCTTGGCACACGACCAAGCGTGGCAGCTAAAGAGGAAGAACTATAACAACAACATGACCGACGAGCAGGAGGATGTGGTACAAGAAATCCGCATTGCTATGATTCGGGCCGGGTCGTATTACAAGCGTCAGACCTACATTGAGAACTCCTTCCGTTCGCTTCGCCGCCGGGTCCGTGACCCGTTCTTGCGGGGCGTGCTGGAGGAGTTGAAGTCGTTGTGGAAGAACCGCACCCGCCACGGGGCGAACCGACAAAAATTCGGTCCGCACCAGGAGCGGATGTTGGATCGCCTCGTCCGCCGGTTCGTGCCGGAGGACCGCCAGCCGAGCCGGGAAGCCCCGCTCCAACTGGACACGAAGTTCCAGACCTACTGCAAGCAGATCACCTGGAACCACCAGAAGCTTTTGGGTAAGAAAATCACCCGAGAGAAGTCTTGGCGGACGGGTCTTGTCTCTCTAAACGACTTCGACTACTTGGCTAAGAGCGAACTGTAACAACTAGGCGCACCCTTCGGCGTCTGGTATGATCTGGGGATCAAGGAGGATACCCATGCCGGTCACGAAGGAACAATTCTTTCAGATGGTGGAAGCCGAGATTAACAACGCACAGTCTCGGTTTCCCCCACTCAACTCCCTACACGAAGCCTACGCCGTCCTGCTCGAAGAAGTGGACGAAGTATTCGAGCAGATGAAGCTCAAGGAATCGAAGCGGGATCACGATCTCCTCATCAAAGAACTCGTGCAGGTCGCCTCGTGTGCCCTGCGGACGGTTCTCGACGTTGTTAACGACCCCAAGAAAGTGCCGCCCCCGCCAGAGGGGAATCTGCTGATCGAACTCGGCGTGAGATAATAGCGGCGGGTTTCGTTTAACAAGGTTAGCTAACGAGGAGACATATGCAAGACCCTGACATCGACGATCTGGTAAGCCCCGATGCCGAGAGCAGCGAGACGTACCGCTGGGACGAGGACTTCCAGCGGCACATCATCGCCCTGCTCCTGGTGGACAAGCAGTTCCTTGTCCAGAGCGTCGATCTGATTAAACCCAGCTACTTCACCAACAAGGCCCACAAGGAAGTCTGCCGGGTTCTGTTCGAACACTACCACAAGTACAAGCTCGTCCCGAACAAGACGTTCATCCTCGAAGAATTGAAGAACGTCTTCAAGGAAGACAAGTCGAAGTTGCTTTACCTCAGTGAAGTCAACTCGCTGTACGAGTATTTCGAACCCGCCCTGGATCACCGGGAGTACCTGTCCGACAAGATCGTCTTCTTTGCGAAGATGATGTCGCTGAAGAATGCCTTCACGCACTGCCTGAAGGAGATCGACAAAGACCCGGAGTCGGCCGAAACCTGGGCGAAGGTGTACGATACGCTGCGGAAGGCGATGAACGTGGACCGCAACTTCGAGACGGGCCTGGACTACTTCGGGACGACGAAGGAGCGGTACGAGCGGATGGCCGAGACGGAGACGGACGGCAGCGACAAGTTCGTCACCGGCTACGAGGGCGTGGACAAGGAGATCAAGGGCGGCGGCTACAACCGTGGCGAAATGATCGCCGTCATCGCCCCCTCGGGCGTTGGTAAGTCGGTCATGTTGACCAACATGGCCCGCACGAACGTGCTGCGCAACAAGAAGGTGTTGTACGTCACGCTGGAGTTGTCGGAAGACCGGCAGGCCGAGCGGTTCGACGCCATCTTCGCCGACTCGAACATCCACGCCCTGTACGACAACAAGGACAGCATCTTCGCCGAGCTTGAGCAGATTGTGGAAGACAAGCAGGACAAGAAGCTTGTCATCGTGAAGTATTTCGCTCCGAAAACGTGTACGGTCAACGTCCTTCGGGCTTATATTTCGCAACTCAAGTTCTACGGCTTCGTCCCCGATATGGTAGTATTGGACTACATCGGGGAAATGAAAGACTACCCCGACATGAAGGTTCACGAGTCCCGTGAACTCATCATCAGTGAACTGCGGGGTTTGGCGAACGAAGGGGAGAAGTTCTTCTGTGCCGTCGCTATCCAGCCGAACCGTAGCTCGAAGTTGCTCGAAGAACACCAAGCCATCGAAGACGAACACATGGCCGACTCGTTCGGTCAGATTCGCCCGCTGGACGGTGCCCTGTCGATCAACCAGAGCAAGAACGAGGCCCAGGTCAACATCGGCCGGGGCTGGGTGATGAAGCAGCGATTTGGCCGGGCCAAATACTACTTCTATCTTGAGTTCGACCGGCAGAGCTTGCGTATCAAGGAGATTTCGCAACAGACATACCGTAACAGGCAATCGTCCCGGACCGAGAAGGTTTCGGAAGAGACTGCCATTGACAACATCGTGACACATTTTGTACCCTCTGATGCAGCGGAGGAAGGAGATAAGAAATGACGGCGATCAAAGTAGGCGACGAGGTTGTTAACCTCGACGAGAAGAACTTGAACTTCGACGAGACGACTCTGACCACCTATCTGCAAAAGGAAGGTGGGTTCTACAACAACTTCGGCGGGTATCTGGCGAAGGCCGAGTACCTGTTACAGTACCGGGAGTTGGATCACGAGACGGAGTACGCCGACAAGTTCAAGATGTACAAGGACGAGGGCGGCAGCGACAAGCTCGCTGAAGCCAAGACGGAATCGGACCCCGATGTCATCGAGGCGAAGAAGAAGGTGATCGAGGCGAAGTACCTCGTCCGCCAACTTGTTCAGCACTTGAAGGCGTGGGACAAGAACCACGAAAACGCCCAGAGCCTCGGGCACCATCTCCGCAAGGAAATGGACAAGCTCTCGAACGAGATCAGAGCGGCTGGGTATCGCCACGATACCCCGGACAACAACTACTCCTACGAGGATGAAGTCAACAAGATCGTGGGTGGTCGAGTTGATTCAGAAAGCTAATGGTTGACCCCATTAACATGACTCAGTACGATCTCTCCCCGGAGAGATTGGAAGAGACGTTCTTGTTCTGCATCGGCGTGGCAGGGAAGCCAGCCCTCACCACCGCACGATTACTCGAAGACCTGCTCCGCACGGCCCACGCCCGCCGGAGCAAGACGCCCTGGATGAACCCCTTCCAGGCGTTGAAGAAGTACAAGACCGTGGAGTCGATGATCGACTTGCTCAAGGCAAGTCGGTTCGGCTGTTTCACCCTGAAGGGGCGTGGGTTCCACTTCATCGTGAACAGCGGGCTAGACCTGCGGACCTGCACCGCCGAACAGCTTTACGAGTGCCCCGGCGTGTCCATGAAGACCGCCAAGTTCTTCGTGATGCACACCCGCCGTAACCAGGAGATTGCGTGTCTCGACACGCACGTCCTGAAGTGGTTCCGTGACCTGGGCTACGAGGACGTTCCGAAAGGCTCGCCCCAGAATCCGAAGGTCTACAGGAAGTGGGAAGATATCTTCTTGGCGGAAGCGAAGAAGCGTAACAAGGTGGCAGCCGATCTCGACTTAGAGATTTGGAACCACTATGCCGGGAACAAAATCAGTACGGAGGCACCATGCGGTACACGATGAAAGTCTGGAACTGGCACGATGGTGGTTGGACTAAGAACTTCGACGCCCTCAGTGAATTGTTCGAAGCTCTGGATGATCTCGTAGACACGACTGAGGAAGCCGCCGGTTTCGTTACTTTTACTCAAGATGGCACCGTCCATCTCGTAGACGAAGAAGAGACGGTGGTCGCACTTTTCGACGGCGACATGTTACTCGTCCCTGTGAGTGCAGACGGTGACTGGAGAGAGTGGGACGATCATAGAAAGAATCTGCAACATGCGATGTAGCAACTGTGACGGGCAGGGTCGGATTCGGTGGACGTTCGAAGGGACGACCGAACCGGCCTACCCGTGGAACGCCAGAGAAGACATGGAAACCTGCCCGACCTGTAAAGGGACGGGCGAACGCAAGGAGGCGTCAGGTGAAGTATCTCAGCGTGGACTTGGAAACGACCGGACTTGACCCGTCGTACTGTCAGATTCTCGAAATCGGGGCCGTCGTGGACGACATGGCGTGGCCCGACAAACTCCCCAACTGGAAGAACGGCCTCGCCTTCGGCGGACGACCCTTCTTCCATGCCTACCTCGTCAACGAAGTCATCACCGGCAGTGCCTACGCACTGATGATGAACGCCGCCATCATCGAGAAGATCGCCAAGCGGAAAGACTACAAGTCGTTCAACTTCTACACGCCGGAAGAGGCCGTGGAGAAGTTCTTGGACTTCGTGTACGAACACTTCCCGAGTAACAGCTACAAGAAGGTCACGGTGGCGGGGAAGAATTTCTCCAGCTTCGACCGAAACTTCCTGGTGAAACTGCCGAACAGCGGCGAACTGATGAGCCGCTTCCACCACCGGGTCTTCGATCCGGGTAGCATGTACTTTGGGTCGGAAGATACCGAACTTCCCAACCTGGAGACGTGTCTGAAGAGGGCGGGGATCGGCGGGGAAGTCACCCACAACGCCTGCGAGGACGCCTACCAAGTCATCCAGGTCATCCGTGCCTGGGTGAAGGAGAAGGGCTGGGAGAGCGAGTGAACCGCATCTACCGTTTCCTGCACATGCTGACCCACTGGCACTGGCATCCGGTGAACGGGGACGAGTACCTGTGGTGCGGTTGGTGCGGAAAATGTTGGAAGAAGTAACGTAATACAACTAGATATTTGCGTCCGTCTTCAGCCGCAGAGCAGAAGGTTACGACTGTCCGCACGGATGTCGTATCGTGAACTGCGGAGGACTCCTGTTAGTAGCGGGTTCCTGATGATCTTCGGGTCAAGGAACAAACGGGACCAATAAGCGAAAGCTGCAAAAAGGTCTAGGTATTACTTTGTTGGTATACCTAGACCTTTTTTGTTTGGAGAACGTCATGAAGGAAGTGTTCGTCCGGTCCAAAGGCCACGCCGCCATGTTCGAGAGCGACGTGCCGTTCGCTGCCATCAGCGTTTCGACCAACGCCGGTGAGTGGCCCGTCATCAGTGAAAACAACCGGGTCGCCCTGCTCCAACTGAGCTTCGCCGACCGGGATATGGTTCGGGAGGCCACGCCGGAAGTGATCGAGAAGTACGACCTGTTCCGCCCGGAGCAGGCCAAGCAGATTCTCGACTTCATCGGCGAGAATTGGGACAAGGTGGAAGCCTTCCTGGTTCACTGCGAGGCGGGGATCAGCCGTAGCCCGGCCATCGCTGCGGCGATTACCAAGATCGCCGGGGGCGACGACGCCTACTACTTCCGGCACTACTCGCCGAACCGCTACGTCTACAAGACGCTCCTTGAGGCCCACTTCGGCCCGATGGTTCAGTAAGAAAAATTCTGAAACAAAATCGCAGGGTCGTGCATCTAATATATTAGCCGATGCGGCGTTGGCTGGTCGGCTAATACCATGTGCAAAAGCAATGGAGGTAATATGACTAAGAATGCACTTGCGCTCCGCAATGGAGATGTTTCACTACTTCCCTCTCGGGATCAATTCTTCCGTCCTTTCGAGGACACCTTCAATCGGTTCTTTGACGACTTCTTCGGCGACCGCCAGTTAGGCAGCATGGTCAAAGGCCAGGGGCGATACCCCAAACTCGACGTAATGTACAAAGACAACAAATGGCTGGTCGAGTTAGCCTGCCCCGGCGCAACCCCGGACGACGTGGAAGTCCGGGTCGTACCCGACAAGAGCGGGGCGAAGTACGTCAAGATCAGCGGCCGGATGTCCGACGAGTACGCCCACGAAGACGCCACCTATTACGTTAAGGAGTTGTCGAGATCGTCGTGGGAACGACTGGTCCGACTGCCGGAGAACGTGGTCCGGGACGAGCCGGACGCACTGCTGAAAGACGGCGTGCTGCGGCTGACATGGGAGACGACAGTTAAGAAAGACCCAGAGGCGAAGGTAGTCAAGATTCGCACTGAGTAAACAAAGACGCCCCGGAACTCCGGGGCGTTTCTTATATACCTCATGCCCATTTGCCGACAGCGAAAACTCGCCTTCGTCCACATCCCGAAGACCGGCGGAATCACTATCGAGTCCGTGTTCGGTTTCGGGAGGACGGAGGCGGACTTGTTCGGCGAGATGGACGGGCTGGAACTCGCCCACCTGACCGCCCAACAGATGATGAAATACGTCCCGGACTTCCGGGACTACTTCTCGTTCGCCATCGTTCGCAACCCGTGGGAGCGGCTGGTTTCGGAATACGCTTGGCGGGCCGGGAATACGTCGGACACTCGGGCGTTCGACGTGCTGGGATTGAAAAAGCCCACTTTCGAGAAGTTCGTCCGCTGCCTCGGCGACATCGACTTCGGCAACTACTCCCAGCCGCAGGTCAACCACCTGTACCCTCAGTCCTGTTTCACGCACGTCGGCGGCGAGCAGGTCGTCACGCACATCGGACGGTTCGAGCAGTTCGAGGCGTCCATCAACGAGATCAGGCAGAAGTTGGGAATGGACTTGGTGACGATCCCCAAGTTAAACAAATCCAGCCACCGACACTACAGTTACTACTACACGCACAAGACAAAAGAGATCGTAGAAAGTGTTTACCGGGATGACATCAAGCTCTATGGATACACTTACGAAAGAGATTCATCGCCGTTTCAGCAGTCACCACCTGACGAGCCGAGTCGTCCTGCCCAACGCACGGCTTCCCGGTCCCGAGTATTTGGCTAGTCCGCACTTCGCCTCGACCAACCACCTGCCATTCTTCTACATCGCCGGGGCTGTACTTAGTAAAGCCCGGACGGTGTTCTGTCTCGACCCGGACTACGGCCTGGAGTTGGCGGCGTTTCTGCGGGGGTGCAGTGCCGACCGGGTGTTGGCCTCGGGTAAAACACAGTTCTCCTACCCGGAGAAGAACGTGCGGCAGGTGGGTCGTTCCCTGGAAATGAGCGAGACGCTTCCCGAAGGTCCGTTCGATGTCGCTCTTATACTAGGACAGCGAGACTGGCCGGAGTCCAGGGACTTGTTATTAAACATCTGGGACAGGATGTCTGACAAATCCCTAATAATCGTTGACTATATACAAGCCGAACCAGTCGGTCGTGGCTGGGCGGACTTGGAGGCGGTCACGAACCGCCCCGGCGTCGTCTTCCCTACACGCTACGGAACCGGCGTAATGATGAGGTAACAGTAACATGGCATACGAATTGACGTACTTCTACCACGAGAAGAAGCCGGAGGGCGGCTACAACACGGAGGAGAAGAAAGAACTCAAAAAGAAGATCGGCAACGGCTTCGAGGACGTTTCCCTGGAGTCGGTCGCCTCGGCGATCATCAAACAACTGGCCCGCCGGGACATCTGGGTCGTGGACGTTGAAGTCAACGAGTACACGAAGAAGAAGGTGTCCTTCAAGGAGTCCAACGACGGCAGCGGGATCGTGTTGAAGAATAAGAAGTTCTCGCTCGACCACTCGTCCGCCCTGGTCGCTACCGACCTGAGCGTTGACGTGGTTGACGAAGTACCGGCCGCACCAGCCCCGGCCACGAACGGCGTGAACCTCGTGCATGCGTTGCAGAAGAAGACGGCCGGTAAGCCGGGCGGGGTGAACCTCGTCGAGCCGCCGGTGAACCCGAATAGAGTAATCTTCTGGGCCACCTTCGAGCCGCACCCGTTCACCCAGGAGGCCCGGAGCAAGGGCTTGAAATTCACCGTAGGAAAACGTTATCCTGTACACCGCCAAACCGAAGGGGAACTCGGCAACACCTTCCACATGACCGACGACACGAAGAAGATCGTTAAGGTCGATGAGAAATACTTCTCCGTGGCGGGTGCCGGGTTGGTCGGGGACGACGAGGTTGAGGGCGGCTTCAGCCAGCAGACCAGCGGCGAACCCGAGCCGAAGCTGGCCTACTGGAGCCACATGAAGGGCGGCGATGCGGGCGGCGGCGTGCCGCAGCTTCGTGGCAACGGCAAGTCCCTCAAGAACATCCCCGAAGAGTACAAGAACATTCCGCTGGACGACGGGTCGATCCCCGACTCGTACTTCAACGTCCCGGACATCCGAAAGAAGAAGTAATGAAAGTTGCTTTTGACATTGGCGGGGTACTTTCTAAGTACCCCGTTTTGTTTAGAAAGTTCTGCAAGACCCTTCAGAGCGGCAGCATCGAAGTGTATGTCATCACCGACATGCACGACCGGGAGAAGACCCTGGCGATGCTGAAGGACAACGGCTTCGGGTTCATCCCCGAGGAACGAGTCCTCAACAGCGACTACGCCAAGTACGGCGACATGTGTAAAGCGGTGCTGCTCAAGGAACACGCCATCGACATGTTGATCGACGACTTCCCCGGCTACGTCCAGTGGGACTCGTCGTTCGGCCCGGCACCCGTCCGGCTCTTATCACAACCCGACCCATTCAAACCCTACTGGTCCGAAGATTGGAAAACCGATCCGAAGGATGGCGACTTCGGCCGTCGGGTTTTCACTAAGGACACAGCATGCAGCGACTAGAAGAAGAAACCGCCATCGCCATGATGGGCATCCTCTCCACGTCCAAAGACGAAGAGTTCAAGAACAGACTCAACCAATCACTGAAGACGGCGGCTGGTGCCCGGAAGGGCTTGTACGCCATGTCGGCGGCGTGGTACGGCACCGAACTCCCGGCCGAGATGCGGGAGGCGTTGCATGAGACGTTCGGGACGGAGTTCCTTTACCAGCGGAACGTCCTATCGACCTGCGGGACGTGGATCGAGTTGAACGTCCTGTGCGGGGCGATGCCGGATGAATTCTTGAACAACTTCTTCCATTTTGATATTAAGGAACGTGCGGAGGAAGTCGGGGTGACGGTTGCCGAAGTCGAGGACTTCATCCGGGATAGCTACCGGGGCGTCACCGAGGACGGCGACTACCTGTTCGAGTTTAGCGACGAGGAGAACGGGTTCCGGTATCTGACGGTCCTCGGCGTCGGCGGGTTCGGCGGCGACGGGAAGTACAAGAAGGTCTACGCCGACATGAGTACGTTCGGCGTCGAGAACATCAGGAACATTTTGTTCCGAAACACACAAGGAGAAAGCAATGGCTCAGGAACGTAGAAAACTCCAGAAGCGTAAGGAGCGGGAAGACAAGGCAAAGAAGGCCAAGCTCTACCGGGCGAAGGAAGCCGCAGCCAAGCGTCAGGAGGAGAAGGCCAAGCTGCAAACGCTAGAGGCCAAGAAGAAGATCATGAAGGAAGAGGCCCGGCTGCGGGCGATGGCCGAGGCGATCTACGACAAGCTGCCGGAGGAAACCCGCAAGAAGTTGGAACACAACATCCAGATTCTCCGGGCACTCGAAGAGGAGCATGCGAAGGAGCAGGCCGAGAAGGCGAAGCTGAACTCGGAACTGGAGGGCCAGGGTGCCGAGGATTTGCAGTCGAAAATGAGTTTGCTAACAAAGGCGGCAAACGCCGTGGGGTCGGTCGGCGGCGAGGCGGAATACAGCTTCAAAGTTAATGAACCTGTTGTGGAAGAAATTCCCGAGCAAGCCTAAAGTTCCTTGACCCCGCCTCCGATAAGAGATATAACACTAAACGTTGTTAACCAACGAGTGACAACAGAGACAACTTTAACCAAACGGAGTTTACTATGAGCGATTTCGGCGTACTTGACCTGGAAGAGATGATGGGCGAAGGCACCCGGCTGGCAGGCAGCGAGGGTGGCGAGGGCGGCGGCGGCAACTGGCTCGACATGTTCGTGCCGATGCCGGAAGTCAAGCCGGGTTCGACCGGCAGCGTGACCCTGCGAATCCTTCCCCCGGTGAAGGGTGGCAAGCTGTTCCAGTTCACCCGCTTGCACTTGATTAACGAGCGCAAGTACCACTGCCCGAAGCCGCTGGTCAACGGCAAGTGGGACAAGAACACCCCCTGCCCGATCTGCGACTACTACAACGCCCTCTGGCGTGAGATCGACAAGCTGGAAGACAAGGGCGACAAGGAGCGGGCAGAGGAACTGAAGCGGGAAGCTCGGTCCATCAAGCCCATCGAGCGGTACTACTACAACGCCATCGTTCGTGAACTCCGTTCCGAGAAGGGCGTCGAGAAGAACGTCGGACCCCGCATCCTCAGCGTCGGCAAGATTCTGCACAAGATGATTGTGCGGGCCATCGTCGGCGACGAGAACGAGAAGGCTCTGGGTGACGTGACTCACCCGAAGACCGGGTACGACTTCGTGATTCGCAAGGAGTTGCGAGGTACGGGCAAGGATGCCTTCCCGAACTACGACCGTTCGAGCTTCGCTCGTGAAACCTCCCCGCTGGGGACGGCTGACGAGATCGCCAAGTGGCAAGCCAACCTGCACGACCTGACCAAGCTGCGGACCCTGAAGGGCGTCGATGAACTCGAAACCCAACTGGCGATCCACCGTGGCCTGATCCCGGACACGGCAGAGCAGGGCTGGAGCATCGACCAGTTCGATGCGAAGTACAAGGGCGGCAACAAGACGACTGTCGCCACCGGCGGGAGCGTCGGTAAGCCGAGCGGTGGCAGCACCCCGGCAGTGAACGTGGAGGATGTGGTCGGCAACTTCGAGGCACCCGCTGCCCCGACCCCGACCGACGTGCCTCTGGACATGGACGAGTTCACGAAGGAACTTCAGGAGATGGAAGGCAAGTAAGCCTCCACTCCAACAGCAACACACGGGGGCCAGGAACAAGCTACTGGCTATGTTCCTGGCCCCCGTTGTCTATATGCGTCACTAACCACTTTACCAACTAGAGGGAACTTATGGCTAAGAAGAAGAAAGACGAATTGAACGCAGACGACGCTCTGTTTGAGGCACTTGCCGAAGCTACGGACGGCGACATTCTCGGCAAGATGGACTCAGTGAAGTATTTCGTGGACACCGGCTCGCTCGCAGTGAACTTCATCTGCTCGGGCAAGTTCATTTCCGGTGGCGTCCCCGGTGGCAAGATCACCGAAATCTACGGGGCGTCCTCCTCCGGTAAGTCGCTCCTCGCAGCGAACATCCTCCACGGCTGCCAGAAGCTCAGCGGCTTCCCGATCATCCTCGACTGTGAAAACGCCACCAACGGTGAGTTCATGGCGAAGACATCGCACCTGAACCTGAACCGGGTCATCCGCTACACGCCGATGACACTGGAGCAGGCGTTCTTGAAGATGCTCAACGCCGCCAGGAAGATTCGGGAGAAGGTGAGTGTCGAAGTCCCCATCGTCTTCATCTACGACTCGATCTCGGTATCCCCGTGCGAGCGTGAACTGAAGGAAACCGAACTGCCGGAGAACTACAAGCCTTCCGACTGGAAGAAACTGGTGGGTCGCCAGGAGCAGCCGGGCGAGCGGGCGAAGGTGTGCAGCAAGGAGTTGCGTAAGCTCCAGGCCGTGATGGAAGAGATGAACATCACGCTGGTCGTGCTGAACCAGACCCGTGAGAAGATCGGCGTCATGTACGGCAACCCGGAGACGACGGCCGGTGGCGGTAACGCCCTCCCGTTCTACGCTTCGTGCCGCCTGCGGACCGCAACCCGGAAGAAGATCGAGAACAAGCGTCTCGAAACGTTCGCCGGTGTGAACATGCACGTCAAGAACGTGAAGAACCGCAGCTTCCGCCCGTTCGTCGAGAGCGAGGGGATCAAGCTGTACTTCGACACGGGCGTGAACCCGATCTCGGGCCTGTTGTCCTGCTTCATCAACGGCGACCGTGTGAAGCCTGGGAGCGGCGGCAACTACGAAGTGGCCGAGGCGTACCTGCCGGAGAACACGCCGAGCTACAAGTTCAAGGCGGCTCGGGCCAACAACGACGTACCGCTTCAGGTTCTCTACGACTGCCCGAAGCTGATCGACGCACGCTCGACCGAGGAAGTGAAGGAATACCTAGCCCCCTTCATGGACTCGATCACCAACTCCGAGAGCGACGACTTCGAAGAGAAGGCAGTGTCGTTCGACGTGGACGGCAACCCCATCGAGAGTGGCGGCGAAGAAGAGTAAAACGAAACGAGGGGCGGTTTCCCGCCCCTCGTCTTTTAGAACCCTTCTCGTGGGTCGTATTTGTACGGCACTTCTTCGACCGACTGTTTCACCATCCACTCCCCGACATGCCGGTCCAACAGCAGGTAGTTGTTGTTCTGGATCGTCGCCAAGTGAGCTTGGTTGCTCAAGTCCCTGATCGTCTCGTAGTCGATCTCGGCAATCATGTCCTGAATGATACGAACCGCCAGAGCATCCCGCTCGTAAGGGTCAGCCTCAGCAATTCGTTGATTGATTAAGTCCTCGTACATCTCGATGTCGGCTGCCGCCTGCATTAAGTAACAATTCTTACGACAGGTCGGGCCGGATGTAGGATGACATGTCGGGCACGACACAGTATCCGCCATTTTCGGTTTTGGTAACGATCTGACCCTGCGTCTTGAGCTTCTTGCGGACGGCGGTCATGTGGTTGCAGAGAGTTGAGTCGGACAAATCCATCCCGTCGAACTGTTCCCGGAGGGTCTTGAGAGAGACGACCTTCTTCGCCTGGAACTGCGACTCGATCCATTTCCTGACCGTCGCCGCCTCCTTTAAGATTACAGTTCGAGGCTTGGAGTCTTTCACGACGTTCTTCGGATATATTTCCTTAACCACCGTGGCCGTCACGTCCTGGTTGGCGTTGGCGTCACACAGGGCTTGGGCGAGTTCACCGAGTTCAAGCGGCTCCGTGTCCGCTTCCACTTCACTAAGCTCGGCACGAAACGTCTTAGCGTACTCAATTATGGAAGGTAGGTTTTTCTTGGACGTGAACAGCTTCCGTTTGTCCTTCGTCCGAATCATGATGAGGTTCTGGTTCATGTAAATCCCCCGAAAAGGTTTACCCTGTGTTATAGCAGGAAGTCCCTTGACAATCAATACTTTAAGCGAATATAAAGGGCAGTATGGATGATTTCGTAACATGCGACGTGAGTCGCCGGATCGGCGTCGAGATCGAGTTGAACACACCTACCGGAGAGATCAAGCCGCTCAAGAAGAATGAGGCACCCGAGGGTGCAGACTATGTAGGCGTCTTGGTTAATAAATCCACGGCAAAAAAGACCACCGTCCACGGCTGGCACTCGACCCACGACAACACCGGCTGGGTCATCAAACCCGACTCGTCCTGCGGCATCGAAGTCTGTTCGCCCATCGGCAAAGGCTGGGACCACATCGTCAGCATCGCCCAGGTCGCCGAGGACATCCGCACCTGCGGTAAGATCGGGGCGGACAGCCGGTGTTCGCTCCACGCCCACATCGACGCTCACGACCTGGACGACCGGCAACTGGCTTCGATCTTAGCCTACTGGATCAAGTGCGAGGCCGTCATCAACGACGCCTTCCCGTCCAAGCGAAAGCTCAACCGATACTGTCAGTACATCGGGATCAGCGACCTGTTCGACGCCCACGAGGAGTACAGTCCCTACGAGATCATCCGCCTGCTGTCCGGGGCGAAGTATTACTCAGTGAACACGTTCCACCTTCAGCGGGGCAACCGCCGGAGCTTCGAGGTTCGGTACGGCGAGAACGAGATGTGTACCGACGCCTTCTCGATGAAGAACTGGTTGCTGTTCGTCTTGCACTTCTGTCGCTGCGCCCTGGATGCGGGGTTGCCGTGGAGGCCGCAGCAGGGCGACGTGCAGACGGGCCTCTACTGGTTCGATCCGGTGGACATGTTCAAGTTCCTCCGCTGGGACAACCCGGACATCCTGAGTCCTTCACTGAGGCAAGTCCGGCGATGGTACTTGGGACGACTGTCGGAATACACGATAGACACGGGGCTGCCGGGGATTTGGTCATACGAAGCGAGGAGAATTGCTTACGAACAGGTGCTAGATATGCTGGGCCAGGAGAAGTTGGAGCCGGGCCTGTACAAGCCGACCGAGGGCGAACTATTCGGGAAGGAATACTTGTTCTAATGAAACTACAAGAAGAAGTTGAGTCGATGCGGCGGATGTCCACGATGCTCAGCCGCTACTCGTACCCGGTGAAAGACCTGAAGGACGAGATCGACATCTACCCACTCAAGACACGCACACTGACGGTGGACGGCTACGAAGTCATCGCCCACCTGAACATAGCCGAGTACGGCCGGTTCAACATCGAGATTTTACAACTCGAATCGGCCCGCTCGATCTACCTGCCGATGCACCTTTTGGTGAAGCTCGGCAAGCTATTCCTGGGTAGCGAGGAAGTCTGCTACATCGAGTTCTACCGCAACAATCGGAAGGTGTACTGCTGGACGGTTAGGCGGAAGGGCGACACATGCCTGCCGCCGCTCGGGGAGATTTTACCCCGTGAATTCGAGGGGTTTTCGTTTTATGTCGCAAAACCTGAAACGAATTAAATCCGTTAACAGGGATACATATTCCCGTACAGACCAGTTACTTGCCGGGTCTGTTCTCTAACAAAAAAGAGGTAAGGATCATGCACAAGTCCAAGTCGAAGGCTCGCAAAATCCAGAAGCTACTTACCGACCATTTGCTGAACTGCGGGGTTATCGAACTCCGTCTGCCAGATGGTATCAACCTGGAAATCGGTATCACGAAGGAGGGCAAGGATGGCGTCGAAATCAGTGATGATTACTGCTTCGTGAAGGCAAGCCGAGATCACAGTTCCACCCTACTCGACACGCATGTCGTGTCCATGCAGTACGAAGATTCCCGGAACAGCGTCATTTGTCTGGACAACACCTACACCGACGACGGCACCGCCGTCAAACGGGTTGAGGTTGTCTAACTTTTGATTCGAAACACACCCCCGAAGTGTTGACTAAGGTCGCTTCCCCGTCCAGGGAGAGTTGGTAAATGTGGGTTCCCACAAGCACGCCGCTCTCCCTGGGCAAAGTGAATTCGACCCAGATTTCGTATTGTCCCTTGCCAAGCGGCTCGAACTTGGTTATAGTCATCTTCGTGGTTGAGCCGGGAGGAGCGTCCTCCTGGGACACGACAGGAGCTTTGTAGTCTCTCGCATCGGCCAAGACACGCTTTAGGAACTGTGTCTTGTCGATCAGGTTAGCCCAATTGGCTAAGAAAAGAGCTTCAAGTTTCTGGGGATCGATCAGTCTCGTGTGCATAAGGAAGTGCCATGAAGAAGCAGGATTACCGGGCATCCGTAGTTGAGTTCGTCGCCACCCTTTCTGACGAAGAAGTTCGCTTCGTCGCAACCCGCCTCGGCGACCGCTACGCCGGTGACATGGCGGAAGCCCTGAACTACCTCAGCGGCAAGCCCGCTGTGGATGTCATCCTCGGCTCGGCTGCGAACGCCGACGAGTTCTTCGACTACTGCGACGGCATCCGTGAGGTTGCCTACAAGGAGATCAAGCGGCGGGCCGCAACGCTCGTCGCCGCAGGGGAGTTCGACCCCCGGCAGAACAAGCACCAGGGCGGCGACCGCCCGCCCCGCCAGTTCCACGACGGCCCCCGTCCGCCCCGCCAGCACAACGGCGGCGGGCACCAGGGCGGCGACCGGCCGTACAAGACCTACCAGAAGCGGGGGCCGAATCCGCAGTCGAACTAACTCTCCGGCTCGACACGTCACGGAGTTAGATGAACAGGGTGGCTTCGGCCACCCTGTTTGTTTTCCTACCCACCTTTGCTATACTAGGCCAACTCAAGGAGGAGAAGATGCCACAAGTCATTCGCATTGAAGACCAGAACGAACTCGTCCCGACTGCCAACTACCCGCACGCCAAGTGGAAGTTCGAGAAGTTCAACCCGGTCCAGAGCCGGTTGTTCGAAATCTACAACACCGATGCGAACGCCACCATCGCCGCCAGCACGGCTGCCGGTAAGACGGTTTCGAGCGAAATCTTCGCCGCCTACGAGATCAGGAAGAACAAGAAGAAGATGCTCTACATCGGGCCGCTCAAGTCGCTGGTGAAGGAGAAGCACCAGGACTGGACGAAGCCCGACTACCACTTCGGCGACCTGAAGGTGTCGATCTGCTCGGGCGACTTCCGGTTGACCAACAACCGCATCAAGGAACTGGAAGCGGCCGACATCATCGTCATGACGCCAGAGATGTTGGCGAGCCGCTGCCGCAACCACAAGAGCGAGAAGTCGCAGTTCCTCCACCATATCGGCTGCGTCGTCTTCGACGAGTCCCACCTGCTCGGCGTGCCGAGCCGGGGCGACCATATCGAGATCGCACTGATGAAGCTGACGGAGATCAACCCGGACTGCCGGGTCATTCTCCTGTCGGCCACGCTCCCCAACGTCCCCGAAGTCTGCGGCTGGGTCAGTAAGCTCACCGGCCGGGACACCTACTACCTGGAGTCCAAGTACCGCCCCTGCCCGCTGCACATTCACTACGAGAAGTATTACGACGGCGGGAAGAAGTACGAGGACAAGGAGACGGAGAAGGTCGGAGCGGCCGTCGGGATCGTGAACTACTACAGCGACGACAAGTTCCTCGTGTTCGTACACACCAAGAGGACCGGCCAGTTGGTTCTCGCCGCCCTGAAGCGGCAGGGGATCGACGCCGAGTTCCACAACGCCGACCTGGACGCCGCCAAGCGGGACGCATTGGAGAAGAAGTTCAAGGAAGACCCGAAGTTCCGCTGCGTCGTCGCCACGTCCACCCTGGCCTGGGGTGTTAACCTACCGAGCCGCCGGGTCGTGATCGTCGGCGTGGACCGTGGCCTGACGCCGGTCGAGAACTACGACATCTGGCAGATGGCGGGCCGGGCCGGTCGTCCGGCGTTCGACCCTCGGGGCGACGTGTACATCCTCGTGCCGGAGAGTGCGGAGAAGGAAGTCATCGCCCGGTTGAACAAGAAGACGCCGATCCGCTCGCAGTTGCTCGACGACTTCGGCGGGCACCACAAGACGCTGGCCTTCCATATCGTGTCGGAGATTCACCACGGGAACGTGAAGACGAAGGAGGGGTTCCACGAGTGGTTCGCCCGGAGCTTCGCCGCCCACCAGAACCAGGATTTCAGTGACGCCGAGCTTGACCGGCTGATCGACCTGCTGGTGAAGTGTAAGACGGTGAAGATCGAGAACGACGAGTACAAGGTGACGATGACCGGCACCGTAGCGTCGATGTTCTACTTCTCCCCGTTCGACGTGGCCGACCTGAACAGCAACTTCAAGAGGCTGTTCGAGAACCATTGGGAGAAGGACGACTACCGGCTGGCCGTCGCCCTCGCCGATATCGACAGCAACCGCTGGGGCATCGTGAACAAGAACGAGCGGGCCGAGATGCTGAAGTTCCAGATGAAGATCGAGCAACTGTACGGCAAGGGCACGGTCAAGGAGTCGGCGATCAAGGCGGCGTTCGGCTACCACAACCTCATGACCGGCCAGGACAACGCCGTGTTCGGGGCACTCCAGGCCGGGCTACGGGCCGACTCGGAGCGGACGATTGAGGTACTGAACGCCATCGACACGATGAGTGCGAAGTGGAACGAGGGCGACTACTTCAACACCGTCCGGCTGCGGCTCACCTACGGCGTCCGGGCCGAACTGGTTGACCTGTGCCGCATCCCGAACGTCGGCAAGGTCCGGGCCGAGCGGCTGTTCGCCGTCGGCGTGCGGAACATGCAGGACTTCGTTAACACGCCCGCCGAGAAGCTGTCGCTGGCGATGAACCTCACCGTCGATAAGGCGAAGGAGAGCCAGGACGCCGCCCGTCAGATCAAGATGAAAGAGATGATGGGTTAACCCAAGATGTCCTTGAGCGGTGTCCCGAAGAACCCTTCGGGATACTGCACTTTCACCGTGCCGTTCCCGTTGGTCTTCTGCCCGTTCTCGTCCTCAGTCCAGAACCGCACTTCCTTGATGTCGTTGAAGTCGGACCACTCGCCCGTCTTCGGGTCTTGAAACTGCTGCTCGAAGAAGCACGGGTCGTTCGCACTGACGGGGAGCTTGATCCGCTCCCCTTCGTGCAGGATGACCACGTTGCACCGCTCGTTGACCGGATCGAAGAGACGGCAGTTCTTACAGATGTGTTCGATTTTCTTCTTTTTCATGACGCACTTCCTTTACTTAACTAATGGTACTACATTCGGAGGCCGAAATGCAATACACTGCTACCTTGATGGGTATCTATAGCTGTAAGGTAATTATCGAGGCATCCTCTCCCCAGGAAGCCGAAGAAAAGCTGCTCAACGCCAAGTCCGCTGCCGACTTCACCCGGTTCGGGAACAAGCTCGAATTCGTGAAGACAGATTCGGTGGAGGACATTTTCCCTAGTGAAGTGGAGATCGACTGATGTTAATCAACGTGAATACGATTGAGGCCGTCCGCAAGGCCATCGCCCTCAACGAGTTGGTTGTGGTAGACGTGTACGCAACGTGGTGCCCGCCGTGCAAAGCGCTGGCACCTATTCTTGAACAAGTCGCCGATTTGTGCTACATTGTGAAAGTGAACAACGACGAGGTTCCCGACGCTGCCGTGGAGTTCAACGTAGGCGGACTCCCGACCCTTCTGTTCTTTAAGAACGGGCAGTTGTTGGACCGAGTTCTCGGCTTGATTAGCCGTGAGGCTTTAGAAGCCAAAATTAACCAACTTAAGTAACCCAGGAGGCAAGGATGCCGGTAGGAACATACCAGAGCGGGGCGAACACCCATTCGCACTTCAACAGCGCTCGCCACAAGGCGTTCGACGGGATGGGCAAGCAAAATGCCGTCGAGTTCTTGGAGGGCGACGGGTGGAATGTGGAGAAGAACGACGAGGACGCCAAAGGGCGGGTGTTGTACACGAACACCGATCTCGTCGCCTCGAAGCCGACCGGCGAACTCTTCTTCTTCGAGGCCGAAGTCAAGCGGGACAAATACTGGAGCTACATCTACCAGGGCGTAGACATTCCGACCCGGAAGGCGAAGTACCACCGGGAGGGCGTGGACGCCGCCATCATGATGAGCAACGAGAGCAACACGGCGATGCTGGAAATCCCGCTGAAGCTCATCGCCCTCGCCTGCGAAGACTGCGGCGAAGAGTACAAGGGGGACTTCGGGGCGAAGTCCTCGACCGGCTTCGTGATGCCCGCCCACGGCTGTCACCGGGTCATGAAGCCCTGCCGGGACCGCTACAACGGCAGCACCGTCGAGACGTTCGCCCGCATCCCGTACAAGTACATCAAGCACTACGTCAAGAAGGACGGGGCTTGGGTGCTTCACAAAGACGCACAACCCATTTCCTAACTCTCAAGGAGGAGAGCTATGCACCTGATCGGAGTCGCCTCGCAGGCACAGCACGGTAAGGACACCCTCGCCAACTATCTTGCCCAGGCTTTGAACAAGCCTGTTTACTACGACAAGCCCGGTAGCAAGATTCATTGGAAGCGGGACGCCTTCGCCAACAACGTCAAGCGGATATACTGCGAGACGTTCAACAAGGACATGGAGTTCGTCGAGAAGTGGAAGGTGATCCCTGAAGTGCCGCCCGGCATGGACATGACCGTCCGCCGGGCGTTACAGTTCATCGGGGACGGCTTCCGCCAGATTCAGGGTGACATCTGGATCGACCTGATGTTCCGTAAGGACGAGCCGAAGATCATCTCCGACATTCGTTACATCAACGAGTTGAAGGCGATCAAGAACCGGGGCGGGTTCACGATCCTGGTGGCACGGGCCGACAAGCTGAACGACGACCCGAACGGGTCGGAGGCTCAGATCAGGCCGCTCGTCACCTACGCCCTGGGGATGAACCCGGAGCGTCCCGAGGCGATGGACTTCGTGGACGCCATCGTGTTAAACAACGGAACGGTCGAGGAATTGTACGCCCAGGGGGACAATTTGATTCCTCAGATACTCAACTATTTCCGTCTCTAAGAGCAATAAGGAACATATGCCAAAAGAAGAAGTCGTCAAGAAATACGCCCCGCTGGTTGAGGAACTGGCGGGGAACATCGCCACCGGCCCGGAAACCGTCTACGTCAAGGGCGAATACTTCGGGTACTTCCTGAACAAGCTGGTCAAGGGCTACGCCCAGGCACTCGACGCCGCCCAGCCGTCGTTCAACTCGATCCTCTTCAATGAGGCGAAGCGGAAGGCAATCACCCAACTCACCGAGAAGCTGCAAGTCTTCGTCAACACCGGCGATCCGATGCAAGCCGCCGACGAGTTGAACTACGTCGTGAACGAGGTTTACCGGCAGGTCGTCGGCCACCTGGACACCCAGGTCACGTCGGCCGTCGCCCTGTACTTCCTCGGCGTCGTAGAGACGGTGAAGAACAACCTGCGGGACGCCAAGTTCGACAACCCGGCATCCCCGGCTCTGCGGGCCACCACCCTGCGGCGGTACTCCCTGGCCGTCGGCGTCCTCGGGCAGTTGACCTGCACCCTGGCCTGCCGCACTTCGGGGTGCTGCGGTGAGTGAGTTCATTAAGAACGAGTCCATGAAGTTCGTCCCGAAAAGCTGGGGCTGGGAACTGTGGATCGTCAACAACGAGAAATACTGCGGGAAGATTTTGTTCGTGAAGCGGGGGCAGTTCCTCAGCTACCACTACCACAAGATCAAGGATGAGGTTCTATACATCCAGTCCGGCCGTGCCCGCTTCGTGATCTCCGACCACGAGGACGGCCGTGACCCGAGCGAAGTGTTCATGGACGAGGGGCAGGCGTACCACGTCACGACGGGGTGCCCGCACCAGATCGAGGCGTTGCGGGACTTGACGATCATCGAGTTCAGCACCCAGCACTTCGACTCGGACAGTATCCGCCTTTCACCGAGTAAAGGTGACGGCGGACAACGAATCGAAGTAATGCCACCACCGCACCCGTTCGAGAACCTGTTCGATGCGGCTCCGAACTGCGTGCCAGAATCGAGATACTGCTAATGCGTAACCACTGGCTGAAGCTTCACCGGCTGCGTGAAGCGAAGAGAAACTGCGAGGTTCACCTGTTCAGCGGGATGAAGACCCAAGACATTGTGGCAATCCTGCCGTTCGCCGACCACATCGCATTCAAGCCGGACGAGTTGACCAGCGTGTCGGGCTTCATCATCATGCACAAGGGGAAGGACGTGATGTATCACTACTTCGCCCATACGTTCGTGATGAAGAAGGGCGAAGTGCTGAACCTCGACTTGAGTAAGATCACGTTCCGGGTTTAACCTTCGTTAAGCTGCCGCTTGATCTTAGTCTTCAGCTTGCCGATGCCGACTTCGGTCAGCACCATGAACTTCCAACCGAGCTTTTCTGCATGGGCGTCCATCGACGCCCATTTGCATTTGTTCTTCTCCAAGTCCGTCTGCTTGGCGGGCTTGATCTCCCAGATTTCGGTCGCCCCGTCGATGAAGCAAACCTTCAGGTCAGGGATGTAGTCGTGCCACTCGCCCCGGTAGGTGTATGGCACCTTGAACGGTTCGACGTAGAACGCCGCCACGTCCTTGTCCGAGTCCAGTAGTTCGTAAACCTCGCACTCGTACCCGGAGCGGTAGTGGAGCGGGGCGTTCATCTTGGACGACATGTAAGTGCCGTCACGCACCTTCGGCTTGCGGGCCTTTCTCTTACCCTTCGAGTCGAAGTCGAACCAGACGGTGACGGTGTGTTGCACATCGCTCGGCATGACCCGGTTCGGGTGCTTGGCCTTGTAGTGGGCCTTCATGTCCCGGACGGGTGCCTCGCAGGCCGGACACTTGATCCATTCCCGGCCCTCGTCGTGTTTATCGTAGATGTGCCCCTTGTACTCGTCGTAGGAGGGGAAGAGTTCCCCGCATACGAAACAAGCCCATTTGCGAACATCCTTGCTTCCTGGCTTTTCGAACATTACTCTCCCGGCCCTTGTAGATTCTGGACGAACCGCACGGCGTTCTTGATCTTGGTGTCGAGGCCGAGGGTGAGGATTTCCACGATCTCGTAAAGCTGCTTGGTCAAGCTCTCCCGGTTGGTGTGGGACAGCGGCCCGTCTTGGAGCGTGACCTGGGACACGTTGTCCTTCTTGGCGTCGAGGATGTACTTGTACGACACGTTGCCCACCTGGGACTTCGTGATGGTGAACTCCCAATTGATCGTGGCGGCAGCGGGATCGACGCACTCGCTCGGCTGCTGCTCGGTGGACTTGAACTGCGTGTTGCCCAGGGCGCTCCAGGTGAGTGCCCGGCTCTTGGTCTTCTCGATCAGTTCCCGTACCAACGCTTCGTTGTACAGGTCTTGTAGGTCAAGCAGTGATGGCATATTTATTCTCCCTCGATCTCGACGGCGATGTGCATGTGTCCGTCGAAGTCGTCAGTGGCTTGCTTGTTAAGGATGGCAAAAGCCTTGTCCTTGTCGATCACCTTCGCTTTCTTAATGTCGTCTTCACTGACGACACGCTGACCGGCGTTGCCTGTAACAACCCCGGTCAGGTTGTACATAGTGAACGAGGCGTCTTTCGTGGTGTCTTCGTCCGGCTTCTTCAAGCTGGCGAACATGATCCGGCTGCCCTCGCCCCCGGCGAGGACTTCCTTGCCGAGTTGGAGGAACATGACGAAGTTGGGATTGTCCACCAGATTGCGAAGGTTCTCTTCCCGGCGGTGCGGTCCGATAGACTCGTCCCAGGTATCCATCAAGTCACGGAAGTCAGAAAAACCGGGTGATTGCACAGTTGCCTCTGAATGACGGGGACTACACCATATATAACATCATGAACTGGACTTTTCGGCGATTCATGGAACAAGGCGAGGCCGCACCCACGGCGGGTGCCGCCCCGGCCTCACCGGACAATCCGGGCAAGAAGAACGACGCCTCCGTTGGCGACATGGAACTCGACATCAGCAAGGATGACCGGGACACCGTTGACCAACAGGGGGAGTTCATTACGTCCCTGAAGCCGCTCTACTTCAAGAGCCACGGCATCAAGGCCGCACCGCCGATCTTCCTCCAGGTTCTCCAGAAGTACGACGACGGCAGTGCCCGAGTCAAGATCATGTACTCGTTGTGCAACAAGCGGAAGCTGCGGACATCCGAGGGCGAACCCCTCCAGATCGCCCCGCAAGACCAGGAAGCCTTCCTGTCCCGTCAGGAGTTGGATGACATCCGGCTCGGTGCCTTCGATCAATCAGCCGCCGGTGGCGGCATGGGTGGGGCTATGGGCGGGATGCCGCCTCCACCGGGAGGTTTGGTATGATGTCATTCAAGAAGTGGTTCTTAGCTCAAGAAACGATGACCAGCACCGGCTGCGTGGCCGGGTTCAGCCGCCCGATTGGGATCGGCATGGTTCGGCGGAAGAAGGTGCCGAACATTGTGACGGGTCAGCCTCAAGTGAAAGAGAGTCGGAAACCGGCTCGGTAAGCACTTCCACCCTGTTCTTAGTCTCGATCCAGACGTGTGCCCCGCAGCTTAGCGGCTTGTCGGGGCTGTAGATCACCCTCGCAACCTCGTTACCGTGGTCGTCGTAAATGACGGCCTGATGGCCGTAGGTGTTCTCTTTGTACGTCTTGCATGTGATGACCGGGTTCCGGTTGCCCGTGATCCGGTTGCCCGTGATCCGGTTCTTTTTGATGGCATGTTGGTTAACGTGAATGACGGTCTTCATGGCAGCAGTGTACCATGAAGACCGTTCGTTTTACAACATGATTGGCATCTCGTTGTCGTGGATGCCCGTGTCGAGCGGCGTGTCGTCGAGTGCCGTGTACGGGTCGGCCCCCATGTGCGAGACTGCCTCGGCCTTCCGGCGGCAGTCCTTAGCCTTCTCCAGATTGTACCCGGCCCGATAACCGAAGTTGTCCATCTTGGAAGATGTCGGGCCGAGGATGTGAATCTGTCCAATGACCTGCTTCTTGCGCTTGCCATTGCAGTGCGGGCAGGCCACACCCTTGTACTTGCCCGTGGGGTCGTGTTTCTCCAGAGCTTCGAAATACTTCCCGCATTTCTTGCTGCTGCAAACGAAACAATACATCGGCATATCGTTAGTCCTTCTTTTTCTTTTCTTCCTCTTCCTCGTAGATGGCTTTCACGAGGTTCTTGAAGATTTTGTTGATGACTCGTGTCTTGTGGGCGGGGCTGCGGAACCACCAGAAGATATCCTGCTTTGCGACAGCCTGAGCCTGGGCCAATAACCGTTCCTTAAGCTGAGTGTGCATCAGGTCGATTTGCATCGCCACATCCTCGAAGTCCATGTCGATTACGATGCCACTCCCCTTTTCGTCATCCTCCTCGTCGTCGTTCTCGTCGAAACCGTAGCCTTCTTCATCTTCATCCTTATTCGGTTCTTCGTTGAAGTAGCGTTTCATCAAATACCTCTTATTGAACGGCGTTGTAGAGGGACACCATCTTTCGCCAGAGTTCGACAATCCGTAATTCGTTTACGGTGATATCTTCCGCCATGACGCTTGCCGCCGAGGAGAACGGACATCCCTTCTTGGTATCTATCCAGGTGCCGACCCCTTTGCGAATACTTACGAAAGTGCCTGGATTTGTGGCCTCTTTCGCCTCCTGTACGAAATGCACTTCGGATAAGCCCAGGTCGGCGAGCATGTAGGAGTTCACCAACTCCTTGATAACCGCCGCCGTCGCCTTCGGCACCCACAGGCAGTCCGGGCCAGCCCAACAGGCGTGACTCGGCAATGCTTCGAGTTGCTGGAGGGCCATGACGTGAGAGGTAATAACCAGCGTATCCCGGCCGTCCGGCAACAACCCTTCGGTGTTCGCCATCAGTAAAGCGTTCAGGATAGTCTCCTCCCGGTGGTCGGCCGGGTTAACGAAGCGGTGAGGTATCCGCATTCGTTTCATCCACTGGAAATACTGGAACCCGACTTCGAGGTTGCGGACGCAGACGACGGCGACTTTGGCTTCGGGCAGGTTCTTGTTGATTGAGTACCAGGACGAGAAGGCCAGCCAGTCTTGCGTCGGCTCGGTCAGGATCAGGACGTTGAGGTTTTCACCGAGAGAGTTCATCTTTCATTTCCTTGTACACCTTGTACTGTTGGGCCAGGAACTCGTCCGTCTGGGCCGGTGGCACCTTGTTGTTAAGCATTAGGTTCGGGCAGGTGTTCTTGACGCCGCACTGGAATTCCTCCCAATACAGGTCTAGTTGTTCGTCTCGTGTCATAGAAATGCCTCCTTCGTGCATAAATTAGTGTAACCATTGACAACGTGGTAATGACAAGTTAACATGGTTGTACTTGGCGGCACCCCGCCAGCGGTCCTCGGGAGCCGAGTGTTTCGTTTACGACATGTGTTGAAAGTTGTTTCTTAGGCCGGGTAAAGCCGGTGTATTCAGGATTGAGTTTTGATGGAGTCGTAACGAGCAATGAATCCCGTACCTTTTCCTTCCGCCCTCTACAACCTGCTGTTCCTCAGCACGGCCTGTCTGACCATCGGCATCGTCTGCATCGCCGCCTGTTGGATTATTTTAGACCTGATGGACACTAGAAAAAAGGACTAGCGTTTGCTAAGATGCCTCCTTCGCCACCCGTGAAAGGAGTCACACGATGCACGACGTTCTGTCCAATGTTCCGAATCTCCAGATCAACGTACTCGACAAGGGGTTCGTTAAGCTCATCGACTCGATGCCCCGTCTTGTGCCCGAAACCCAGAAGACGGCCGACGCCGCCATCACCCAAGCCGCCCGTGTCTCCTACGGCGACGGCACCAAGTCCGTTAGTGAAGACCGTGGCCTGATCCGCTACCTCTACCGCCACACCCACACCACCCCGTTCGAGATGGTGGAGTTCAAGTTCCACTGTAAGATGCCGATCTTCGTGGCCCGGCAGTGGATTCGCCACCGCACCGCCAACGTGAACGAATACAGCGGCCGGTACTCCATCATGAAGGACGAGTTCTACTACCCGGAAGAGGACAACATCCGCCAGCAGTCCAAGAACAACAAGCAGGGCGGCGACAAGGTGATGGAAGCCGTCGAAGCCCAGGAGTTCCTGGCGAAGCTCGACGAGGCGTGCCGGGGTGCCTATAACCTCTACACCGAGTTCGCCGACAAGGGCATGGCCCGTGAGCAGGTGCGGATGATTCTGCCCGTCAACCTATACACCGAATGGTACTGGAAAATCGACTTACACAACCTGTTCCACTTCCTCGGCCTCCGCTGCGACACCCACGCCCAATGGGAAATCCGGGTGTTCGCCGACGCCATGCTGGAACTCATCACCCCCATCGTCCCGTGGGCCGTCGAAGCCTGGAACGACTACCACGATCACCGTGGGGCTGTGAAGCTCACCCGCCTGGAGATCGAAGCCCTGCGGAAGACCATCTCGTATTGCGAAGTCCTTGACCGGGCTGCCGGTGGAAAGGTGAAGCTGATGCCACTAGATACTGATAACAAACGGGAGCAGGCCGAGTGGGTGGCGAAGGCAGCCAAGTTTGGCCTGAAGGAGTAAGATGGTTGGTCTACTGGACTACTGGTGGGTTGCGTTGCTGGTAGGTGCCGTCATCATGGCGATCACCTACGGCGTTAAGAAATATCACGAGAAGAAGCAGGCCGAGGCTCCGCTTCAGGCACAGTTCGTCGTCACCGGCTCGGTGCTGATCGGCTGTATCATGTTCATCTTCTCAGTCGTCGGGATCGTCTCCGCTATCCTCGGGATTCTCTCAGCAATCCTGAAGCTGATATGCTGGAAGCTCGGCATCTAACTTTCGAATCGAAACCCGGCTCCGGCCGGGTTTCTTTCTTTTACACTCTCCTATCTGCATGGAAGCCGTCACCAAATTTCTGTCCAAAAACCGAGAACGAGAAGTCAAAGTCCATTGCTACGGCGATGCGATGATTGACGAATACTACGACGTGAAGGTGAACCGGATCAGCCCCGAGTTCCCCATGCCGATCATGCACTCCCAGCCGGGACAGCCCGTTGTAAGACCGGGCGGTGCCGCCAACGTCGCCTACCAACTGAAACACTTCAACGTAGACGCCACACTGATCTCGTTCATTGACGAGCCGCTGGCGAACGTCCTCCGGCAACACCCGATGAGTTTCGTTGGCTCGCCGAACTTCTTAGGGCACGTCCCGGTCAAGCGGCGGTTCCTCGACGACGGCATCCAGGTCAGCCGGTGGGATACCGAGGCTAAGAACTACGGCCTGCCGGACCAGGAACTCTACTTCGCCCAACAGCGGCTTATGAACAACATCCCCGGACTGAATGAAGACCCGGACGTGGTGATCCTGTCCGACTACGGCAAGGGGTTCTTTAACGACGCCCAGGCATGGCTCGCCGAACTTGACGGGTTGATTACCATCGTGGACCCCAAGAACGGCCCTGTCGAGAAGTGGCGTGGCTGTAGCGTGTTCAAGCCGAACGCCAAAGAAGCCTACGAACTGAGCGGACTGACCGACTGGCGGAAGCAGTGTGAGTTCTTTGTTGAGAAACTAGGCTGCTGGGGCATCGTCATCACCCAGAGCGGCAACGGCTTCGTCGGGTACGAGGACGGCCGGTTCTTCGAGTACCGGGTGGATCACAAGTACAAGGTGGAGAGCGTGATCGGGGCGGGCGACTGCTTTGCGGCCATCCTCGGTGCGGCCATCGCCCAAGACCTGAGTCTGGAGGAAGCCGCTCAGGTAGCGTTCAAGGCGGGGTCGGCCTACGTCCAGAACCGGCACAACCGGCCGATCATCCCAGCGGAACTGGTGGACGGTAAGGTCGTCAACCCGGACGACCTATTGCACCACGACTTCAAGCTGGTCTTCACTAACGGCTGCTTCGACATCCTGCACCCTGGGCACGTCTCCATGCTGGAGTTCGCCAAGAGTAAGGGGGACAAGCTGGTGGTGGCGGTGAACTCAGACGAGAGCGTGCGGCGGTTGAAGGGACCGACGAGGCCGGTGAACGTTCTGGAAGATCGGATGGCGGTGTTAGAGGCGATGGAAGTGGTGGACTTCGTAGTGGCTTTTGAGGAGGACACGCCGATCAACGCAATCGAGCGAATCAAGCCAGACGTACTGGTCAAAGGGGCAGACTACACCGTAGATCAGATTGTCGGTCACGACCTTGTTCCCGAAGTACATCGTGCCCCTATCATTGACGGTAAGTCCACCACTTCCATCATCAATAAGGTCACTTCTTGACAGGGCAATGACCGTTCTTGCAGCAGTCGTCCTTGCAGCCGGTTGCGGCGGCGAAGACGAAAAGAGCCAGTAGAACCAGGGCAATCTTGCGCATTCGATCTTCTCCTTGTAGAATGAGACTCGGTATCTATTCAGTAACAGAGGATTATGGCTCGCCGGAAGAAGTTAATCGACAAACAAGTCAAGAAGAAAGTAGAAGGGAAATGCTACTTCTGCCCCGTCGATGACTACGCACTGCTCGACGTTCACCGCATCGTCGAGGGTGCGGATGGTGGTCAGTACACCGACCACAACACCATCGTCGTCTGCTCTCTGTGCCACCGCCGCATCCACGCCGGACAGATCAAGCCGTTGAGGAAGTATTTCTCGACAAGTGGCCGTTGGGTTCTTCATTTTGTCGATGAAGACGGCCAAGAAAAGTTCATGTGAAGGCTAGATAAAACCATGTTGCGATTCAAGACATGGTTCCTGCAAGAAGAGAACAACGCCGGGGTCATCACCGCCGGTCCGAACCCCACTGCGGACAAGCAGCAACTCGGCAAGCTTGTTCAGCAAGTCTCGATGGACCCGGCTATCGCCAACGTCGCAATCAACGCTGGCTCGAACAACCCACGGAAGACACAGCAAGACACCTTGAAGGCGGTCCAGCAGAGTCTCCAAAAGCAACCGAACAAAGGCGGTGCTAATCCGAACGCCAACATCACGGCGTTCGATGTCACCAATGCTGTCTTGAAGCAGACTGGTGCCAACGTCCCCCAGCTTGGAGCAACGGCGGGGTTCACCAACAGGAACTAATGATTACGTTTCGAGAATTCTTTAACCGGCGGGAACGGATGCCGATCAGCGGCCGGACAGTCACGACGAAGCCGCCGAGCATGGGCACGATGGGAGTCGTCAAGGACTTCAGCAAGTTCCTTCAGAAGCCGTCCATGAACCCGGAGAAGCCCGAAGCGGCCACGCCGGAGAAGGCACCACTACCGACCGAAGTCGGCCTGCGGCCCACAGACCGCACCATCGCCAAGAAGCCGACAGACTTCCTCCCTCGCAAGGGAAGCTCGTTCAAGAATTTCTAAACAGCACTACCTCATCTCATGAGGTATTTCAAACTCCACAACAAGGAACGGGGCGTAGACTTCAAGATGGCCCCGTTCGGCGTATGGAACACGTCCAATCCCACCGAAGCTAAAGAAATGCTCCTGGCTTGCCGGGAATACCTCCGAGCCATCGGCCTCGATAACGTCTGCGAGCAGGTTGTTTTACAAGACCTGGACACGGGCGAAGAATTGTCAGAAAATGCCTTGTAATGGAACGGCGAGTTCTGTTATAGTTCATCAATCGTGGCTTCATTAACAACGAAGGGCTAAGCATGGAAAAAACAGCATTGACCAAATACTCTGCGGGCTTCGACCGCAAGAAGTACCTCGAACTGAACCAAGAGATGAGCTATGACGAGTACATCGCTCACGCTCTGAAGAACCCTCGGGTCGCACGGAACGCATTTCAGTACATCTACGACATGATTATGTCGAAGGGCACTTCGGAGTTCGAGCGATACCGCAAGACCTACACCCACTATAACTTCTTCGACGATCCCAAGATTCCGATCTACGGTCTTGAAGAAACACTCGACCAATTGGTGAACTTTATCCACGGGGCAGCCGGTGGGTACGGCACCGAGAAGCGGGTACTCCTTCTCCACGGCCCGGTCGGATCGGCAAAGTCCACGATCTGCCGCTTGCTTAAGAAGGGGTTGGAAGAATACTCCAAGACCCGTGAGGGTGCTTGGTACAGTTATAAGTGGGTTAATCTACCCACGGAAGGCGAGTTCGCCGTCTCCACGACGACGGAAGACCCGTGCCCGCTGCACGAAGACCCGAGTCGTCTGATGGACCCGGACCAGCGTGAAGCGTTCTTCGCCGACCTGAACCTGTCCCTGGCCGAAGCATCCGGCGGGGAGGCACCGTACAAGCTCCGCAGCGAAGGGGAAATGTGCCCCCGGTGCAAGACGTACATGAAGATGCTGCTGAAGAAGTACGACGGCGATTGGGACAAGATCGTCCGTGACCACATCCGTGTCGTCCGGCTCGTCCACAGCGAGATCGACCGGGTTGGCGTCGGCACCTTCCAGCCGAAGGACGAGAAGAACCAGGACTCGACCGAACTGACGGGCGACCTGAACTTCGGCAAGGTGAGCCACTACGGGTCCGACTCGGACAGCCGTGCCTTCAACTTCGACGGCGAGTTCTGCGTTGCCAACCGTGGCGTGATGGAATTCATCGAAATGCTCAAGTTGAGCAACGAGTTCCTTTACGACCTGCTGGGTGCCTCGCAGGAACACAACATCAAGCCGAAGAAGTTCCCGCAGGTCAAGATCGACCAGTTCATCGTGGGCCACACCAACCACGCCGAACTCGAACGCCTGCAAGGCAACCGCTTCATGGAAGCCCTCCGTGACCGGACGGTGAAGATCGACGTGCCGTACCTGCTCCGCTGGACGGACGAGATCAAGGTGCTGGAGAGCGACTACGGTCCAGGCAAGGTGAAGCAGCACATCATGCCGCACACCCTGGAGATCGCAGCCCTCTTCGCAATCCTCACCCGTCTGAAGGACGACAAGGACGTGAAGCTCGACCTTCGGGACAAGGCCAAGCTGTACGACGGCCGGGCACTGCCGGGCTGGACGGAAGACTCGGTAAAGGAACTGAGGGACAAGTACCCGACGGAAGGTCTGGATCAGGGCGTGTCCGCACGTTACATCCAAGACAAGATTTCGAACTGCTTGGCTCGTAGCGTCAAGGGTTACGTCAACGTCTTCCACGTTCTGAACGAACTGAAGGCAGGGTTCTACAACTCGTCCATGATTGATGTCGAACACATCAAGAAGTACGAGGAAGCCCTGGACTTGGCGATCAAGGAGCTTCAGGAAATCCTGAAGGCCGAGGTTCAGAAGGCGTTGGTGGCCGACGAGAACATCATCGAACGGGTCTGTGCCAAGTACATTGACAACGTGGTGGCGTATGTCAACAAGGAAAAGATCATCAACCCGATCACCAAGCAGCCCCAGGAGCCTGATGAGCGGCTGATGCGGAGCATCGAAGAGAAGATCGACATCCCCGAGCAAGGTGCCAACGACTTCCGCCGGAGCTTGGCGTCGTTCATCGGGACGCTGACGATCAAGAAGAAGGAGTTCCGGTGGGACAGCAACCCGGAACTGCGGCGTGCCCTTGAGGCGAAGGTGTTCGAGGACACCAGGGACTCCATCAAGCTGTCGGCCCTCACGGGCGAGGCAGCGGCAGCCGACCCGGACAGCCGGGAAAAGCTGGAGGCCATCAAGGTCCGACTCATCAACCAGTACGGGTACAACGAACAGTCCGCCACGGACGTTCTGGAATACGTCGCCAGCCTGTTCACGGGCGGCACCGACTGATAAGCAGTAGCCCTGAGAAAGCCCGGCCAAGTGCCGGGCTTTTTCTTTAATAGGACTTCCAAATGTAAGCCGGATTGTGTAATATGTTGGGCATGGGTGTTAGTCCATTCAAGCGGTCTTCCTCCGGCCCCCGACGAGCGTACTACCCGTCCGGCCCCTGGATCGACGAAAACGGCAAGCCGTGCAAGTCGCCGACTTACGCTGCTTCCGATTACGACAAGAAGAAGCGGAAGAAGACGGAGCCGCCGAACCCCGACCCGCACAACTACAAGTTCGTGCGTGTCGAGGAAGCAGATGGATTTCTCTTAGTCCAACTCAATTATCCTGACTGCACCAACTATGAGGGGAACAAGATTCTTCTCTTCAGGGGTGTGAAGCTGATCGATCTGGTCAACCAGAAATACATCGACCCACACTTCTTCCAAGCGAAGGATATCGCCTCCCCCATTGCCCGCTTCGTCCCCACGGAAGAGGGTTGGAAAATGGGCCTTACTTTAATCACAGCGTTGAAAGCGAGTACGAATGCCTCGTAGAATTCAAGAAGACCACAAAGACTTCCGGGACGTTGTAGGCGGACGTGTCCGTAGGGAACTGAAGAAGTTCCTGAAAGGGAAGGTCGTCCGCCTACGACCGAAGAACGGGAAGCTCCAGTTCACCATCCCGCAGATCGACCAGCCGCACTTCCTCCACGGGGACAACGGCGAGGGCGTCGGCCGGGGCAAGGGTAAGAAGGGTCAGGTCATCGGCCAAGACCCGCAAGAGGGCGATCCGCAGGCTGGCGAAGAACACGCCGACGGGATCACCATCCAGGTCGATCTCGAAGAAGTGTTGAAGGTCATGCAGGAAGAACTCGGCCTGCCGGACCTGAAGCCGAAGCCGTCGGAAGTGTACGAGGAAGTCAAGACGGTTTACAACGACATCTCGAAGGTCGGCCCGGAATCGCTACGCCACACCCGCCGCACGATGTACGAGGCGATGAAGCGGATGGCGATGATGGGCACGCTGGGCGAGAAGAAGATGCTCCCCGGCCACTCCGTCCCGATGCGGGTCATCACCCTGGCCGACGGGGACCGCCGCTACCGTCAGTACAAAGAGATCAAGATTCCGTCGTCGAACGCCGTGGTGTTCTTCATCCGGGACTACTCCGGGTCGATGGACGACTTCCGCTGCGACATCGTTTCCGACATGTCCTGGTGGATCGACGTGTGGATTCGCAAGTTCTACGAGCGGGTAGAGCGGGTCTACATGATCCACGACACGGAGGCCGAAGAGGTAGACGAGAAGAAGTTCTACGAAGTCCGGTTCGGCGGCGGCACCAAGATTTCGTGTGCCTTCGACGAGGCGGCGAAGATGCTGGAGAACCGCTTCCCGGCCCACAACTACAACATCTACGTCATCTACTTCTCTGACGGCGACAATTGGGAAGAAGACAACGCCAAAGTGTCCGACCTGTTGGGTAAGAAGTTCCCGCCGGAAGTGGTGAACATGGTCGGGTTCGTGCAGATTTGCACCTACAACTACTCACGCAGTATCAAGAAGTTCGTTGACGAACAGATCAAGACCGGGGCCATCGGCAAGAACGTCCGCACGGTTACGATTGGTGAAGAGTCCTCCGACAGCAGCAGCATGTTCGGCGGCGGCACGCTCATGACGCCCGAGGAGCGGGACGAGCAAATCCTGAAGGGAATCAAGACTCTGTTCGGTAAGGAGAAGAACTAATGGCTATCAGCAAAATGTTGAACGGTTCGCCTATCCTGATGGGCAACAACAACGTGCCGGGCGTTCGCATTCACAAAGAAGTCATGGATGTCATGGACACCATCTTCAGTGAATGCCGTAAGTTCGGCCTGGACTTCTACCCAACCATCGTCGAGTTCTTGACCTACGACGAAATCTCCGAGATCGCCTCATACGGCGGCTTCCCGATCCGCTACCCGCACTGGAGCTTCGGGATGGAGTACGAGGAACTGTCCCGTGGGTACGAGTACGGCATGCACCGGATCAGCGAGATGGTTGTGAACAACAACCCTTGCTACATCTACTGCCTGGACTCGAACACGCTGGTGGACAACATCGACGTGATCGCCCACGCCCTCGGCCACAACCACTTCTTCAAGAACAACGTGTTCTTCAAGGGGACGCACACCGGCATGATGGGCAAGTTCGCCGACCATGCCCGCCGCATCCGTAAGTACATGGCCCGGTGGGGCAAGGAGCGGGTGACGGAGTTCATCGACCACTGCCTGCGGCTGAACACGCTCATCGACCCGATGGACAACCTGTATCAGAAGCAGATCAACGACGTGATCGTCAGCGACCACCGGGAATACCGGACGCCGAACCGCCGTCACGCCTCGTCGAACTACATGGACGACTGGATCAACCCGGTCGAGTACATCAAGAAGGAGAACGAGAAGATCGAAAAGGCGGACGCCGCCGACTACCTGGACATCTTCGACAAGCCGAACCGTAACATCTTCGGCTATCTGCGTGACCACGCCCCGCTCAAACCGTGGCAGCAGGACATCATCAGCATGCTGTACGAGGAGGCAATGTACTTCTCGCCGCAGCGGTTGACGAAGATGTTGAACGAAGGGTTCGCCTCGTACACCGACTACTACCTGATGTGCGTCCACGGGCTGTGCGGCCTCGGCCAGAAGCGGCACGACATGGGCATCATCCAGTACGCCAAGCACAAGATGTTGGTTTTGGGCGGCAAGTACAGCCAGAACCCTTACAAGCTGGGCTTCGAGCTACTGACCGACATCGAGGAGCGGTGGAACAAGGGCCGCTTCGGTCGGGAGTACGAGGAGTGCAAGAGCATGAAGGAGCGGGCCGAGTGGGACAAGAAGCTCGGGCTGGGCAAGGAGAAGGTGTTCGAAGTCTGCCAGTTCTACAACGACGCCCTGGCGATTGCGGAATTCTTCACGCCGGACTTCTGCGAGAAGATGGAATACTTCGAGTACAAGAAGTTTAATAACGGCCAGACGAAGATTCAGAGCCGGGACTACCATAGTATTAAGTCGCAACTCGTCCGGCGTTACATGAATGGCGGGTTGCCAGATATTCGTCTGACCGACCCGAACCACCTGGGCAAAGGCTGGTTCCTCATGCAGCACTACGGTTGCGGGCTGCCGCTGTACGATCCTTACGCAAAGGAAACGATCACATCGGTGTTCCGCATCTGGGGTAGCCCCGTGGTTCTGGCTACGAAGAACCCGGACGGTGAGGAATTCGTCTACCTCTGCGATGGGACGAACTCCGAGAAGGATGTTCACGTCATGAGACGGGCGGACTACGAGAAGGAGTTTGTCAAATGAGTGAAGTCGTCGTCCCTTCACCAACGGTAAAGACCCCTCTACCCGAGGGGTCCGTTGCCCATGAGGGATTGGAAGTCATCGAAGGTTTCCTCAATACACTGGTTACGCAGTGGGAAACCGAGTACCAGAGCAAGAGCAAGTGGCTCTGGTTTTTCAAAGCCAAAGTCGGGCTGGCTAAGTGCGCCCGGTTCGTCGCCGGGGCCACGGACGGATTCATCGTTCTGGCCGAAAGGGTGGGCGAAGCGGGGAGCGGACGGGCAAAGAAGACGCTTGTTACGAATGCCCTGGACCGCCTTTACACGAAGGTCGTGCAGCCCAATCTACCTTTGTGGCTGAAACCCGTGGGCTGGCTGATCCGGCTCGTGGTGATCCGGTTGATCCTCAGTACACTGATCGACTTCTGCGTCAGCAAGTACAACCAGGGCGATTGGAACGCCGAAAAGAAGGAAGCGGAAGTCCAGGCTTTGATCGCCCAGAACTTGATCTCACAAGGACTCAAGAAGCAGCAGTTTTAAGCAACGCCGAGGGTGCCCGGTCCTGCGGGCATCTGATTCTGAAGCTCCGGTTCGCCCTGCGGGGTGGGCCGGGGCTTGTTTTTCCACCCGTCCCAAATCTCGAACATTCGGTCACAAACTTTCTTCAGTTCACCCTTCTCGCCCTTCATGGCGTGGCGGATACGCTCCATGTGCCCGTCGATGGCCTGCACCCGGTCGAAATGCTCTTTGGGCTTGGTTTTTATCTCGTGCGAGTTAATTTGGGGCTGAAGGCCGGTGCGGATGACTTCCGCAGAAGCGGGCATCGCCGACGCTTTCGCCTCTAACTCTTCGTTCTCTAGCCACTGTCGGAATCGCATGGAGGTATCTACTGGACAACTCGAATTTTCTTTGCTAACATTCCCCTGTTAACTGATCGCCGACGGTAAGGAAACCTCAAACAACGTAAGGAGACGACGATGGCGAAGAAGAAGACCGCAGTAGCAGCACAGGCAGTGGAAACCCCGGTTCTCGTGGACACGGTGCCGGACATCTCGAACCTGAGCGAAGACGCCCTCAGCCAACTGATCTCGGCTGCCAGCACCCGGCGGTACGAGTTGCAGAACGCCGGTTCGGCCGAGCGGGAGGAGAAGTACAACGAGGCGAAGAAGTCGGACAAGGTGAAGGCTCTCAAGGCCGAACTGAAGGAACTCAACAAGGAGTTCGCCGCTCTCTTGAAGAACGGCCACAAAGTCACCTACCAGCTTCCGCTCACCCTGACCGTCACCATCGACGCCTACGACGCCGACTACAACGGCGGCACGCTGGCCGAACAACTCGCCAACCAGGACTACTCCGACGTGGATTGGGACAACCTGTTCCAGATCAGCGTCGAGGGCGACCTGGGCCGGGGCGAACTGCCGAAGGACGTTCACTCACTGATGCAGGAGAACCTGGAGAACGTGCTGGCAGACGCCTGCAATGAAGTCGCCCGGCTCACCCCGGACCTGACCAAGCAGTTCGACGCCTTCTGCAAGAAGGTCAACAAGTTCTCGGCGAAGGTCGTCAAGGCTGCCGAGGAGGTTGACCCGGACGGCTACCACTCGGTCGCCGACCTGCTCGACTAAGCAGTAACCCCGACGGCACGGGACGTTCCCGTGCCGTCTTCCCCCTCTACCCGTTTCTACAAGGAAGAACATGGACTTCGTGTTGTCCCACCCCTGGCTGATGGTAGGTGCGGGGGTGGCGTTCGTCCTCCTGCTCCTGGTCTGGCTCGGCGTCCGCTTCGTGGCGAACGACCGACTGGCAATCGTGGAAAAGCTGTGGGGCAGCAAGTCCCTCAGTGAAGGCGACATCATCGCCCTCAACGGCGAGGCGGGCTTCGAGCCGGACGTGAAGCGTGGTGGCTTCCACTTCGGCTACTGGCGGTGGCAGTTCAAGTTCCACAAGCGGAAGCTCATCACCATCAAGCAAGGCAAGATCGGCTACGTCTTCGCACGGGCCGGGAGTGCCCTGGCCCCGACCCAGACACTCGGCACCGTCGTCGAGTGCAACAACTTCCAGAACGCCCGTGCGTTCTTGAACAACGGCGGGCAGAAGGGTCGCCAGCGGGCCATCCTGCGTGAAGGCGTGTACGCCATCAACCTCGCTGTGTTCAGCGTCATCGCCGACGACGGCGTGTACAGCCTGGACAACGACCGGAACCTGGAGTCGTGGCGTGAGCAACTGACCAACTGCCACGGGTTCGACCCGGTGGTGGTCGGGCAAGACGCCGACGACATCGGCATCGTGACCACCCAGGACGGCCCGGCTCTGGATCAGGGCGAGATCATCGCCCCGGCCGTCGGGACGAAGAAGGACGACCCGAACTACCACTCGAACTTCCAAGACATCGAGAAGTTCCTGGCCGCAGGCGGGCGGCGTGGCCTCCAGTACGCCGTGCTGCTGGACGGGACGTACTTCATCAACCGCTGGTTCGCCGACGTGGAACTGAAGCCCAAGTTCGTCGTTCCCATCGGGAACGTCGGCGTGGTCGTCAGCTACTACGGCAAGCAAGGGACCGACACGAGCGGCACCAAGTTCCGCCACGGCGAGCGGGTCCACGAGGGCGAGCGGGGCGTGTGGGAAACCACGCTCGGTCCGGGCAAGTACCCGTTCAACCCCTACGCCGGGAACATCGTCCTGGTGCCGACCACGAACTTCGTGCTGCACTGGATCACGGGCAAGTCGGAAGGCCACAAGTACGACGAGAGCCTGAAGTCCATCGACCTGATTACGAAGGACGCCTACGAGCCGATCCTGCCGCTGAGCGTCGTGGTTCACTGCGACTACCAGAAGGCTCCGAACGTCATCCAGCGGTTCGGTGATGTTAAGCAACTCATCACCCAGACCATCGACCCGCTGCTGTCCGCCTTCTTCCGGGACGTGGCCCACAAGAAGACGATGCTGGAACTCGTTCACAGCCGGGACGAGATTCAGAAGCAGGCTCGTGTCGAACTGCGGGACAAGTTCCAAGAGTTCGACATCGAGTGCATCGACGTGCTGATCGGTCGCCCGGAGAGTGCGAAGGGCGACGACAAGATCGAGAACCTGCTGGAACAACTCCGGCAGCGGCAACTGTCGCTCGAACAGATCGAGACGTTCGGGAAGCAGGAAGCGGCTGCGGAGAAGCAGAAGTCGCTGAACGACGCCCAGAGCCGGGCCGTTCTCCAGAAGGAACTGACGGCATCGGCGATCAAGATTCAGATCGCCGCCAACGACGCCGAAGCGAACCTCGCTCGGGCGAAGAAGGAAGCCGAACAGACCGTCGTCACCGCAGAGGCCGAAGCCAAGAAGCTCAGCCTCGAAGGTAAGGGTAAGGGCGAACTGATCCTGAGCGTCGGCCAGTCCGAGGCCGAAGTCCTCCAGAAGAAGATCGCCTCGTTCGGCGACAGCAACCTGTACGCCCTGAGCGTCATCGCCGAGTTCCTGTCCAAGAGCGAACAGCCGCTCGTCCCGGCGACGGTGCTGGGTGGCGGCGGGGACAACGCTGGCGTCCTGAGCCTGCTGATGAACCTGATGGTCAAGGAGAAGATCACGCCCCGAGACGACGGCGTGACGTTCCTCAGCACGAAGAACGGCAACGGGCACGTCGTCGAAAAGAAGTAAAGAAATTCGGCTAGGAAGCCGATACAATGGGCACGGGCGAAGATGCCCGTGCCTGTTTTGTTTCCAAACCAGGGAAGGTTAACATGTCGAATATGAAGCACCCCATCATGGGGTACGAGAACCTGCACCGCCACTCCGAGTACAGTCTGCTGGACGGGTTCGCAAAGGTCGGCGAGTACGCCGCCTACTCCAAAGAGGCAAACCAGCGTTACCTCTGCATCACCGACCACGGCGTCATGGGGGCCGTTCCGCAGCAGGTCGGCGAGTCCGAAAAGCACGGCCTGAAGCCCATCTTCGGCATCGAGTTCTACATCAACCCGATGCAGCCCAAGTCCGAGTACCGTGAGCAGAACGCCGAATTCCGTAAGGGGTTGGGCACCGAGGAAGAACAGAAGCGGTTCGACAAGAGTCACCACCTGCTCGGCATCGCCCGCACCAACCAGGGCTACACCAACCTCGTGCGGCTGAGTACCTGGGCCTGGGTTCACGGCTACTACCGTCGGCCCCGCATCAACCACGACATCCTGAATCAGTACAAAGAAGGGATCATCTTCACGAGTACCTGTGCCAACAGTGAAATCGCCAACGCCTTCTTCGACCACGGCGAGGAAGCGGGGATGGCGAAGGTGCAGCAGTACATCGACTTCTTCGGGAAAGAGAACTTCTTCCTCGAACTGATGATGCTCGACTTCAAGATGCAGAAGCCCTACGACGCCTTCCTGCTACGGGCGATGGATCGGTTCGGCCTGCAAGTCCTGCTCTCCACCGACTGCCACTACTGCAAGAAGGAACACGCCCTGAACCAGCGGATGATGCTCATGGTTCAGACGGGCCGGACCATGCAGGAGATCGAAGCCCTCGTCGCTTCGGGTGCGGCCGACGACCTGTTCGAGCTTCAGGACACGAACCTGTGGATGAAGACCGAAGATGAGATGAACCAGATGTGGGAGGAGAAGTACCAGGACACCATCGACTACGAAATCTTCAAGTGTGCGAAGGCGAACACGGTGAAGGTGTGCGAGATGTGTGCCGGGGTGCAGATCGACCGGGGCATCAAGCTGCCGATTGAGGAAGACGAAAAGAAGCAGTTGATGAAGTTGATCCGGGAGGGCGTGGACCGGCGGAAGGTGCCGATGACCCGCCAGTACCTTGACCGAATCAAGGAAGAGTACCAACTGATCTGTGACAAGGGGTTCGCCTCGTACTTCCTGATTCAGAAGAAGATGGTGGATGAGGCGTTGCGGGTGTGCCCGGAGATTTACGGGTTTCAGGACTCGTCGATGGCCCGAGGGCCGGGGCGGGGGTCAGTAGGCGGCTCGCTGGTCGCCTACTGTCTGGACATTCACGATCTCGATCCGATCAAGCACGGGCTGCTGTTCTCTCGGTTCCTCAGCCCGGCTCGTGGTGGTAAGCAGATGAAAACTCGCTTCTCGCTTAGCCCCTGCGGCGGTTAAGTGCCCGCATCAGGTGTTCCATAGCAGGCGGCATGGGCTTCTTCGGAAGTGCCATGCCGCTGTCGTCCATAGCGTTCGGATCGACGGCAGCCGGATCACCGTCCAGGGTCATCTCGTCGCCCATCCCGTCTTCATCTCCCGGCAGCGGTTCTTCGTCGCCGTCGTGCTGCATCTGGCCCAGGAAGTCCATGTCGTCGTCGCCGAGGGTGGCGTCTTCGTCACCCATCTCGCCGTCGTCGCCCATGTCCTCTTCGGCGTCCGGGTCGTCCATCCCGTCCATTCCCATACCGTCTTCGTCATCGAATTCGGAGAGTCCAAAGTCCTCGTAAGGCGGGGCGACTTCTTCCTTCTTCAGTGCGCTGACGAGCTTGCGGCTCAGGGTCGGGCCGAAGTCCTTATTAGCCATCACTTCGGCAAGGTGCTTGAAGGTGTCGTTGTGGGTGAACATTTCCGCAACCACCACGCCCATCGCACCACGACGCTTCAGGTCGGCGATCAGGTGTTCGGCCAGGAACGGGTTATCAGCGATGGCGGCGGCAGCGGCCTTCACTGCTTGAATGCCCTCAGCGGTCGGAATCTTGACGTTCTTGCAGGTCTTCTCCGGGTCGTACTTGAGAGCCGAATCGCCCTCGTCGCCGAAGCCCTTCGTGGCCTTTTTGAGCTTTTTGCCGCCGTCAGCGTAGTGCTTCGGGGTGTACTGTGCGTTCCCCTTCGGCGGTTGTTTGGATTTGCCGGACGGCATATCTACTTTGTCAGCGACATCCTTAACAACAGGCTTATCAAGCTTACCGCTGCTGCTCAGGTATTCAGAAAAAATTCCCATGTTTTCACCTGTGGTTATTTAGCACGATCCGACTCATTTAGATCGGAGGTATCTATGAACGAACAGAAAGAAATCAACCTATTCGAGCGGCATGACCCGTTCTCGAACGGCCAAGTATTCGACGCCAACGCCGTCACCTACGACCAGGACGGGGACTACTGGAAGCAGCTTTACTGGCTCCAGCGGCACATCGTCCAGTCTTTCCGCAAGGCCAACCTCCCGAACAGATTGGCTAAGGACTACGCCGCCCGCTACGGCCGAGACATCCTCGACCGGGCGAAGGCTAAGAGCCTCCCGACGGAACCGGCCGTTTAAGTATTCTCATCCCAGCAGATGTCCGGGTTGAAGTAAGTGATGTGGGCGGGAGAAGTGGCTTCAAAGTCCTTGAGCCGCTTCGACTTTTTGGCATATCTTTCATATTTCCGTTGCGCAGCGGACATCTTGCTGGCGGGGTTACACGAACTCGCCAAATTTCCGCCCGTGTAAGGCACGTCTAACACATTCCCGCAGTCCGGGAACCTAGCCGCCGTTCCGGTCGGCGACTTTCCGACCAACGGCACGATGAACCCCAAAACCGGGGACACGTTCTCGGAACTGTAGTCCGCTTTTGAATCTGGGCAGGCCATACTCCTCCTTTACGTCCTAAGCCACTCGTGGTAGTATGTAGTGCCAAAGGAGGCACATATGCGATTAGTAAAACTGCTGCTCGTTCCGGTCCTGGCCCTCTGTCTGACGGGCTGTGGCGGGTGCCGGGAGCGGCCGAAAGAGGAGCAAGAAGAGAAGCAGCGGCAGTACGTCCCCATCCTGGTGTGCGAAAAGGACGGGGTGCGGGTGTACAAGGTGTACGACTCGACCGAAGGCGGCACGAGCTACATCTACTTCACCGTGCCCGTCGGGACGACGCACTGGACGACCGAGGACAGCGAAGGTAACGTGACCCACCACCAAGTTGCCGGTCCGCAGACCGGGGCACCCAAGAAGAAGTGAGGACGCCATGCGGTATCACATCTACGTCTGGTCGGAAGAGGGTGATATCCGGTACTGTAAGTCGGTGAACACGAAGGAGTCGGTGGATGCCCTCCTCTCGGAACTCCGAAGCATCGGCTTCGGGTGCGAATACCTCGCTTGGTAAAGGACAACTCTCATGATGCTGGAACTCGCAGTCGCCGACGCCTACGGGGCATGTTTTGAAACCCTGTCGGCAAAGGACATCGGCGACACGAACGACCTGTCCTACCACAAGCGACTCCAGCCGTCGATCATCAAGCGGGGTAAGTACACCGACGACGCCCAGATGAGCATCGGCGTGGCCGAAGCTATTCTGGAACGGGACGAGTGGACGAAGCCCTACCTCGCCCAGAAGTTCGTCGATGTCTTCCGCCGTGACCCCCGACGGGGCTACACCGGCCCGTTCTTCAACATCTTGACCGAGTGCCAGACCGGCGGCGACCTTCTCTCGAAAGTGGACGGCAAGAGCCGCAAGGGCGGCGGCTGCATGAGGGCCGGGCCGTGCGGCCTCTACCCGACGCTGGAAGAGGTTCAGGAACGGGCCGTCGAGCAGGCGAAGATCACCCACAACTCTGTCGTCGGCGTCATGAGTGCCGCTGCTGCGGCGTTCATGGTTCACTACTTCGCCTACGATTTGGGAGAGAAAGCCGACCTACGGGAATGGCTGCACAACAACAACTTCCCGTCGAAAGTCACCGGGGCTATCGACGACCCGGAGGGCGAGTTCCGTGTTTGGGAACCCGGCCAGAAGGTCGGCAACTTCGGCTGGAGTGTCGTCCTGGCTGCTCTCGCCGCCATCGAGCGGACCGATTCCCTGGCCGAGTGCCTGAAGCAGTGCGTGGCCTGGGGCGGCGACACGGACACGGTGGCGACCGTCGCCCTGGCTGCGGCGTCCTGGTCGAAGGAGATGAAGAAGGACATGCCGCAGGGACTTGTTGACATGTTGGAGAACGGCAGGTATGGTAGGGACTACCTGATCGAGTTGGATAACAAACTGAAGGCCAAGTTCGGCCTGTAAACGGAGTCGGCTATGGATGGCCTCAAGAACCTGCTAGTCTACATCTGCCTGTTCACGGGCTTCCCGTTCGCATGGCTCTACGTTAAGCTGTTCTCGTCCCGGCCGAGGCACGGCGGCTTCCTCGAAAACCTCGGCACCGTCGTCCTGGCGATCTGGATCGGCGTAGCCATGTGGATCGTGGCATTCGTCGCCTTCGCCTGTTTCGGAATCTACAAAGCAATCTGCGGGTAAACCATGTTCCCTAGCGGCATTAACGAACTGGCGAAGAATGTCCCTCTGCCGAAGTACCAGGAACTCCGCATCCTCCTGATGCCGATTGTCCTGGGGGACGCCAGCACGAACCCGTACCCCGACTGCAACCCGATGTTGGAAGTGATGGCAGCGGTCCAGCCCCAGCACAAGGGGAAGGTCTGTTACCTGACTATCGACCAGAAGGGTGTTCCGGCTGGGAAGACGCACCGTCGTGCCGGGCTGCACGTTGACGGCTACCCGTACACCGAAGCCGACAAGCGGATGCTGGACGGCGGATACATTACCTCTGGCGCTGGCGGCATCTGGGCGGCAAACGCCCACGGCGGCACCTGGGGCGGTGGTGGTGGCTGGGGAGGCGGTAATTCCGCTCTCTACTGGCACATGGGTAACGGCTTGCTGACGGTTTCGAGCGTCGAGGGCTGTGTCGCCTGGAACCAGGAATTCCCCGGCGAGCCGAAGGTCGAAGGGGATTGTGAACATCTTCGGGAACACTGCAAGGAGGAGTGTAAGGTCGTACTCAAAGCGAATACCCTCTACTGGATGAGTCCGGGGTGCGTCCACGAGTCGCTGCCGCAGCCGGTGGACGTGATCCGCACCTTCGTGCGGCTCTCGCTGCCGTCTAAGTGCGATTGGTACGAGGGTTGTACTCCGAACCCGCTCGGCGTGAAGCCGACGGGGAAGATCAGCCGCCGTCGCCGCTTCTTGGACGTGTAATTTTTCTGGTTGACAATCACCGAACCGAGGGTATAAATAGGGTGTGCATGGGGCCGCTCCGGTATCGAACCGGCGTCAACGGCCGAAAGGACTTGCGTAGTGGTTGGTCGGTGGGCCACTTAAAAAAGCCGACTAAGCCTTAACTGGCGATACTCTCAGAATGGCTGCCTGAGTTGTGCCCTCGCAAGGGGGCACCGCAATAGCGGCCAAATGAGTCTTCGGACTCAGGGACTCACAGAAGCGATGCTCCAAGCGTCTGTGTTTCTCACGCCAAAAAGGAGACGAAGCCTAGTGAGTGTCGGTTGTAGCTAGGCGGGTCGCTAACCGAGAATCCCGGTGGTTTTGCCAGTTGTACGGCACCGTGGATTATCAACAACTGGATACACGCATAAACGCCTTCGGAAGTTCGCTTGGTCACAGGGGTTCGACTCCCCTCGGCTCCACTAAGAAAACCCTCCGGCTCCACTGAAAAGTGGCCGGAGGGTTTCTCTTTTAGTGCATGTCTACAACACAAGTCACCTGTGCCCACTGCGGCACGTCATTCTCCAAACGCACAGCAGAAGTTAATCGCTCAGTCAAGCTGGGCCGTAAACACTACTGCAATCGTTCTTGCATGGGGAAAGACCAACTCGACCACATGCCGTTAGTAAAGCGTGCCAATGCCCAGCACCTTCGAGGCCACGAGAGCAACCGCAAAGACGAGTACAGCCCGTTCCGCTGGCACTTCCGCAATGCGATCCGCCGCTCACAAGAGTCGGATCGCAAAGAATGCACGATCACCCTCGATGATCTGAAGAAGCAGTGGGACGACCAGAAAGGAAAGTGCCCGTACACTGGCTGGGAACTAAAGAACCTGCCAGATACCAACACCAAGAAGCAGCTTCCTCTTACACCAGACCGTGCGAGCCTGGACCGAAAGGATTCGTCAAAGGGATACGTCCCCGGCAACATCCAGTTCGTCTCGACGATGGCGAACTACGCCAAAAACCGCTGGGGAGATCAAGAGCTATTCGAGTTCTGTGCTGCGGTTTACAAGGGGCATGTTTCGGGTAAAATGTAGCAGATAGGAGGACAACATGCCAGCGAAGAAGACGTACTCAGAAGTCGTTAAGTTCTTCCAAAAACAAGGCCATACACTCCTCACTGAAACCTACCTCGGTTGTAATCAAACTCTCACTTTCAAGTGTCGTTGCGGCGGCACCGGCACCACTACGTTCGCTATGATGCGTGCTATCGTCAACCGGGGGAATACGTCTGGTTGTAAAGAATGCCGTGGTGATCGCATCGGCGTCTCCAGCCGATTTACTATTGAGCATGCCAAACAAGTCTATGCCGATGCAGGCTGCAAGCTACTAGAAGATCAATACGTCAACCACATCACCCCTATGCGGTACATCTGCTTCTGCGGACGTGAGGGGCGGACGAGCTACAACTATTTCACCCAGCACGGGCGGCATTGTAAACAATGCGGTTTTGAAAAACGCACTGAGAAAATCAAGTTCTCCCAAGAGGAGGTTGAAGCTATCTTCGAAGCAGAGAACTGTCTCCTCCTCGGCACATACACCGGCTATCACGATTACATTGATTACATCGCTCAATGTAATCACAAAAGTAACGTCACCCTACAGTATTTCCGAGTCGGGGGCGGTCGGCAGTGCTGGAAGTGCAGTTGGGAAAACAGGGGGTGGCGTGGCCCAGACTGGACTTTCGAGCAGGTCCGTGATTACGTCGCCTCCCACGGCTGCGTGCTGCTCTCCACCAGCTACAGCGGCGTGAAAGACCAGATTGAGTACCGCTGCATCTGTGGGTTTCAAACCGAAATCCGATTCAGCAACTTCAAAGAAGGACACCGTTGCAAAGAATGTTCCAACCGGCTCGGTGGAGATCGCAGGCGGCACTCCTTCGAATTCGTCAAACTCTTCTTCCAAGAAGCGGGGTGCCGACTCCTCGCCGATGAGTACGTCGGAAAGGACACGGTGATGCCCTACATCTGCGTTTGCGGTCGAAAATCCAAAATCTGCTTCGCCAGCTTCGCCCGAGGGAGTCGCTGTAAAGACTGTGGGTTCGTGAAGATCAGTGAATCACAACAACTCGCTCGGCGGCTCTGGGAGGAGGCAGAACTAGGCGATCTGGACAAAATTCTCTCAGACCGCTTGCGTTGTGATTGAGTTGTGTTTAAGATGTGTTTGTGTTGAGGAGACGAGGCAAGGAGGCCGGAATGAGGAGGCTGACATTCGAGTTCGTGCGGGATGAATTCCGCAAGGCGGGTTGCACACTCCTAGCGACCAGCTACTCCCGCAACAGCGAAAAGCTTCCTTATATCTGCAAGTGTGGTCGTCGGTCGCAGATCACTTGGAATAAATTCAAAGAAGGGCAACGGTGTTATGATTGCCGCAATCGCAAGATCGGCGATTGCAAACGGACCGACTACGAAGATGTGGTCGCATATTATTACGACCAGCAATGTACCCTGCTTGCGGATAAGTATCACGATTGTGATACCCCGATGCCGTTCATTTGTGTCTGCGGCAGAGAAGGTATAACCACCTTCTATAACTTCAAACATCTTGGGGTTCGATGTCTCGCTTGTGCCCACGAGAAGACGGGGGACGCATATAGGTATACCCTTGAGCAAGTTAAGGAATTCTTTCTCGATCAAGGGTGTGTACTTCTTGCAGATAAGTATGTAAATGCCTTCACAGTGATGCCTTACCTGTGTCATTGTGGAAGGTATGCCGAGATCATTTGGAATTCCTTCCAACGGGGGAACAGGTGTAAGGCGTGTGGTATCGAAAAAATTGCGAATGACCGGAAGTTCAGCTACGAATATGTCAAGATGTACTTTGAGGGGCGGGGGTGTACCCTCCTATCTTCCGAGTATGTCAACTCTCAGACGCCACTGGAGTACCGTTGTGCCTGTGGCGAAATTGCTAAAGTAACCTTCAACCGCTTTACCTCTCAGGGATCGCTGTGTTGGAGTTGCCGTGATCGTAGAGCATGGCAGGTACGTCGAGAGAACGAGAAGCTGTGGAATGAGTCCAACTTGGACGCAGACCTTGACCGATTACTCACAGAGAGGTGCCGTGGAGAGCAGGCATCCCTCTTAAACAACGCTCTCAAGGAGAAGTAACATGGCGGCACACATGAACGAAGTTGGCACCGAGGCGAAGGCGATCCTGGCCGACGTGGGCAAGATCGGCAAGCGGGTGATGGAGCAATTCTACCGGGGCTTCCTGGCAGCCCTGCACGATGTCCATAAGGGCTGGCGGCATCTCAAGCCCCGTGAGCGGAAGGTCGTGTTCGAGAAGGTGCAGGACACGGCGAAGGAACTCATCGTCTGCAAGGAGGACGGCGGCGGGGCCGACGACGGCTTGGCCCTGGGCACTTTCCACGGGTACGTCTGCAAAATCAAGCGTGCCCTGATCTTCAACGTTCCGCTGGAGATCGCCGAGCGGGCGACGAACCAGGAACTCCAAAAGGCCCAGGTGTACGTCAACGACGTGCTTAAGGAATCGCCACAACCGCTCGAAGACAAGATGGTTCTGGCCTACAAGTGGGTCAAGGAGGAACAGATCAAGGCGAAGCAGCGGTTGAAAGAAGAGGCCGACAGGCTCATCAACCAACCGACTGCGGCCACCCTGGAGACGGCATACACCCTGCCCGATCCCGATCAGTATAAGGAGGAGGATTCAGACGCCCTGCTCAACGACATCATCCACGGCATCCATGCGTGTTTGACCAGTCGGGGGCTGAAGCCGCATCTGACGAAGGATACCCCGGCGGCACGAGTGCTTCGGCGGGTTCTCGGCGAAATCTCGGTGTACGAGACTTTGGGCGAATCGCCCTGCACGGCCGCTGGCTAAGTCAATCACACGCCCGCATTCACTGAATGCGGGCGTGTTGAACAGGAGGTTCACATGCGATACGACGTTCACTACGCCAAGATCGTTCGGCACGAGTTGGTGGTAGAAGTGGAGGCGAACAGCGAAGAGGAGGCCATCCAGAAAGCCCTGAAGGGGCGGCACGAGGCCGTGTTGGAGGATGACATCTCGGTCGAGACGGAGTTCGACCCGATGCAAGATCATCACTGCGATCCTGATTGGTCAACTGCCAACGAACCGGCGGACAATCCTGATTGGGCAACCGCCGAGCCAGACGATTTTCCAGCCGAAACCCTTTACGCACGGGACTTCATGCCCTATGATCCCACGAAGGGATTCTGACTTAACCTCGACCCTCGCCAGACCTACCCCCTGGCGAGGGTCTTTCTTTTGGTGCAAGGATGCACGACGACTACGACGACTACTACTCCGAAAGCCTTTTGGAAGAAAACTGGAGGCTCAAGCGGGAGAACCGCTACCTCAAGCTCCTCTTCCTCCTACTAGCGGCGGGAACGCTGATCTGGTACTATGACATCATCACGTTCTTCACCGTGGAGAAGTAAGATGAATAGACTTGTCCGCATTGCACTGACGGCACTGATCGTCGTCCTGGTCGGCCTGCTCGTGGGCTGCGGTGGCCCGTCAACCCCGCTCCCCAAAGGACACGTCGCCAAGATCATTGCCACCCAGAACTACTACAACATCCTGATCGAGAACGAGGGGGTCGTTGTTACCAAACAATACCCATACCACCGGGTCACGTTCGTCACGGGCCTGAAGGCCGACGAGCAGATGTGGATCGAGCCTGACCCGAACGACGGCCTCAGAGTCATCGTCCACGTCCACACCATCAGGCTCGACATCCAAACACAGGCAGAATAATGTTCGAACTCACCAAAGCCAACTGGACGCCGTTCTTCGGCAACAACCACGAAAAGCTGCCCTGGCCCGACGTGTACGCCGGTGGCTCGGTCCGGTTCCACCGGCACGTCGGCAGGCCGCTCAGCCAAGAACTCTGGGAAGACTTGGTACACCGCCTACTCGTAACCGGCATGTGCATCTACCGGCCGAACGACGGCATGTGGACGGTCGGATGGGGCAGCGGCCACATCATCATCCACCTGGACGACAAGGACAACGTAAAGTCCTTCGACTACTTCCCCCGGCACGACAAGCCGCTGCAAGGGGTGTTCGTCTACTATGACTGCAAGCCGGAAGAGATCAAGGTGTTCCGCTACCTCTCGCACGCCAAGCAGTTCTGCGAGGAGAAGTGGAACAAGTCGCTCGGGCCGGGCGAAACGGTCGAGTGGACCGAGCCGGAACCCGGCGTCTACCTGTACAATGGTGGTGTAGGAACCATCAGAGGAACCCCGTTCTCCTGATCGGCATGACGCCGATCACTAACAGCAAGGATGCTAAGACATGGAAGTCTTCGAGGTTCACATTACCGGCGACAGCCGGATTCACGAAGCTGCCAAGAAGTACAACATCAAGTCGATTGAGGTTGAACTTCTACGACCCGACTACTCGGTGCTTCGTACTGAACACATGACATCCCATGTGTTCAAGTTCCCAAACTACGAAGAGTGCATCCAGCACGTCCTGAACCTCCGGGACGAGTTAAAGCGGTGGTGCGCCGTGTGGCGGGTCAAGGTGGAGTGCCCGGCGTTCTACGAACACTACCGGGACCGCAGCATCTACCTGGAGAGCCACTTCGAAACCAAAGACAACATGTATCCCATTAGCCGGAACGTGAAGAAGACGACGCTGATGGGCACGGACCGCACCTACGCCCACGAGGACTACGACAACTTCCTCCGCATCTGGAAGGGCCAGACGCTCGAACTCGCCCTCTACGACTCGTTCGTGGAAGAAGACTTCGACTGGCTCGACATGTGGGGCGTTACGAAAGAGGCGGTTTATTGCTGAGGCTTCTCGATGATGAGCTTCCGTTCCGGGGTTTTGATGTTGAACCGGAACGGCTCTTTCCCTTCACGGCGGGGGATTTCGATGATGTTCGTGCCCTCCGGCACCGTGATGGTGCGAGGGCCGTCCAGGTCGGGCTTGATCTTGATGCCCTTGAAGCACAACAGGCACGCCACCCCGATCAGGGTGGTGAGGCACAGCAGTACGAGAAGGGTCTTCTTTGTGTCCATGAGGGTATTTATGGGCAAGGTGTATATTTGCGAAATCTGGGCGTTCGAGGTAATGGACGAGCGTGACCAGAACTACGACGGATATTTTGGCCGGGAAACCGAACCTCCGGCCGGGCTGGAGTGTCACGTCTACAGTTCGGTGAGCAGCAAGCTGTTCCCGCCGCACTACCCGGTCAAGTTCCTCGACGCCATGAAGTTCGGCCCGAAGAACCGGGTCAGGATGGTTGCAAACAGTGAAGAAGCAGACTATACTGACTTCACGGTCGGGATGTCCCTCGTGCTGGACGAGGACGGCCGCAAGATCGGGTACGGAAGTATCACCGAGGTACTAGATAACTGACATGAACCACATCAAACTCTACCGGCTCATTGGCCGAGCCACCTTCCACAGTATTTTCCCGTGGAGGGTAATCACCAATGAGAAGATGGCATCAAGACTACAAGATCGCTCGGCGTAACTGGCGGATTCACCGGCAGTCCCACGTCCGTAACAACCTCGATCAAAGCGTCGGGTACGAGAACTGGCAGCGTTTGCCGGGAGCGTCCCCGTTCGTGGTGAAGTGCGCCTGTGACGAACAGGTCGGGCGGTTCCGCAAGAAGGACGCCTGGGACTGCGGCAAGCCGCACTGCATGATCTGCCACAGCGACAAGTTCCCGAAGCGGGAAAAGACCCCGCAGGAACTCCTGTCAGAGAAGGACTTCAAGGAAGCCCTTAAGGACTTCTACGATCATTCTCAGAGCCAAGAGTAGTTGGCGAGCCGGTAGCTTCTTGTAGGTTATCGGCACCTACCTGCACTCGGATGAATTCCAGAAGTGGACCCAGAACCTCGCTCCAGGTAAAGAGCGGGGATTTCTCGACGTACACTCGGAAGGCTTGCGAGGACGCTACCACTACGCCCGGAACGGCAAAGATACCGTCCATGAAGTCGGACGGGTCGCCGCCGCCGTTGACGTACTCTTCTTTGCCAATCTTCGAACAGTAGGCGGGCACGTCGGTCTTTAACTGAATGAAGACCCCTTCGTCGGACGCCCCGCCGATGCCCTTGAAATACTCCAGTTTGAAAACAAGATCGAAAGCCATAGTTTAACACCTAAAAGGAACACTTGACACGCCTGTAGTATTTAACTATAGTGACTCTGGAATTCACCAACCTTCCGAACAAGGATGTTCAATGAACGAAAACGCTGAACTCAACCAGATGCTTTCGAAGGCTTGCAGCAGCGGGATGCCCGCTGTAAAGAGCAGCCGTCCTCCCCGTGGTCGTGACTACGACGACGATGACGACGAGTTCGAGGATCAGGTTACTCAGTCGTACTCTCAGTGGACGACGAGCAACGGCCGGGTGTTCGTGCCCGCCTCCACCACCAAGAACAAACTGCCGCCGGGCGTCTACGAGATCGACAGCAGCCCGAACATCGGTTTGTACTTCGAGAAGATTCCGGTCAAGACCGAAGGTCTGCTCCGCTTCCCGGATACCAACTCCGACAAGGTGGTGGACGAAATCCAGCGGTTCTGGACGCTCGAAGAGAAGTTCAAAGAGTACAGCCTTGCCTACAAGCGGGGCATCCTGCTCTGGGGTCCGCCGGGGTCGGGCAAGTCCTGCACCCTGCAACTCATCATGGCCGACGTTATCAAACGTGGCGGGCTGGTGGTGAAGTTCGACGACCCGTACCTCTTCATCGACGGCATGCGGGTGCTTCGCCGCATCCAGCCGGAAACGCCGGTCGTCGTGATGCTCGAAGACATCGATAGCATCATCAAGATGTACAACGAGTCCGAGGTTCTGAACATCCTCGACGGCGTTAACGAGACGAACCGGATGGTGTTCCTGGCGACCACCAACTACCCGGAGGAGCTTGGGCACCGCATCGTCAACCGGCCGAGCCGGTTCGACAAGCGGTTCAAGATCGGGTTCCCGTCCGCCGCAAGCCGGAAGATGTACTTCGAACACCTGATCGGCGGCAAGAAAAAGGTGAAGGAACTCGGAATTGACCTAAAGCAATGGGTCACGGACACCGATAAGTTCTCCATCGCCCACCTGAAGGAACTGTTCATCGCAGTACACATCCTCGGCGACAACTACGAGGAGGCGGTCAAGACCCTGCAATCCATGCGGGAGGACATCGACACTCGGGAGAGTGACGACATGATGTCCAACATCTTCACCGGCCGGAAGACTAACAAGGAAGAGGACGTTGCGTACTATGACGATGACGGTGACGACTCCTGCGGCGGGTAAGAATAACAACTAGGCGCATCACAATGAACGGGGTATAATCACCCCGTTCATTTCATTTGTAGGAGAACGTCATGAAGGAACGTGACGAACTGGTAGCCCTGCTGGAAGCGGCTTTGGACGCAAAGGGCTTACGGAACGATCAGTACACAAATCGACTGGCTCTCGAACTGAAAGAACTCGACGTTCTTGAAGAACACGAATACTTTCTCAAGCTGCACAAAGAGGGGAAGAAGTACCCTGAGAACGAGAACAACCTTCTCGTCCCATATCTGCTCGACCTGTGCCCCGACTTCGACATCAACCGGGAACCCGCCTACAACCAGGGCGAGTTCCCCGACATCGACATGGACTACCTGCCGCTCGTCCGTGACCACTTGAAGAACGAGTGGGCGGTGAAGGAGTACGGCCGGGATTACGTCTGCTCCATCGGCACCTACGGCACCCTGGGCATCAAGGCAGCCATGCTCGACATGGCCCGTGTCCACGGCGTCCCGAAGGACGAAGTGCAGATGGTTACGAAACAGGTCGAAGACAAGGACGACGAAGGCGAGCCGATGGAGTGGGACAAGGCTCTCGAACTCTACGCCGACTTCAAGGCGTTCTGCGAGCGGCACCCGGACGTGGCCGCAGCCGCCAAGATGATGCTGGACCGGAACAAATCGGGCGGCGTCCACGCCGGGGGACTCATCATCTCCTCCAAGCCGATCCAAGACTTCGTGCCGCTCGAAGTGCGGTCAGTGAAGAAGGAGAACAAGCACGGCGTCCTCGTCTCGGCGTGGTGCGAGGGGCAGGCCACCCAGGACTTGCAGCCGGTCGGGCTGGTGAAGTTCGACTTGCTGGTGGTGGACGGGTTGATGCAGATCGCCCAGGCGTGCGAACTCATCCGCCAGCGGCACGGCATCGAGCGGATCAACGCCCTGCCGGGCGGGCGGAACTGGAGCGACACGGCCTACCTCAACGACCCGAAGGCGTTGGCGATGGCGAACAAGGCCGACCTGAAGTGCGTGTTCCAGTTCGGGTCGGACGGCATCCGGGCGATGGTCAAGCGGGGCGGCGTGACGAGCTTCGACGACCTGATGGCGTACTCGGCCCTCTACCGCCCCGGCCCGCTGAACATGGGGATGGATAAGCACTACTGCGACCGGAAGAAGGGGATCGAGCAGTGGAGCATCCACCCGCTGCTCATGCCGATCCTGGGGCGGACTTACGGGGTTCTTGTTTACCAAGAGCAGTGTATGCAAGTCCTCCACACGGTAGGACTCATCCCGCTCATTCACTGCGAGAAGGTCCGCAAGGCCATCTCGAAGAAGAAGATCGCCCTGTTCGCCAAGTACAAGGACATGTTCATTACGAACGGTCAGAAGGTACTCGGCGAGAGCGAGGAGTTCGTCCGTGACCTGTGGGACCAGATCGAGGCGTTCGCCGACTACGGCTTCAACGCCAGCCACAGTTGTGCGTACACCTACATCTCCTCCCGGCAGTTGTGGCTCAAGGCCCACTACCCGCTGGAGTATTACACTGCGGTCCTGATGTGCGAAGACCAGTCGGACAAGATTAAGGAGATCAAGCAGGACGCCCGGAAGCACGGCATCGAAGTCAAGCCGGTGCATATCAACCACAGCCGGGAACTGTTCCGCATCGTGGACAACGACATCTACTACGGGTTCAGTAACCTGAAGAAAGTCGGCGAGGCGGTGGCGAAGCGGATCGTGGCGGGGCAACCCTACGCCTCGTTCGAGGACTTCCTGCAACGGTTCGGGACCGACATGCAGGTGTTGAAGCCGCTCATCTCCCTCGGCGTGTTCGAGGAGAAGGTGGACCGGATCACGCTGTACAAGTTCTACGACAAGTACAGCGATTGGCTCAAGAAGTGTAAGAGCCGGGACAAGCGGTTCGAGGAGAGCCAAGCCAAGTACGAAACCGAACTCCGGGAACTGCTGAAGCAGTACGGGGCGGACGAGAAGGAAGTCGAGGCGATGGCCCGGTTCGACGATGATGTCATCAGTGAATGGGAAGCCCGGTTCGGCAACATCAAGGTCGAACAGCAGTACAAGTACAAGGGCGAGATGCGGACCCGTGAAGTGTCCGTGGTCAAGTTCATGACCGACATCCACGGGCGGCGGAACAAGGGCGTGCGAGGCCAGGAGGAGAAGACCCGGCTCGACCAAGAGGAACCGCCGACCCTGGCGACCTTCAACGCTAAGACGTGGCCGCTGGAGCAGGCGATCATCGAACTGCTCTCCGACGAGAAGGCAGCCGAACAGGAATACTACGGCTTCCAGTGGGTACACGACCTGGAAGAAAGCCCCGACTACGAAGGGTTCACCATCGACCGCTTCACCGAGGTTGTGGCGAACCGGAAGGAGCCGAGGGGTGCCATCGAGGTTAAGGTACTCCAGGTGACGAAGCGGGAGTTCAAGACCGGCACCATCGCCTACGACGTGAAGGTGGAAGACGCCAACGGCAAGGTGGTGATCGTCCGGTTCTGGAGCGACGACTACACCCGGTTCCAAGAGGAGATCACGCCCGGTGCGCTCCTACGGCTGCACGTCAAGCCGCCGGAAGGGTTCCCGAGCTATTCCTTCTGGGCACCGCCGAAGCACCTGCGGCACCGGCTTGTCCCGAAGGATAAGAGCCTGGACGACCGGCTGTACGTCCTGACGCCGGGGGCGAAGAAGGTTGTCGTGCAAGAGGAGAAACCGGAAGAGGGATTCGAACTGATGGAAGCCTGACTCTAATACGGGTATGTCAGAACCAGAAGTAGTTATCACACCGGAGAACTTCCACGAGTATTTCCATGATGTCCGCACGTCGAAGCCCAAAAAGGGACAGGTGATGGCGAAATTTACCGCCGTCGCCGAGTTCGTCGAGGGCCGGGGCAAGCGTGACATCATGGTCTTACTCAAGCAGGACAAGGCGTATCAGGCCGCTCAGGTCATGCGGAAGATTCACGGGGCCAGAGTGCCTGACTGCTATCGGGTGTGCCGGGAGATCGCCCAGGACATGCTCGAAATGCCGGAAAAGGAAGTGGAGAAGAAGGTCTACGAGTTCCCCATCGAACTCTTCTTCTACACCGAGAAGCAACACGTCCCGAAGAACGACCCTCATTGGGAAACGATCAACCTCCTCCAGATCGACCCGGAGACGGGCAACATCAAGTCCGTCATCGAAATCTAAAGAAACGGTCTATATATCTGGAGGATAATAACCAGTGAGCGTATCATGACCGACGACATTGAAGATTTCTGCTCCCTCTGGGATCAGGCCCAAAAAAGCAACGCCGAATTCAAGTCCAAGAAGCCGGTGAAGGCTGTCGCACCGAAGCGGGAGATGCCGAACTTCAATGAAGACGAGTTCGAGCATGACGACCCGTACTTCAACTACATGGACAGCGAGGAAAGCCTTCTTCAAGAATCCGTTGACAAAAACGAGAAGAAGAAGGACGTGACCGGCAACCCGGTCCGTAAGTGGACGCTCGGCAAGGACTCCAACCCGAAGATTTGGGTTGACGAAGCCGCCCTGGCCGAAGTCGAGAAGCTGAAGCGTAAGCTGTACGAGATCGAGTGCAAGCTTGCGGCCGAAGGCGGCACCGACTGGCAGGAGAAGGCCGTCGAGCCGAGGGACAAGGCACTTTGGGGTCAAATCGAAAAACTCAAGGGCCAGATCGATAAACTGAGCGACACGCTAGGTTTAGACTATGAGCCATCACCTTCACTGTACGACGACGAGAAGTAACTGGAAAAAACGGCTAAGCTACGGCCTTTATGCCGTGGCCTTAGCCTTTATCGCAGTTGCTCCACTGGCATATTTCCTGTATACTGATGACGAGACTGAAGCGGAGGCACCCCTTGTAACCATCGAGTTCACACAGCCGCAGCCGAAACCAATGGCACCGGGCGTTGTGTACGGTGTGTTGTCAATCAAGGTGGTGGACGGACATATCTTTAATGTCCTCCTCGACGACCAAGAGTGGCACGAAGTTCGGCTAACGGCTGTGACCAGGGAAGAGGCAACGGCCGACGTAATTGAAGTCTTGAAACAGACTCACTCTCCCACCGTCACCCTTCGACGCCAAGTCGAAGGACATTGGGTGGTGGACTTCAATGTGGTGCTATCCGGTCGGCGGATTAGTCTGGTGGAGTGGCTGGCAGAGAGGAAGCTACTCCTTTAACTGAGAGAAGACATGGCCGACGAAGGCAAGGACGAGAAACAACGGAAGTGTTCGTCCCGTGACATAAGTGAACTCTTCAAGAACGTACTGGAAGCCAAACTGAAGGACAAGCCGGAAGGCAAGGTGGCGGTGTTCACCCACGCCTTCCCCGACCCCGATGCCCTCGGGGCGATGATGGGCGTCCAGTGGATCATCGGGAAGCTGTACCCGAACATCCAGGTAGACCTGTTCTACCAGGGTGAAATCAGCCACCCGCAGAACATCGCCGTCAACACCCTGCTCGACCCGCAGTTGCGTAAGGTCGCAGAGTACAAGGCGGACGAGTACCTGCTGCGGATTCTCGTAGACACGATCCCCGTCAACGCCGGGACCGGCGATAACAAGGTCGATTTCGACCTGTGCATCGACCACCACAAAGACCTGCCCAACGGGTCGTTCAACGGCGTCGTCATCCACGTCAAGACCGGGGCGTGCTGTTCGATCATTTACAAGATCATGGCGAAGCTCTGCAAGGAGACGTGGTTCGAGGACAACAACGACCACGACAGCAAGACGGCCACCGCCATCATCTGCGGCATCGTGACCGATACCGAGTACATGATGTCGGACGACAGCACCGAACTAGAGTTCGACGCCTTCTCGGCGTTGTTCCCGTTCCGTCATTCGTCGTTCCTGAAGCAGATCGTCTTCTTTAAGAAGCCCCGCTTCTGGATCGACATCAAGGCGAAGGCGTGCGAGGGGGCCGAAATCGACGAAGAAGGTTACGCCATCGTCGGGCTGGGCCTGATCCCCGACAAGCAGCGTGACCTGCTCGCCGACATGGCCGACGAGATGATTACATGGGCGTCCGTCGAGACGGCGATTGCATTCGGTGTAATCGGCGGCGAACGCATCGAAGGGTCGGTCCGCTCGCTCAACCCGTCCATCCCGGTTTCCGATTTCTGCAAGAAACTCGGCGGGAAGCACGGCACCGGCGGCGGTAAACAGGGCAAGGGTGCCTACCGCTACAGCCTCGGGGGCATGTCGATTGACCCCGATGAGGACGACGACACCAAGAAACGCACCTGGGAACTCCTTCGTGAGAAGGAAGCCAAGCGTATCAAGCGGTTGATTTCGAAGTAGTATCAGTTTTCCCCCGGCCGGTGGCTTTACAACCCACCGGCCTTCTAGTATCCTCACCAACAGTTATCGGTCCTGTCCCGCTTCTCTACTCCAGAAGGGTCCAAATGAGCAAGGCACCGAATCAGGTCACGCTGTACAGCAACGGGATCGGGCACTTCCGCCGCACCTACAAGGTGGGCAAGGAAGGCACCACGATCAAGATTCCCTTCCGCAAGGAGTACATCGGCGACGTTCTCGCCAGCCTCGCCGTGTTCGGCAAGGTCCGCCTCGTCTCCCCGCCCTCGTTCACCCCGGCCAACGCCAACGCCACCCAACTCCAGATCGACAGCAGCAACGCCCTCCGGGGGATGCTGAAGTCCCTGTCCGGGGCGGCGGTCAAGCTGAAGATGATGCGGGAGAACGTCCGCTCCGGCGTGCTGCTCGGCATCGAGACGGTGACGGTCGCCACCAGCAACGGCAACGTGCCGCAGGACTACGTTGTCCTGGGTGAAGGGGCGAACGTGTCCCGTATCCTGCTCACCGACATGCAGGGCGTGGACTTCACTGAGGAGAGCGTCCAGGCCGAGATCAAGAAGGCTCTGGCGGCGAACTTCGCCAAGATCAAGCCGGAGTCCACGTTCCTCGAAGTGACCCTGCTCTCGAAGGACGAGTCCGAGACGGAAGCCGTTCTTCAGTACACCCAGCCGGTCGCCGCCTGGAAGATGACCTACGGCATCCGCCAGGACAAGGACCGCTTCTCCCTCGAAGGGGCGGCGGTCATCGACAACAACACCGACGAGGACTGGAACGACTTCACCGTCAGCGTCGTCACCGGCAACCCGATCAGCTTCAGCACCGACTTGGCGAACATCGTCGTGCCGAAGCGTAACCACGTCAGCATCGTGGACGCCCAAGCCCTCGGCAACGTCGCCCTGGCCGAGAGCCAACTGGAGTGCGCCTTCGCCGGTGCGGCGGCGGGCGGGGCTGCACCGAAGGGGCTGCGTGCCCGTGGCGTGACCCGTGGCATCGAACCGGCGATGGCCTACGCCTCCGTCAGCAACCGGGCGTCGTTCGGGATGGCCGAGCTTCAGGACGCTTCGGACTACGCCGAGGCTGACATGGAGCAGGCCGAAGTCGCCAGCGTGGAGGCGAAGGAAGTCGGCGACTTCTGCGTCTTCACCAGCGGCGAGACGATCAGCCTGGGCAGCAAGCGGTCGGCCGTCGTCCCGATGTTCAACGTCGGCCTCAGCACCGCCGGGGGCGTGTTGCTCTACAAGGAGGCCAGCCACGCCCGCCGCCCGTTCCGGGCGGTGAAGTTCAAGAACGAGACGCCCTACTCGCTCGGCAAGGGCAAGACCGTCGTCTACCTGGACGGCGTGTTCCAGGGCGAGTGCGTGCTGGACGCCGCCAAGCCGGGCGACCAGCGGACCCTGCCGCACTGCCTGGAGAACGGCGTCCGCATCAGCCTGGAGCGGAAGCCCAGCGAGAGCCGGGTCGTGTCCGTCGGGTTCAAGAACGGCAGCGTGGTGACGCAGACCGTCAGCCGCCGGACCTACGTCTACGAGTGCGAGAACAAGAAGGACGAAGCCTTCAAGGTGGTCATCGATCACATCAAGGGGCTGTCCGACCCGACGTACACCTTCAGCGGGATCGAACTCGCCGAGAAGGAGAAGACGGCCACCGGCCAGAGGCTCTACTTCAACCTGCCCGCCAAGCCGAAGCCGGACAGCGACGAGCCGAAGGTTCACGCCCTGACGGTGGTGGAACAGCAGATCGAGAGCCGGACGGATTACATCGTCGGCAACATGAACTACGTCATCCAGGTCAGCAAGGGGCACAGCGAGATCACCAACGACCCGCTGTACCAGGAGTGCCTGGAACTCCAGAAGCAGATCGGGAAGGCCCAGGAGAAGATCGAGAAGCTGGAGGGGCAGGTCCGCAAGCTGGAAACCCAGAGCGAGCGGACCCGCAAGAACATGGCGGCGGCGAAGGAGGGTCCGGGCGGCTCGACCTACGACAAGTGGGTCAGCGATCTGGACAAGGCCGACACCGAAATCCGCACCACGCACGACGACCTGATCCCGGCTGCCGAGAAGGAGCGGGACGCCCTGACCGAGAAGCTGAACGAGAAGATGACCGCCCTGTCGGCAAGCTGGACCGAGTGCTGCGGCGGCAAGCCCGACTGCGGGCACAAGACCCCGGCCCTGGTCGGCTAAAAGCAACGAGATCGGGAAACCGAGAACCCAGCCGGGTAAAACCGGCTGGGTTTTTTCTTGTTTGCTAATAACTACTGTATTATGACAGACATCAACAAGTTATTCCTCATCAAGTGTCCGAGATGTGCTTGGTCGAAGTTCACCAGCGGCCTGAAGCAAGACTTGACCGGCCTCTTCGAGATTAAGAAATGTGCCACCTGCGGCGGGCCACGCAAGTTCCGTTGTCAGAAGTGTGGGCAGATTGCTACAATGAAGAGGCTGTCAGGTAACAACAAGGTCGGTACGGATGCCTCTAGCACTGATTCAACCGAGACAACGAGCTAACCACCCCTCACGCCAAGACGAAGAACGGCTCGAACAGGTTAACTTCCACGTCCACAAGCTCAACAGTCGTGTAAGACCGGCACGGGATCGCCGCCTCATCGTGGGCTGCTTCTCTGAGTTCGGGTGCGAGATCGTCGGGCGGATGTACTGCATCCCCCGACTGCTGAAGCGATTCCCCGGTCGCTACGTCATCGCAATGGGCTGGCACGGTCGTGAGTACCTGTACCGCCATCTGGTAGACGAGTTCTGGGAGATCGACGAGAAGTACATGTGGTTACGCAACCACGTCTACGCCTTCCACCACCACTCCGACAACCTCACCGCCATCGAGCGGTCCGCCGCCAAGCACGGCGTCGTCGTCCCCTCCGCTGGCCTCGGCCGGTACGTCGTCGGGAATTTCTGTAAGACGTGCGGTAAATACTGGAACGAGTGGCGTCACACATCCGACACCTGTCCGGTCTGCAACAGCACCAACATCATCCCCAGCATCTTCGGCAACACCGCCGACTACAAGGACAGTGCGATCCGCATCCCCCAACCGAAAGGGAAGATCGCCGATTGGGCGAAGTCCGTCGTCGGCGAGAACGCCGTGGCGATCTTCGCCCGAGGCCGCAAGACCTACGGCCGGAACCTGCCGCCGGAGTTCTACGTCAAGCTGATCGCCCAGCTACGCAGCCAGGGCTACAACCCGATCTGGTTGGGTGAGAAGATCAGCACGCTGCCGTGCCCGGTGGACGATGTGATCGACTTCTCCCGTGACCCGACCGCACGGCACCTGGAGAACACGCTGGCGTTGATTTGCGCCTGCAAGTTCACCATCCAGTTCTGGACGGCATCTTCGAGATTGGCGGGGTGCATGGGTGTGCCCTACATCCTGTTCGAGAGTCCCGAGCAGATTTACTCCTCCGGCCTGAACCCAGGACAGGAGGGGAAGCGTCTCGACCTGACGACGTTCGGCCCGAGGAAAGTGGTGCTGTCGCATTATCTTAACGTGCTGAACAACCAGGACGGGGCTTTACTGAAGGTGAACGAGGCCATCGCCGAGTTGCACGCCGGGAACCACGAGGACATGATCGGGATGGTGGAAGACCCCGAAGCCACGCAGCTATTGAAAGACAAGTTCTACGAATCCGTGAGGGACAATGGAAAGTAACGTACCAACCTTCGTCAAGAGGGCGGCAGAGAGAATGGGATACAACCGGGACTCCTTCGTCGAGAAGGACATGCCCACGGTATTGAGTAACATCCACATCCTACCGTTTTTCGGCGACATGCGATCCACCGCACTGATGGCATCTCTGGTCGCCACCCGGTTGCAGGAAGACCTGAAGGGGAAGTATCTGGTGGTCTGTAGTTGGCCGGGAGCGAGGAAGTTGTTCCCGTATGTTAATGAATTCTGGAGCCACAAGGACAACGGGATCATAAATTCTCTTGCAATGGGGGCGAACAACTTCTATAATGGCTCTGACGCACAAGTCGAAGTGAAACGTGCCTTGTACGACCATTTCGAAAATGTCCTCTCCTACGACGGCATTAAGAAATACTACGACAATGGCTTCGCCACCGACTACTGGCGGCAGGGCAAGACAGTAAAACGCTGTCTGCCCGGAGTACCCTCAGTGACGACGCTGACTGCCGACTTCAAGAACGAGATGACCCGGAAGGCGGGTGATAAGGTATTGGTCTACCCTACCACCCGCATGCGATCCTGGCAGAAGGGCAAGGTCGAGTACCTGCCCGTGCCCCAGGACGTGTGGGTCCACATCTGCGAGCGGCTGCTGGCCGAGTCCATCACACCCGTCGTTTACCAAAACAACCAGACCCACGACCTGTCCAAAGTCTTTGCGGACAGGTGCATCTACGTCGTGCCGAAAGACTGGACACACGCCATGAGTGCGATGCGGGCCTGCGGCATGGCACTGGATGTCCACTCGGGCATCTCCCGGCTGGCTCTGCTGGCCCGGTGCCCCTTCGTGGCGGTAGACGAGAGGATGCGGTTCTCTGCCCACAAGGAATACGAGTTCGACGACCTAGCCGGGGAGTGCATGTACCGAAAGTACATCTTCTCGGCTTCGACCGTTTTCCTGGGCGGAAGCAAGGCCGACTGGAATAACACCGTCGTGGACGGCGTTATTAACGAACTCAAGGGGCTGCGAAAAACGGCCTCCGTTGCGGCACTCCCCGATGCCACAGAGTCTTACAGCGACGTGTCTTACGACAAAGTGCGTGAACTCAAGCACAAACGGTTAGGAATCCGTTTTATTAGGAAGTATTAAGGAGAATCGACATGGCTAACGTAACTAATGTGCGGGTCGAGTTGAAGCCGGGCCGTGGTAACGACTACCACGACCGTGACCGGGCCTTCAAGATCATGCTGGCCCTCTTCAAGAGGAAGGTCGCCGACGCCGGGGTCTTGTCTCAGTACAAGGATCACGAGGCTTATGTGTCCCCGTCCCGCAAGGCACGCCTGAAGATGCGTGCCACGGTCCAGGCGAGGAAGCTCGATGAGATCGAGGGCAAGCTGCGTCGGGGTGAGCCGATTGAGAAAGACAAGAATTTGGTGAAGAAAGTCCAGACCCGAATGAAGAAGAAGAAACAACGTAAAGACAAGCAGCGTGACGGTGGTTACAACTTCAACTACCGGGAGTACGCTGATAGTTAAGGGGACAAATGTCGAAGAACAAACAGGTAATGTCCATCGCCATCGAGCCGGACCTGCATAACGAACTCAAGTCTTATGCACGCAAGAAGGGCTTGTCAGTTTCGGCCTACATTGGCACGTTGGTAAGCAAGGCCGTGAAGCTGCCGATTGACGATGACCCGGTAATTGTTGGGAAACCGGCCGACGAGGACGTTGTTCCTGTTATGCTGAAGATTCCTGCGAACCTCAAGGGTGACAAGGTGAACCTCGAAGCGTGGCTCGCCGCCCAGGTCGCAGGGATCGTCAACAAGCTGGGATAAGCTTGACTTCCAAAACGGGGATGGGTAACATATGAAACTGGTTGCACCGGAAGACATCCCTCTGGGGGAGATCGTACCGCTCGACAACAAGGCCAAAATCTACAACATCTTCACCAATATGATTAAGATGTGTGAAGAGAAAGAAGGGATTGGCCTATCGGCGGTACAGGTCGGCCTGCCATACAAGATGTTTGTCGTCAAAGACGGCGACAAATACAGGTGTTTCCTGAACTGCGATTACGAACCGACTACCGAAGCTAAACGAACGTTGTCCCTCGAAGGGTGCCTGTCTCTGCGGTCGCTAGACGGTCGCTTGCGATTCTTCGAGGTTGAGCGGTGGGACCAGATCAAGGTATCTGGAACCGAATTTTGTTTATCATCTATTGATTTTATATTTGGTTTTATTGAGTGCGTCAGTTCCCCCTTGTGCGTTGTGTTTCAACATGAGATTGACCACGACAAGGGGGTTCTGATCTCTCAGATAGGCAAGGAAGTATCGCTCTTTTGAAAAACTAAGGACAAGGATGTGCCGAAATGAGTGAACAAGTCGAAACGTGGGGTCGGTGGAACATTTACAGAGATACCACCGTAGAGCAACACATCCGAGAGCGTGCATACTTCATGTGGCTGGAGGCCGGGTGCCCCGACGGTCGGGACAACGAGTTTTGGTTGTCCGCCGAACGGGAACTTCTCCAGTCGCCTAAAACCAACTGGCGTGGCCCTTCTTACATTATGGAGGAGGGCGTCATCCACTGCCCATATGTTCCCGAGGAGTTCAATTCTCCTGTAGTGGATGGCATCGATTTCACTTCTACTGAAGAAGTGACCATCGAGTTGACGAAGCGTTACGAACCTACCCAGAACACGTTAAGCTACGAACCTACCGGGCGGACTCGTGAAGACCCGGTAGCCTCCCGAGCCAGTGCCCTCATCCGGTTCGGTCGTAAGCTTCTGGACAAGGTGAAGGGTAAAAGTGAGTGATCTCTTTCAACGAGTCCTTGCCGCCAACCGGGGCAAGGACTTCTTCTTGGTCCGGGTAATCCGTGACATGTACACAAAGGAAGGTCGAGCAAAGTATGGCGTTGACACTGAAACAAGTGGCCGATGTATGTCTGCTCCACCAGGGGCACAAGGAGTGCCGCTACCTGGAGGGGGACGACACGGACCCCCAGAAGTTCTACTGCAAGAAGAAGTCACCGGACCGAAAGCACATTGACGACTTGGTGCAGGAGTACCTGGACGAGTGCCGGACGAACGGCGAAGACCCCAGGGACGGCGGGGTGGCCCTCGCCGACGGTTGTGCGGGATACATTAACCTGAAGAACGTGCCGCAAGGCTACGACGTGGAGGACTGATGACGGCAGGAATCGAAGTAATCAAAGCGAAGAACCCGAGCCTCGGCCAGTGGCTCGAACAGTGGAAGAAGCGGTACGAGAAGAAGTACAACTTCGCCGACTCGAACGATCAGGCCACGTTCTACGAGGGCATGACGGAGATGGCGAAGCATCTGGCCCACTCCTCCAACGGGGCGGGCGTCTCGCTTGTGCTGAACCCGGAGGGCGTGACGACGGTCTACATCAACGCCGCACCGAAGTTGGTGACGCCATGACTAAAGAAGAGTTCTATGAATCGGTGATGAAGATCGTCACGGCCGGTGCCGTCCCTGTCGTCATGTGCCAGTGCGGGTATGGGTCTTGGCAATATGAAGGCCACACTAAGTACCTACACCAAAACTACGAAGGGCAGTGCAAGAAATGCGGCGAAACAGGTAAGAAGCATTTGTTCGGGGACTTCAACGCCCCGGAGTTGTGAAATGAAAAAGCCCGGCGGAAGCCGGGCTTTTTGTTTACTGATAGTTGACTTGGTGCTTCTTCACCAGGGCAAGGACTTTCTCCTCAACATCAGTGTACATCGCCGCACGGAACACATTGTCCTGTAGCTCCTCGTCGGCCTTCAAGGCGACCTGCTGGGCGAGCAGGTTAGCTGCCTTGTCTGATTCCTTAGCTTGCTTCCGATAGCCCATCGCCACGAAGCCAGCCACGACGGCGATCACGCCACCGATCAGCAGTCCGCCGTTCCCCGAGAGAATCTGGATGCCGCTGTTTTGGTTTGTACTCTGCAAGTTCGCCATGCCAGCCTGGACGTGATCCAGCTTGCTGTTTTGGATTTCGGCGTTCTGCTTCAAATTGAACAGGTCATTCTTGAACCCATTCTGAATAGTTTCCAGTTGGTCGATCCGCCCGTTTTGGTTGTTAAGCTTCTGATCCAACTTCGGCTCGAACCGGGGCGACAAGTTGCCGCAGCCGGAAAGACCGACCATCACGAATAGGGCAAGAAATAGCGTAAGTAGCTTTTTCATATCCTACCTCCTCGTAGGTATTTATGCACCGAAAAGGAATATCCACTTGCCTCCCGCCCGGATGGTGCTACAATGGCGTTTGGCTGCGCCTGTCAAGGAGGACTGGCATGGACGACGAGACGGTGGACTTCACTAAGTTCGACGAACCCAACCTGGAACTGAAAATCTACATCAAGGCTCTGGAGCGGCAAACTCTGGAGGCCATTGAGAGGTTTTTCAAGGGCCGGACGTGGTTCTGCGGCGGTCCCATCCCGAAGAACTACCTTTACTCCAAGCAGAGCGTGGACTTGGTGTTGAGTACCGAGTTCCTTAACGGCATTGATGAAGTCCGGGCACTCCTGCCCCAAGAGGAGCCGCCCAAAGGTTTCGACCCCAAACGGATCGATTGGGACACGCACCGCCTGTTACAGCTTCTTCACGAAGTCAAGCGGTTCGGGATTCCGAAAGAGTTCCAGGCGGGTATGATCCTGCTCTACATGCGGTTCTGCATGGGGATTTCAATGCCGGAAAAGAAGAGGAACCTTGCTCATATAACCTCGTGAACCGTGACCTGATATTCGTGTCGGGGTCGTTCTTTGAGACGGAGATTCCAAAGGACAAGACCTTCCTCCTGAAGTATTACACCACGCCGGTGCAACTGGCTTGGCTACGGTACTTTTTCGCCTTCGGGGATACGAAGTGCTTCAGCGACCACACGGGCCACCCGATGACCGACAGGTACGACCGCAGGATGCGGCGACGGTACAAGCGTCTGGTGGAGTTGGAGAAAGACGCCCGCCTCAAGATGGACTTCGACAAGTTGTGGGAAGTCACGTCCGGCGGCGTCATGATAGACAAAATCATCTGACCAGGGAGGGTCAGTCATGGATAAGCGTACCCAGGCCGAAAGGCTCATCAAGAAGTTCAACGCCTACAAGGGCATGACCAGCGAAGTCCTGATGAAGTGCAAGCTCCTGAAGGCGAAAGTCCAGGCCGCACGCCGAGCGGGCGTCACATCCGACCCGGCCCTGGAAGAGTTAGTTAACAATTCCCTGGCCCAATATCAATCCGACTTGTCTAAATACAAGAAGAAGATGCGCCGCATCTACAGACAAGTTGAGGAATTATGCCACTAATCAGCTTTGACCAATACCGTGAGAGCAGCCCCGCCACCCGCAACAAGTGGGCAGCGGCCCTCGGCCTCCAGCCGCCGTACTCAGCAGACGTGTACGGTCACAGCACGCCCATCAAGTTCGTCGCTGACAAGCTGAAGGAAAAGATCAACGCCAAGCCCAAGAAGGGCAAGCACAAGGATCAGCCGCAGGTGGACGAGTCTCACGACGCCAAGCCCGACTACTCCTTCGACCGTTTCATCAGTAAAGCCACCCAGATGCGGGGCGAGATGGACGACGAGGAGAAGAAGGCTAAGGAAGACGAAGACAAGCTCGACGCCGACATCAAGAAGGCGAAGTCCAAGCCGCAGGATGACGACAAGAAGTCACCCCGTAAGTTCCCGCCGGAAAAGGCACTCGGCCGGGGCAACCCGCACGAGAAGCCGAAGGGCGACGACGAGAAGGACAAGGACTTCGACGACGACGTTAAGGAATGGGAGCAGGCTTGGGCGGACATGGAGTCCGACATCGAGGCCAGAACGTCGAACAAGGGTTGGTAACTCGACACTGTAATTGGTAAGGAGGCCAATTATGCTGACGACAGGGATGTTCACCCCGACGCTCGCAATCGACGAGAAACAGGTCGCTAAGGACGTTAAGGAAATCAAGACGAGGACGAAGGTCATGCTCGGCAAGGGCAAGACCATTGTCTTCGCCGTGGCGTCCGCCCTCGACACCACCGACAACAAGATCATCCACGTCCCCTGCAAGAACGGCATCCACATCTGCAACGCCGTCTACGACGTGACCAAAGACAGTTTCATCGTGGAAGGCGTCGAAGTCTTCACCGTGGGCGACATCCCCGCCCACTACTACGTCGAGATGGACGGCGTTCAGGGTTTCCGCATCCACCTGCCCCTTCCCGAGAAGGTCATCAAGCGGTATCTTACAGAATCCGAGAAGAAGAAGTTTGAGGACTGGAAGGCTAAGTTTCCGGCGGAAAAGTACAACATCAAACTGTTAGAGATGGTGACTACGAATGGCTGAAAAGAAGAGAGTCCCGCCCCGGATCGTACCGGACCGGGATAGCAAATACATGGCGATGGCCCTGATCGTGGCCGGGCTGTCCAAAGACCCGTCCACCCAGATCGGCTCCCTCATCATTGATGAAGACAACTCGCCGCTTGGGTGGGGCTACAACGGCCCTCCGGCCCAGATCGACGACAACGCTATCAATTGGGACCGGCCCGACAAGTACGATTTCATTATCCACGCCGAAGAGAACGCCATCGACCACTCGAATGCGTGGCTCGGCAACGCCACGATCTACGTCACCGGCCTGCCGTGCAAGAAGTGCATGCTCCGCATCGTCAGTAAAGGAATCAAGCGGGTCTGCTACCTGGAACGGGAGTACGACAAGAACAGCATGCAGGTCGTCTCGGCCGACGTGGCACGGGTCCACGAGATCGCCAAGCTGGGCGGGGTGAAGCTGGATGCGTTCAAGGGCAACCTCAACTGGCTGCCCGACTGGACAATCGTCTTGCGGAATCTCGGAATCCTGGGCGGCAAAGATAAATAAGGCATGCCGATCAACTACCAGATTAAGAACACGACTTCCGGGTGCCAGCCGGAGCAATGCCCAGACGAGTTCGGTTGTCCGCCGGGGGTCTGCCCCGACTTCACGATTCGTCGCCACGATACCCGCCCGCCGTTCAAGGTTCTCGTCGAGGACTGCGACGGGGCACTGAACGTCCAGGGACTCATCGTCGAAGTGAACATGTGGGCCAACGCCAAGTTGCGTAAGGCCATCACCACCGAGGACACCTACTTCCAACTCGCCGACAACATCGGGTTCAACCAAGTCATGATCGGCGACATCATCCAGATGGACCGGGTACGGCAGCCCGAGTACATGCTGGTCACGGGGTTCGACGAGGAGAACAAGTTCATCCAGGTCGAACGGGGCTATCGTGGCACCACCCCGAGCAACTGGAAGAAGGGCAACAAGATGCGAATCTTCCGCATCATGAACGCCCCGGCCGAAACCGAACTGGTGTTCGACGACATTACAGAACCGGACGGCACGACCCAGAAGGACGTGTTGCAGGAAGCCTACTTGGTATACAACTGGAAGGCCGAGGACACCTGCCTGCCGGGCTGCTACTGGTTGGAGTTCAAGGTTCTGAAGATGCAGGACTTGGTGCTGTGGCTGCCCGGCGGTCTGTGGGCTGGTCCGGTCCACCAGGAGGCCGACGGTTTCTTCTACACCGGCACGGACCAGACCGAGAGTTCTGTAAGACTCTCCTACGACTCGGTACATGACAAATACGTCCTGCCGAGTTCCGCCTGGACCGGCGAATTCAACTATTTCTCTGGATATTACTACACGGGCCTTGTCATCAACGACGGCTCTGTGCTATTAAATCGTAACGACATCCCCGTCAGCGACGATACAACGATTTCCTCTGTATCCACCGTTGAGGAAGATGTTACAATGATGGCCCTGGCGACTTCCGTAACGCCGAGCTTCACCGAGTACCCCGACCCGACTCTGTGGAACTACTACTTCGGCTGCGTGTTGGGCGAGGGGGTCGAATGGGAGCGACGGTTCCCGGTCAACCACGAAGGGTTCTTGATTAAGATCACGAACTCATACACACCGGAATAAGGGGAATTGAATGTCGAGCGTTGCCGACTTCCTGATCGAAAGACTTGAGAACGCAGGTGTAAAGCACGTCTTCGGGCTGCCCGGAGACTACGTTCTCGACTTCTACGACAAGCTCTGGAACAACCCGAAGATTGACGTAGTGAACACCACCGACGAGGCTCACGCCGGTTTTGCGGCCGACGCCTACGCCCGTGTCACCGGCATTGGATGCGTCTGCGTGACGTACAACGTCGGGGCACTGAAGATCGCCAACTCGGTCGCCTGTGCCTACGCCGAGCGGTCCCCACTGGTCGTCATCTCCGGCTCGCCGGGCATGAAGGAACGAAACGAGGACATGCTGCTGCACCACATGGTCCGCAGCTTCAACTGCCAGAAGGAAATCTTCGAGAAGATCACCTGCGATGCCGTCGTGTTGGACAATCCGGCGATGGCGGGCTACCTGATCGACCGGGCGTTCGAGAACCTGAAGCACTACAAGCAGCCGATCTACATCGAACTGCCCCGTGACGTGGCGAACAAGCCGCTCGTGTACGACGTGTACAAGCTCGGCACCCCGACCGCCCCCAAGAGCGACCCGGAGAACCTGAGCGAAGCGATTGACGAAGTAACGACATGGTTGAAGAAGGCCCAAAAGCCGGTCATCATGGCCGGGGTGGAAGTGGCCCGATACGGCCTGGGCGAGAAACTGGTGAAGTTCGCCGAGCGGCACAACCTGCCGATTGTTACGGAATACCTGAGTAAGTCGGTCGTCCCGGAGACGCACCCGCTGTTCGCCGGACTGTACAGTGGCCCGGCCAGCGACGAGTTCACCCGGAAGCTGGTGGACGAGAGCGACTGCCTGCTGATGTTCGGCGTGATGCTGACGGACATGACCCTCAACTTCATGCCCGCCAAGTTCCAGAAGCGGCAGGTGGTGAACGCCTCGGCCAACGGGCTGAAGGTGAAGAACCACGCCTACACCAACGTCACGTTCATGGACTTCTGCAACACGTTGCTGAAGGCCGAACTCGGCCTGCGGGAAACTCCCGACCTGCCGGTGTACGAGGCCGTCAAGGAGTTCGTCCCGGAGAAGGGCAAGAAGATCACCACCAGCCGCCTGTTCGAGATGGTGGAAACGATGTTGACCAAGAACACGGCAGTGGTGGCCGACATCGGCGACTGCCTGTTTGGTGCCGCCGACATGACGATGCACAACAACAACCTGTTCCTCTCCCCGGCGTTCTACACGAGCATGGGTTTCGCAATCCCTGGGGCGTTGGGTGTGATGACGGCGAAGCCGCACCTGCGGCCGGTCGTCCTGGTGGGCGACGGGGCGTTCCAGATGAGCTTCGGCGAACTGTCCACCCTGGTGAACCGCAACCTGAACCCGATTGTGATTGTGTTAAACAACGGCGGGTACAGCACCGAGCGGGTCATGAAGGACGGCGGATACAACAATCTGCGGAACTGGAGCTATCATACGGTCGGCGACTTATTCTTCGGCGGCTCAGGTGCCGAGGTACGCACGGAAGACGAACTTGAGGCGGCTGTTAATAAAGCCCTTGACTCAAAGCAGCTTTTCGTGTTAAATGTCGTGTTAGGCCCGAAGGACATCTCCCGTGGTATGCGGCGGATGGCCGAAGCCTTAGCAAAGCGTGTTTAGGAACTACATGGCCGTAGACGAACAAGATGTTCTTCCTCCTCAATGGAAGGCTTATCTCCAAGACGAGTGGCTGGTCAAAGACCGGCAGGGATTCATCGAGCATATTGATGACCTTGAGGAGAATGCCGATTGGGAGGAGAACTTCGCCCAGCAATGGCTGGACATGAACAACTACGAGCTTTACCTGAAGCACCGTGATCTAGCCGAAGAAAAACGCATGGAAGCTGAGTACATGCGTAGTTTACTCTAACAAAGAAGAGGTTTTGCCGCACATGGCACTGTTTTCAAACCCCAAGAAGGGGGCGTGAGTGTTCAATAAGAAATACGACCCGAAGCAGAAGAAGCAATTCACTCGGGTGAACGAGCAGATTCGCATCTCCCCTGTCCTCGTCGTCAAAGACGGGCAGAAGTTGGGCACCATGCCCAACTACGAGGCACTGCGGTTGGCTCGTGACGAAGGGCTTGATCTCGTCGAGATTTCGCCCAACTCCCGCCCTCCGGTCTGCTCGATCATGGACTACGGGAAGTTCAAGTTCGACCAGTCCAAAAAGAAGAAGGACAAGGGTTCCGCCCAAAAGGAAAAGGAAGTGTCCTTCCGGTACGTCGTGGGCGATCACGACCTGGAAACCAAAGTCAACCAGATCAAGGGCTGGCTGGAGTCCGGGGAACGGGTCAAGATCACGGTCAAGTTCAAAGGCCGGGAGAACGCCCACAAAGACGAGGGGATGGTCGTCATCAACAAGTGCCTTGAGTTATTGAAGGACGTGGCAAACGTGGAGAAGAAGCCGTCCTTCGAGGGCAGCCAAATCATCGCACGCCTCACCAAGAAGTAAGGTGGCTGTGGATAAGGAACAAATCATTAGGCAGCAGGGAACTGCGCTCGTGCGGGTGCTGGAAGAGAAATCCGCTCTCCCGGCACCCCCGGCGTGTTCACTATTGACACGTCTCAAGTCTTACACAACCGAAGAACTCCGAAACTGCTTCGGAATCTACGGCCTGAATTTCGCCGCCTTCGCCAACAACATCGACCTGGAACACCCCGACCTGAACGCCCTGTTCGGCGGGCAACTAACTGAGGACCGGCCGGGTTACTTCGGCCGGGACGCCTCGGACCTGCTCAAGCTGGCCTCCTACGGCACGAACTTCAACCTGTCGCAATACGTCCTCTACAACCTCAAGCGGGTCATCACCCAGCACGAGATGTGGAACGAGATCAGTAAGAAGCTCGACAACCCGAGTCGAAACCAACTCTACGTCCGGTTCGTGAAGAGTTGGTCGGAGCGACACAACATCCGCAAGTCCAAGAGGACGCAGCCGGTCGAACTCCGGGTGCTGTTCAAGAAGGGCAGCCGGATGTGGGACTCCCAGCCGGACGACTTCTCTCCGTTCATCCGGGACGAGATCAGATACAGCGTCCAACTCCAGAAGGCGATGGATCGGTTCAACCACTTCCAGAAACTCGGCCTCAGTTGCATGGCCGAGGAAGTGAAGAAGTCGGTGGACTTCATCGAGGCAAAGTCACGGTGCGATCTGTACCTGGGATACAACAAGATCACGCTCACCCAGGCGGCAATCGTCCTGGCACGCATGATCGGCTGTGAGTTCCACGAGGACTTGGCGTCTACCGTCTGCATTAACACGGACAAGTTGTACGATTTCTCCACCGTGTCCCTGAGCCGGGGCTACTTCAAGTACACGCCCCAGGCGTACTGCCTGCACGACATGCCAGAGCCGCCCGAAGCGGTGCGACGTATTATGGAACACGTCGAGGCCATGCCCGAGTTGGGAAAACGCCCGGCATTCGACCATTATCGGGTGGTTGTCCCGAGTTTTAACTACCCGGACATCTACCTAACTTACAGGACGTTGAACGGCGAAACGGTGATTGCCGATACCTACGCCGACATGAGGAAGGGACTCGACCTTGAGCTACTGAAGGCCGGTATCACCACTGGCGTGTTACTCGGCGAACGAGACGGCGGTTGTTACTTCTTGGGGTATTGGGCGTGAGCGACAGACAGATCAAAATCTCAGCGGCGTTGTTGCGAGAGATGCTGGTTGAGGCATATCAGAGTGGGTGGTACGGGGTTCAGGAGTTAGACGGCGACACGGCCGACAGTATCATCGAGAAACGTATTACCGAGGACATGGTGGTCAAACCCGCACCGCCCCCTGCCACTATGCCGTTCGTCGGCGTCGGCCAGCCGCTCATCGTCAGCGGCCTCGGCATGAACCTGAACATGAACGGCTGGGCCGCACAGCCGAACAACATCATCATCAGTGCCGACTCTATCAACCCGGTACAGGTCACAAGCAACCAGGATCACTCGATCTGACACTATCTTAATCCATGTTGCCTTTATTCAAGGTGTTCATGGCTCCCGAGGCCGGTGATGCGGTCAAGGAAACTCTCTACTCCGGTTTCATCGGCCAGGGGGCGAAAGTCGCCTCCTTCGAGGCCGAGTTACAGAGCTACTTCGGCTCGCCCTGGGTACTCACCACCAACTCCTGCACGAGTGCCTTGCACTTGGCCTACCTCTTCGCCGAACCCGGTGAAGCGTTGTGCCCGCCGCTCACCTGCCTCGCCACGTCGGCCGCACTGAAGCAAGCCGGACACACGGTCAAGTGGGTGGATATCGAACCCAACGGCAACATCAACCTCGTCGATCTCGCCACCAAGCTCACCCCGCAGACGAAGCTCGTGGTCGTCGTCCACTTCGCCGGGAACCCGGTCGATCTGGACAACCTCAACGCTATCCTCGACAAACACGCCGAGAAGCACGGCAACCGGCCGCTCGTTGTGGAAGACTGTGCCCACGCCATCGGCAGCCGCTATAACGGCCGCAAGGTGGGCACCACCTTCGGGCACATCTGCTGTTTCTCGTTTCAAGCAGTGAAGACCCTGACCACCGGCGACGGCGGGTGTATCAGCCTGAGCAGTCAGATCGAGTACGACATCACCAAGCGGCGGCGGTGGTTCGGCTTGAGTCGTGACTGTTCGATCTTTGAGCAGGACGTGACGGAGTTGGGCTATAAGTATCACATGAACGACATCAACGCCACCATCGGGTTGTGTAACATGTCGCACCTGGACGCCCTGGTGGCGAAGCAGCGTGGGAACTACCACTTCTACCGGGACGCCCTGCCTGGGATCAGCGTGGCTCAGTGCGGCGAGCCGAACGGCTGGCTGTACCCGGTGTGGGTGGATGACCGTGTGTCGTTCGAGAGGATGATGGCCGAGCGGGGCGTCCACTGCGGTCCGGCCCACTGCCGTAACGACGTGTACTCGTGTTACAGAAAAGCGGACTTGCCCATCATGGAGTTGGCCGAGAAGCACCTGACCTGTATTCCGTGCGGATGGTGGATAGAAGAAGCCGACAGGCAGTACATAGTTGACTGTATCGTGAAAGGGTAACATGCAATTCCGTGAGTTCGTAGTTCAGGAAGGCGATCTCCTGAAATCCATCGTGTTCGGCGTCAGGCAGGGCATCAAGAAGTTCAACGAGAAGCCAACCCCGCCGCCCGAGAAAAAGGTGTCGGAAAAGAAGCAAATCCTCAATCAACTAATGTCGGCGACGAACGACAAAGACCTGTCGGCTGTCGTCGAAAAGATGATTCAGAATAACTTGAGGCTTACCGCCAACGGCGAACTGAAGAAACCCAACAAGAACTGGTTGATGGAGAGACATGTACACGCACAAAAACGGAATCACCTTCAGAAAGGTCGAGGAAGACGACCTGCGGTTACTGCTTGACCTGAAGAACGAGAGTTGGTGGGGGACGCACAGTGTCCTCTTTGCCAACATGCGTGACCAGAAGCGGTGGTTCGACAACCTCGGCGACAAGCTCGTCTTCTCCATCATCCGTGGCGAGTCCGTCATGGGCGTCTGCGTCGTCAGCGACATCGACTACATTTCCCGGAAAGCCTCGATCAGCGGCTCGGTCATCAAAGACTTCAGAAACAACAACAACCCACGCCTGATCTTCGAGGCCGGTATCGACTTCGCCTTCGAGATGTTCAATTTCAACCGCCTGGAGGCGGAAGTGCTGGAATCCAACTATTCGGCTCAACTACTGGAAGTAAAAATGCTTGGATTCACGGTCGAGGGGAAAAAGAGGATGGCAGTTTACAAGGCGGGGCGGTATTATGACTCAATCGTACTCGGGCTACTCCGCTCCGAGTGGGAACAACAGGACCGTGTAAAAGAACTGCACGGCGGCTGCAACACCAACTTCTGCCACGACAAGGCAGAGAAGTTCGTGCAGCGTTCACGGAAGAACATCCAGGGGGTTACGGAATGAAATGTCTCGTCACCGGCGGTGCCGGATTCATCGGAGCCAACCTCGTCCGCCGTCTACTGAACGACGGCCACGTTGTCGTGGTCTGGGACAACCTTTCGACCGGAAAGCGTGAAAACCTGCCGGGCAGTCCGCACGGCCACCTGAGCTTCTACGAGATCGACGTGGCCGACATCAGCCCGGAGAAGCACGTTGAGAAGCGGTTCGACATCATCTACCACTTGGCGGCACACGCCCGCATCCAGCCCAGCTTCAAGTCGCCCGACGAGTCGTTCAAGGCCAACGTCGGCGGCACGCTGAAGATGCTCGAACTCGCCAAGAAGCATGACGTGCCGTTGATCTACGCCGGGTCGAGTTCGTTCTACCACGACAAGTACGCCAACCCCTACACCTTTACCAAGTGGCAGGGCGAAGAGTTGTGCGTCATGTACAACAAGGTCTACAAGGTGCCGACGGCCATCGCCCGGTTCTTCAACGTCTACGGCCCGTTCCAGATCGAAGACGGCCCGTTCGCAACCGTCATGGGCGTCTTCGAGAAGTGTAAGAGAGAGGGCAAGGCGTTCCCCATCACCGGCACCGGCGAGCAGCGACGGGACTTCACCCACGTTGACGACGTGGTGGAAGGTCTGGTCAAGGTCGCCGAAAAGCGTTGGAACGCCGACATCTTCAACTTCGGCACCGGGGCCAACTACTCGGTGAAGGAGATCGCCCGGATGTTCAAGCCGTCTGCGGCGAGCTATGTTCCGGGACGACCGGGCGAGGCACCGGAAACCCTGGCCGACATCAAAGCCACGAAGAAGGCGTTGGGCTGGACGCCGAAGATCAAGGTCGATGAGTACATCAAGGAATTCGTGAGCAAATGCGGGTAATCGTCCTCGGCGTCTACTACAACCGTCCGCTCCTGTTCCGCAAGGCGTTGGAGAGTCTGAAGGTCACTGCCTCTACACATCCCGATTGGGAGATGGTGATCGGGGACGACAACAGCCCAAACCCGGCCGAACCCATCGTCCGGGAAGTTCTACCGGAATACGCCGACCGGGTGAAAGTTCTCAATTCGTACACCAGCAGGGAAGAAAAGGGGCAGGGCGTCGGCCGGGTCGGTGCCCTTGCCAACCAAGCCATCCGGGAGTCGAGTGCCGACATCGGCATCTTCCTCTGTGATGATGACCTGCTGATGCCTAACTACTTTAAGACACTGAGCGAGTATTACAGCAGAACTCCTGCCATGTACGGGTATTGCGACATCGCAATCTACAACCCGTTGAAGCCGGGCGAAGCCAACTACTCAGTGAGCTACAACAAAGACGTGGACGACCCGGTGAACCACCTGGACGCATCCCAGATTTCGTTCCGACTCGACGCCTTCCGTAAGCACGGTGTTTCCTTCCCCGAGAAGGCGAGCCTGATCGAGAACCTGGACGCCGCCGTGCTGCGGCAGATGTACCAGAAGTTCGGCAAGCCGGACCGGATCAACTGCTACGGGCAGATCAAGGGCATCCACGACTACCAGATGATGTGGAACAAGAAGAAAGATATCTTAACACATCTGCAACACATAGACAGTCTAGCCGGAAAAGTATTCTGATGAAGAACCTGTACGAAGTTCTCGGAGTCGAAAAGACGGCGACGAACGAAGAGATTCAAAAGGCGTACCGAAAGCTCGCCATGAAGTACCACCCGGACCGTAATCCGGGGGACGACGAGGCCACCGAGAAGTTTAAGGAAGCCGTAGCCGCCTACGAAGTGCTGTCCGACGATGACAAGCGGCGTCATTACGATATGGTCGGCGAAGCCCCACGCCGGACCGGCAACGCCCCGCCACCGCCGTCCTACGACGACTTCTTACGCAACTTCTTCAACGGCCAACAGACCAACCGCCAGAACGGCACGAACCTCATGACCGAGGTTGTGATCGACCTGGAGGACGTATTGACCGGCAAGGAAATCGAAATCCCGCACACCACCAAGAAAACCTGCCCCGACTGCGAAGGTGCAGGCGGCGATAAGATCGTCTGTCATGAGTGCGGCGGCTCAGGCTGGCGGCGGGCACAGCACTCGATGCGGGGCCAGAACATGTTCGTGCAGCAGTCGTGTAACACCTGCCAGGGGAAAGGCTACAAGATCGGTGCCCCGTGCGACAAGTGCAGCGGCCGGGGCATGACCGAAGAGGGCGAGAACATCCTGAAGCTGGTCATCCCGCCGGGCATCCCGGACGGCGGGCAGATGATCTTCAAGGGCTGCGGCGGGCCGGGCAAGAACGGCGGCAGACCGGGCCACCTGATCGTCACCATCGCCGTTCGGGAACACAACCTGTACAAGCGGCTGGACGACGGCAACCTGTTGATTAAGGTGCCCGTGTCGTTCACCCAACTGGTGCTGGGCGACGAGCTAGAGATTCCGACGTTGGACAAGAAGGTGGTTAACTTCCGCATCCCGCCGAAGTCCACGGCCGGGCGGAAGATGCGACTGGCCGGACAAGGACTGCCGAAGCACCACGAGTCGCCGGAGCGGGGCGACATCCTGGCCGAACTGATGCTGGAAGTTCCGCAGGGGGCGAACGAAGAGTTGGTCGCCCTGGTGGAGAAGATGGCAAAGTTCGACGAGGACGGATCGGTCTACCCCCGGAAAAAGCATCTCAAAGATGTGTGTGCGGGACTAAATAATAACCGGGAGGCATAACATGGAATGGGATACACTTAAGAAAAGCGTGCTGTTCTGGGTCGTGGTTGGTTTCACCGCCCTCAACGTCTCGGCTTTCCTCTTCTCGAAGTTCATCATTCACCAGACCACTCAGCGGGTGCTGGAGAAGCTTCAAAAGGAATACTCGCCGTCGCCTTACGGTCCTGGCTTCGACCCGGATCGGGTGAACATCGACGGCCTCAAGCAACAACCGGCACCGGGCGGTCCATTCCCTGTGGCCTTCACTGAAGGCAATGACGCAGAGTGGGAAGCGGGATGGGAAAAGGCCAGAGGCTTTAATCCAGAACGATAGCCTTCGTAATGCGTGAGTGGTTCTTGGCGGCATCTTTGGGGTGCCGCTGGAACGAAATCATCATCGTCTTCCCCAACTTCGGCTCACCCTTAATCCGCTTGAACTCATCGTAAGTAAAGTTAGCCTCGGTCCCGTCCGACAGCCGGATGAAGATCGGGTTTCGTTTGGTCAAGAGAGTTGTGATTCTACCCTGTCGCTCGATCTGCGGGATTTGCAGGTCCGTGGACGGGAGCATGAGCGAGTGGCCCGGCGACACTTCCTGGGCCTCAGACCCGTTCACGTCGCTGCTGACGTAAGCCCCCGCCTGCTGCTGGAACCCCTTGACGCCGAACAGCCGGTCCATCTGGCCTGGGATGTTACCCAGGGCGATTTCCTCATTGATGAAGTCTTTGAAATTCATTTGCTCACACTCAGGTAGTCTGAAGGTATATATGGCAGAACAAAAACACTTCTCCTACGAAGGTCACGTTACGGTTAAGCAACCTGACTACGCCAACGCCGAAGTAACCGGCGTCGAGTTCTTAGTCCCCGTCCGGGTCAAGGTTAAGCACAAGAACGGGCAAGAAGAAACGATCAACGGGCAGGTCAATTGGGCCGAGCAGAAAGCGTACTTCTTTAACAAGCCCGAACTGGACGCCGCTCTCTCCGCTAACGTGTTCGCCTATGTCACCGGGAAGTTGGCCGTTCCGGCAGACCTGTACGCCGCATCGGAAGACATTCGTGAAGAAGCCGGGGAAGTACACAGCGAGTTCCAGAACCTTTACACCCAAAACGTAGGAGATTTAGATGAGTGAACCCAGCAGACTAGCCATTTCCGTAAGCACGGATTCGGTACGCCGCCCGACCAACGTCGGGAAGATGTTAACTTTGGAGCGTATCGTAGACTACATTGAAAAACAAGGTCTGGACGAGTACACTACGAAGGGTCTGATTGAGGAAGCTTCGAAGTATCCTCACCAAGCTCTCGGCTCGTTCCGCCGGAACTTCAACCTCATGATTCAGCGGGTTCGTGCCCGCCGAAAGAAAGAACAGCAAGGGATTGAAAATGAAAAGCAAGAAGCTAAGCCAAAAATCGCCGCCCGCCAAGCCATCTCGCTCGACGAAGCCATCAACTTCAAGAGCAAAGAAGAAGTCTCTGAGTACGAGTGCCACGGAGCAGCCGGTCCCGAGTCCTTCGACCCAGCTAACTGAACAAGACGGCTTCCTCTACCTCGAAGTGCCAATGGTGCTGGACTCGCCCGAGTCCTTACCTCAGTACAAGTCCGACGAAGCTGCCTGTGCCGACCTGTACGCCCTGATCCCGCCCAACGTAGTCGGCGGGATGAACATCGGCTCGAAGATCACGTTGCAGCACCGGGCCGGAGCGAAGGTTAAGACCGGCGTCAAGGTGGCCGTCCCCCGTGGCTACAAGCTCTGCGTGGCTGCCCGCTCTGGGCTGGCCGAACGTGGCCTGCTCGTGGCGAACGCACCGGGGCAAGTGGACAGCGACTACCGGGGCGAGATCATGCTGCTCCTGCGGAACGTGGGGCAGGAGATCATCGAAGTCAAACACGGCGAACGCCTCGCCCAATGTTGGCTCGAACGAGTCATCCGCATCAAACCCAAGATTGTTACCGAACTTCCCAAGACCGAACGTGGCGAGGGCGGCTTCGGTTCGACAGGAGTCAAGTGAAAGTTAACTTCGTAACGCTACTCGCCCGCCAAGTGGAGGGCGAGTATTTCAACCTGCGAATCCTCGGCGTCTTCGCCGACAAGCAGAAGATGCAGGAGTTCGTGAACGGACTGGATATCCCCAGAGGGCAGGTGATCGAGGGCATCCCCTGCCTACTGGAAATCGGCATCTACGAAGATGTCGAAGTGACCGAGTAACGCCCCACGGAGGAAAATGAAGACAGTTTGGAACCCGCTCGAATCGCCAGAGAAGCCGGAACTCACCATCGACCTGCAAGACGGCAGCACCGAACAGGTGTCGATCATCGTCCTGCACCACAACCGGCCCGAATTCTTGAACATGTGCTTGCAGTCGATCCACGTCATGTCGAACTGCAACAACTACGAAGTCGTCGTGGTTGACAACGCATCCACAGACCCGGACGCCCACGAATTCCTCGACGCCATCGAGAAGGAAGGCGTCAAGGTCGTCCGCAACAAGACCAACCTCTACTGGTCGGCCGGTGCCAACATCGGTGCCTCCGTGGCCGACAAGCTCTCCAAGTACCTCGTGTTCATGCACTGCGACACGGTTGTCCTCAACCAGTCGTGGCTCGACGTGATGATTAACGTCTCCGTCGCCAAGAACAGCGGCTTGGTCGGCAACCAGTTGTCCTCGTACTACGTCCACCGGCACAAGGCCGACTTCGTGCAGGAGTGGTGCATGCTGATGACCCGTGAGTGTTGGAACGACTGCGGCCCGTGGCCGGAGGAACTGCCGCTCATCGGCCACTCGTTCATCATGACCCTGAACGCACAAAACCGTGGGTACAAGCCCACGGCCTCGACGAACAACCTCGTCCACCACTACCGGGCGATCTCCTTCGACCCGAACGAGTTCGAGCGGATGAGTGAACAGGCTATGACGATCATTCCAAAGCTCATGCAGAAGGCACAAGCTTAAGACGGCAAGTTCTCAATGAACTTGTTCCAGGCCGGGCAGTCGTGAACGACGACCCGATTCTTGACGTAGTAGTTGGCGTAGGCCATGCAAAACAGTTCCTCCGGGGACTGTTTTTGTCGTTTAGGGTTCATCGGGACGACCTTAGCCCACGCCTTCTTGTAGTTGTCAGGCAGCCGTTCCCAAACCCGGTGGCCGATCTCGTGCAGGATGGTGAACTCCCGGCCGTAGTTCCACGGGGCGGCGACGGCGATCTCCTTCCCCTTCTCGTCCATGTAGCCGACGTGTTCGTCATCCCCGTCCAGGGTGTTGCCGGGCTGGAACTTGAAGTCAAATCCCTTGACGAGCGCACGGTGCGACGGCGGCAGCTTCCCCAGCATTTGCTGGAGGTTCTTCGTCTCTTCGTTCTCTAGGAATGTGCGGAAGGTTAACATCTTCCAGTATCTATCTTTCAATAATCGAATTCCGGTAGTATAATAGGGCGTCCCCTCGCAAGAGGGGCACAAGTGGATGTACCGTTATTGAACCAGATTGGAGGCGGGAAACTTTCCACACGAGGCGATCCGGTCGAACGTCACCGCCGGGTTGGTTCCCAGAACCCAAGCTTGGTACTCGTGAGGACATTGTGGCGACCTGCGGAAATAAGTCGGTCTTGTCCCCGATGGGTGGTCGTCGGGAAGCAAAGTCGGCCGGATGTCGAATCTGCGGTACACCAAATCCACCTGTTAATAGCTATAGATACGGGCATAACACCATCGAGGAGTTACATGCCAAAGAAGAAGACGGTAGCAAATCAACCTCCGAAGCAACACGGTAAGGATTTCCACATCGAGTTGCTAAACGGTGCCCAGAAACTTGCCTGGGCGGCTTTCCAACAGCACGACGTTCTGTTCCTGATTGGCCCGGCCGGTTGCGGTAAGACTTTCCTGTCCTGTGCATTCGCAGTTAAGGAACTGCTCTCCAAGTCCAAGTCTAAGATCGTACTCACCCGCCCGATTGTCGAAGCCGGTGAATCCCTCGGTTATCTTCCGGGTGACTTCTACGAGAAGGTCAACCCCTACATGATGCCGATGTACGACTGCCTGGACAAGCTGGTGGGCCGGGAAGGCACTCCCCTCCGGGAGAAGATCATGAACGACATCGAGATCGCTCCTCTAGCATTCATGCGTGGTAGAACGTTTGACGATGCCGTGTGCTTGCTGGACGAGGCTCAGAACTGCTCCATGCAACAACTCAAGCTGTTCATGACCCGGTTTGGCGAGAACTCCAAGATCATCATCACCGGCGACCCGAACCAGTCGGACCTTCGGGGCAACGTCGCCCTGATCCAAGCGGTGCGTAAACTCCGTGGCGTGAGCGGAATCGGCGTCGTGGAGTTCAAGAACAACTCCATCGTGCGTCACCCGCTGGTCGGATCGATCCTCGACGCCCTGGCCGAAGAAGGCGAAGTCAACCACTCCTACACCCCGGTACTGGAAGACACGGCTGAAGAGGCCGACGAGGACGACGGCGACGTGCCGAGCTACTACCCGAAGCGGCTGCGGGACATCGACTAAATGAAGAAGCCCAGGGGCAACCCTGGGCTTTTGTCATGACCAGTAGACGTAGATCATGGGCCTGAGTTGTGTCCACACGCTCGGGTCCGTGAACGCATTCCCCCACTCACAGAGCAGCCGGACGCACTCCGGCACGATGGGGGCAATGTTCTCTTTTAGCTCTTTCCAGGTATCCGAGCCGTGGTGCCGGGCCACGATGTTCAGTTCCTCTTCGTCGAAGAACTTCTCACTGTACTTGTGTTCCATGATCTCCCACGGAACCCGCTTGAACGTCCGTTGGTCCCAATACTGGTGGTTCCAGGGGTGGAAGCCCTCCGGGATCGGACGGACGTGGTTAATGCACTGGTAGTCCTTCTCCACCCGGCCCCGGTTCGACTCCTCGGCGTAGTCGATGGCGTCGTTGTACCGGAACCACTCGTTCTGATGCGAGAGCGGCACGACGACCAGAACGTTGTTCAACCCGTACTCGCCGTCGTAGACGAAACTGCGGCGGGGGTCGAGCCGAACCCTCATCTTCTTCAGGTCACGCAGGTGGGCGAACTCGAACGACGCCTCGAAGCCGTGTTCCTTATTCTTCCGCCGCCCCTGCCGCAAGAACTTCATGAAGTCCTCGACCTTGTACTCTCGCTCCTGCTCACAGAAAATACCCTCGGGGTTGATCCGAGGGTCGGCGATGTTGTACTTGTCGGACTTCACGTCTGTCAGGCCGTAGCCCATCAATTTGTGAACTCGAATGCCCATTACTTCCTCGGGTCTGGAGTACCGAACGGTTCCTGAGAGAGCATGACGGTGTTGCCGGTCGGAAACACGACCGACACCTTGTACTGCTGGAATTCCTTGAGGTAGATTTCGGCCAGCTTCAGGGCGTGGTTGCCGATCACTTCCGGGGTGGACGGGAAACGAGGGTAGTTAATCAACCCAACCGCCACGCCCGACTCGTTTCCGCCATTGTATACGAACGTCGTCGGCGTGAGCGTCACGCAGAGCTTGTGTTCGTCGCAATACTTCTGGGCGATCTGCTGGGCGTCTTCGAGCGTGTAGTAGTCCTCCGTGCCCCGCACTTCCAGCCCGACCCAAATGGTAGCGGTGAATGTCTGAACTTCCTTGACTTCCATGTCACCCTCCTGCGAGTTTAATGAGGGCAGCGGCACGCTTGCTCGGCTTGGTGTAGCCGTTCATGAAGCCTGCCTTCTTACCCAGGTGGTATGGAGGGGTTTCGTCGTACTGGTCGAACGTGGCGTCTAGGATCACGCCAGCGTCGTTGATGAGCCACCAGTGGGTTTCGTCGCCGTCCTTGAGGTAGACGGGCTTGAAGCCGCTCTTGAGGCCACCGATCATGTGGAACAACGCCTCGGTGGCGATGTAGCAGAATCCGGTGGATGGTGTAGACGAAGATTCGTTCTGCGCCCGCCAGTACGGAGTCAGCAGACCCCGTGCCTTGACGAACGCAGAACGAATGCGAACAACAGCAGAAATGGCATCCATGCCAAATTGCCCCTCCGTGGTAGACATTTTCTACCACAACGAGGGTTATGTGTCAATGATGGCCTCGGTCCCCTCAAGGTCGTGGGCCGTCTGCTGGAGCATGTCCACGATCTCCTCGTAGATGTCGTGCGTCACCATCCCGCCCATCACGTTGTTGTGGACGGTGGTGCGGATGTTCTCGATGATCTGCTCCATGTGAGTCAGAAGGGCGTCCACAGAGGAAGTATCGGATTGAAGAAAGCAGTCGTCGTCACCGCACGTCGGCCTCACCGCCTTCCTCGGCCCGTAGGGGCCGTAGTTCTCTTTCGGAACAAGACTCGTGACTTCGGGTTTCTTCTTCGGTTTCTGAACCTTCGGCTTTCTGATGGAAAGCGGGTTGTCGTTGGCGTCCATCGCCGTCACCACCGGAACTTTCACTTCGGCGGCGGGAATCTTCTCCGACACGCCCGACGGCAGCGGTTGGAACTCGTTGATCTTCACCCGGAATCGCTTGCACTGCTTCGGCGACATGCGGGGCTGTTCGGCCGTCGTTTCGAAGAACCAAATCTCCTGCACGGGAATCTCCGTGAGCTTCTGGCTCATGAGCATGTTGCGGTGCTTCGGCAAGTCCTTTACGGCGGCGTACCAAATCTCCGTGGACGAGAAGAAGAACATCTGCCCGAGCAGGTCCGTCAGGTCGGCCATCCACAACGGCCGCTTATCGTTCCGGGTCAGGTACAGCCTGCGGCCCTGCCCGACCCGTCGGCCCGTGGCGACGGCCATGTGGCCCCGTGCGACCACCGACCAGATGTTCTTCAAGCCTTCGATGATCTGGTCCCCGTCCACTTCCTTCGACGACTCGATGATCCTCAGTAAAACCTCCGAGTCCGTGTCCGACTTGATCTCGTAGCGGTTCTTTAGGAACTCGAACTCGTAGATGTTGCCGTTGTGGATCAGGCCGATCTCTTTGTCTTCGGTGACGAACGGGTGGTTGTTCTTGTTGACGGCGGCGTGACCGACGCCCGGAGACGTGGCACGGGCGTGCATCAAGAGCAGGTCCGGGTTGTACTTCTCGATGTTCTTCCAGAAGTCCGTTTCGATGAACTCGGACGACTTCCCCGGCTCTTTGTGGTAGAGGATAGAACCAGTCGAGCCTGATTCAACCCCCCAGACCCCGGCGGCATCAATGCCCCGTGTTTCCAGGTGGTTGAACAGGCTCGTGGCGAGGTTGTATGTTAGCTTTGGGTCTTTAGACAGACCGATAAATCCGCTGATTCCGCACATGTGTTAATGATAGAGTAATCCGTCTTGGAGATCAATCACATTTGCGGCGGTTGACCCGGCAGAGCGGCCGGTTGTTGACCCTGCGGCGGCGTCTGGCCCGGCGGCGGGGTCGGGGGTGGCGTCTCGGGCATTGCCGCCTGATCGACTTCCTGGCCTGCGTCCTGCGGGGCGGCGTTGAGGTTGTTCACCTTGCCGCCGATCTTACCGGCCAACTGTTCGAGCGACTGCACGAGGTTGGGGATGTCGTCCTTGAGGGTGTTCTTCTCCTCGACGGACTTCATCAGTGCAACCCCGATCTTCTGGAGTTCGATCAGGTGCCCACGCACCTTCGGCGACCACGAACTGTGAAGAATCTTGCGGATGGCGTCCACAATGTCTTCGGCCACTTTGGCGATGTGACGAAGCCCCATGCCGTCCATGTCGGTCTGAAGGTCTTGCATGGACGTAAGAACGTCACCGATCTGGTGGTTCAGATAGGCTTTGTCCTCGTTCAGTAAGAATTCCTTGAAGCTCAATGGCATACCAGTATATAAATGCCCGCCGCCAGTTTATTAGGCAACGGGAGTCCCTTTACTTTCTCTGGCGTTTTTATACACCAGTGCCGCCTGGATCAGCCCGTCAAACAAAGGTGACGGTTCGCCCAGCCGACTCTTAAATTCCGGGTGTGCTTGAGTTCCGACGAAGAACGGGTGCTGTTTGCGATCCAGTTCCATCATTTCGACGAGCTTGCTTTCCGGGTTCCTGCCGCTGACCTTGAAGCCCCGAGCCTCAAAGTCCTTAACGTATTTATCATTCACTTCGTAGCGATGGCGGTGCCTTTCGCTGATATTCTTCTTTTTGTACAACTGGTGAACGAGGGAGTCCTTCTCCAATTCGCACTCGTAAGCCCCGAGCCGCATCGTCCCCGCCTTCTTGGTGATATTCTCCTGCCCGGCGATGTAGTGAACGACCTTGTGTTCGGCGTCCTTGTTGAACTCCTCGCTGGTGGCGTTCGGGAGCTTCAGGACGTTCCGGGCGAATTCGATGGTGGCGCACTGGAGTCCCAGGCAGATGCCGAGGAACGGGATTTTCTTCTCCCGGACGTAGTTGACCGCCTTCAGCTTCCCCTCGACGCCCCGCTTGTCGAAGCCGCCCGGCACGATCACGCCGTCGCAGTCGTCGAAGTACCGCCACAGGCCACGCCCGTCCTTCGCCTCTTCCATCTGCTCGGCCTTCATCCAGGCGATCTCGACCTTTGCGTTGTTGGCGATCCCGGCGTGCATCAAAGCCTCTTTCAGCGACATGTAAGCCTCGTCGCCGTTCTCGTACTTGCCGACGACGCCGATCTTCACCTTCGGGAGATCGTGCCCGTTGGTGTACATCTCGACCAGTTCCTTGTACTTGTGGATGCGGCAGCCGTTCCGCCGCAGGTGGAACTTGTCGGCGATCACGTCGTCGATGTGCCGGTTCCAATACTCAATCGGAACCTCGTAGATCGTGCTGACGGTGGGTGCCTCGAACACACACGCCCGGTTCACGTTGGTCAACCGGGACACCTTGTCGAGTAGCTGCGGGGACACGGGGCGGCTGCACCGGCACAGAAGCATCTCCGGCTGGAGGCCGAAGCTCTGGAGGGTCTTCACTGAGTTTTGCAGCGGCTTGGTCTTGAGTTCCTTAACCGTGTCGTCCCAGATGATCGGGGCGACCATCAGGATCATGACTTGGTTCGGGTAGGTCTGCTTGAACTGGCGGATCGCCTCGAAGAAGCACATGGACTCGATGTCGCCGACGGTGCCGCCGATCTCGGCGATGACGATATCCGCCTCCTCGCCGAGCTTCAGCAGGCGTTGCTGAATCATGTCGGTGACGTGTGGGATGATCTGAACAGTCTGGCCCAGGTAGCTGCCCTGTTCCTCTTGCTCGATGAGTTCCTTGTAGAGCGTGCCGCTGGTGAAGATGTTGCGGCCCGACATCTCGATGCCGGTGATCCGCTCGTAGTGGCCCAGGTCGAGATCGGTTTCACTGCCGTCGTTGCAGAGGAACACTTCCCCGTGTTGGTTGGGATTCATCGTCCCAGCGTTGATGTTCAAGTAGGGATCGCACTTGATGAGTTGGACGCTCGCCCCTCGCATTTTGAGGAGCAGCCCGATGGATGCCGCCCCGATCCCTTTACCCGTTCCGCTGTAGACGCCGCCGACGACAATGATAAAGTTTCCCACGCTTCACTTCCTTTCCTTTCTTTATTTACTCTTCTTCTTCGTTGTTTCTCGGGGCAGTCGGGATTTGACCCCGCTGAACCACCCACACGCCCTGCTGGGGCTGGTTATTAGGCAGCTTCCGACCGGCCGGAACGGCAGTGCGGATCACGAAAATGATCCAGTACACCGCACACCACGACAGAAAGTCCAACGGGATGTTCAGGTTGAACAGGTAGTTCAGGCTCTCGATGGTCAGGATCGGCGAGCCGATCAAAAGTAATAGAGCCAGGAAGGCCAGAAAGAAGAACCCCCTGGCCTCATCTTTTCGGCCGTCCTTCCACCAGTAGATGCCTTCTTGCAGGAATTCTAGGAACAGCATCGGTTCTCCTTGTTAGGCGACACGGTACTGTAACATAAAGAAAGAAGTCGGGCAATGCCCGACTTCTTCACGATTTTAGCACTTTTAGCGGAGTTCGCAGGCACCACCGTAGCACCCGCCCTCTTGCTGGAGGTTGGTGTTGTCTTCCTCTTCGATGAGGGTGGTGTAGTCCACGTCAACGTAGTCCCGCTTCAACTGGCACCACAGGTGCCACAGGTACACGTCCTTGACACAGTATCCCATCTTCCGCTCGTCGCCGCCGAAATACCGGACGGCGAACTGCTTGGCCCGGCGGACCCAATCCTGCTTCTCCAGGTAGTCGTTGTGGGCCAACTCGTAGTTCAGGTAGTCCTCACGGGGCGACCCATCAACCGGCATGGTCGGTTCCGTAAGTTTCTCACCCAAACCGGCAACCGTGTCGCAGGCTTTCCACAGGTTCTTGTCGAACGCACGCAGGCCGTCCACGATCAGGCCCGAGGCGAACAACGCCCCGTCGCCGTACATGTTCACGATCTCCCGTGGGGTGTGAACGGCGGTGAACGGAGCCTGCGGGTAGTCCTTGTCGCCGGAGAACGGCAGCAGGGACACGCCAGCGAAATACTGCCGGTTGTCGTAGATGAAGGCGGCAACGGCGTCCCACTCGTCGTCCTTCACGGTGATCGTGTTGGAAACGTTGTGCGACAGGAAGTCCTTCACGCAGCGATCCTTCCGGCAACCAGCATCGACCCAATTCATCTGGGTCAGCTTGACGTGTTCCAGAAGGGTCACGGCGTCCATCTGGTTCTTCGTCTTTGCCCCGGCCGGGACTTCGACGCAGAACTTGATGACCTTATCCGTGCCGTTCGCACTCCACACCGACTTCTCGACCGCACTCGGGTTGTACTTATTGAAGTGCTGCACCGGGGCTTCGAGGTAGTTCCCCTGCACGAGCCGGAAGTACCGGGTGGCGTGGTGCGGGTGGATGCCGGAAGCCGTGCCGAGGAAGCACGAAGTCGTACCGGCGGGCTTGATGCAGGTCGCCCGAGCCGTCGGGTTGATGCCGATCTTGGCGGCGCACTTCTCATTCACTGCGAGAATGAGTTCGGCCATCTCCCGCTGGATGTCCGGGTTGAACAGGATGTCCGGGTTGTCCATCATGCCTGTGATGGAAACGCCCAGCAACGCCTCCCGCTCGATGATCCGCTTGGTGGCGGCGTCGAGGTAGTGGAAGTCCGTGTAGCCCGCCTGTGCGGTGCCGATGATCGCCGCTGCCGTGGCAGCGATCTTGAAGTCTTCAATCGTGCGAATCTTGCCGCCGTTGATCTCGCACAGGTTGCATACCTGCCAGCCGGTGATGCCGGTTTCTACGTCAACCGGGTACAGGCCGATCTCACAGCACGGGTTGAAGACGATCTCGGTGCTGTCCGCCCACACGAAGCCCGGCTCGCCGAACTGGCGGACGAACGCCATCAGCGTGTTGAACTCCTCACGGGTCGTCTGACCACGGATGAGCAACGCCGAGTTGTTCGACCGGCCACGCTGCGGGTTCTCAGTGAACCAGTTGCCCGTCTTGGCGGCAGCCATCTCCAGGTCGTCCGGGCTGAATAGGCAGATCGTCGCACTGCGGCGAACGCCACCGCTCAGCACGGCGTCGGACGAGAACATCACGATGTCGTATGCGTCAATCGGCCGCAGCTTCTTCTGGCCGTTGGCAACGCAGCGGTTCAGTAACTTACGGATCGCTTCCATCGCATTACGCAACGGAATCGGACCCGGAGCCTTGCCCGAGGACGACGACAGCGGTGCGCCTTCCAGGCGAATCTCCGTGTAGTCGAACTGAACGTCGTAGCCTGCGTACTCCGGGAAGTCGCCCCCGCCGAAGTAGCTGCTCATCAGGACGCCGAGTGCGTCCGCCCAGCCCTCGATGGTATCGGGGATGACGTACTTCTTCTTCTCGCCCTTGCGAGCCACGAACTCCGGCAGTTGTGCAACGTGGTGCTTCTGCACAGAGAAGCCGGTGCCGCAGCCGCACAACAAGAGCCAGAAGCACTCTTGGAAGAAGCGGAGGCGGTTGCAGTGGGACGCCGTGCAGTTGTACAACCGGGCGTGCTTACGCAACACCGGCTCGCCGCCGAATTGCAGTGCCCGCTGGCTGCCTAATACCCGCTTCGCCCGTACTTGCTCGAACGCCCAGGTCAGTTCTTCCTTCAGTTGCGGGTAGCGGGAAAGGTGCATGTCCCGGACCCGATCTACCGCCTCATCCCATGTTTCCCGCCGCTTCTTATCCTTCAAGTATCTCGCATACTTCGAGACGAACGTGTACTCCTGTAACGCTTTCAAAGACATATCTCATACTCCATCTGATTTTTTAGGTTCCGTATCTAACGCTATGAAGACGATTTCGCCAGCTTCTTTTCAGAAGCGACGGAAACCCTGTCTCCACAAGCAGTTAGGCCGACAGTTTTGTAATATCGTCCTTCTTAACAAGCTTGATGGCATCACAGCCAGACAGCATGTCGAGGAGGATTTGGTTGTGCGTGGTGACGAAGACCTGCCGCTCTTTGGCGAGTTCGAAAATGAGGTTGTACACCCCGGTCACGCCCGCCCGGTCGATGCCGCCGCCCGTGATCTCGTCGAGAAAGACGATGGACGGGCAGGCACCCGAGTTGAGGGTCATGACGTAGGCGAACGCCTGCGACACGGCGAGGTTAATACGCCGCTTCTCGCCGTTGCTCATTGCGTAATAGTAAGCCTCGTTACCGTTTCTCTTGATCGTCTCGTTCAACTCGCTGTCGAAGTTCACTTCGATCTTCGAGTCGATGAGGTACTGCATGCAGTAGGCGATGCGGCTGTTCAGCGACGGGATGATCCCATCGACGACGTAACGCCGGATGCCCTTGTCGCCGAACGCCTCGTACCAGTATTCCAGGTACGGGATTTCGTCTTCGGCCGCTTTCAGTTCCACGCCCTTCTGCTTGCTGATCTCTTCCTGGTTGCGGATGTCGTCCCCGTACCGAGCGATGATCTCGGCATACGGCGACCCGCCACTCAATTCATCTTGCTTCGCTTTCAGTTGGTTCTTCAACCCGCTGATCTCTGCCTCCAGCCGGGCACTGGCCGCACCCGTGTCGGGCCGGACCATGCCGTTGATCTGGCCGATCTTCCGACGCAGCTTTTCCAACTCGACGGTCACGCCGTTGAGCCGCTGTTCGGCTTCACTGATGCCAGCCGTGATCTTCTGAACCTGGGCCACCTTCTCGTCGAACTGCTTCTTCAGGTCGGCCAGCACTGCCCGGTTCTTGGCGATCTTCGCCTCGGCCCCGGACACGCAGTTCCGCTCGTGCGTTAGCACGCTGCCGTAGTTCTCGACGGAGATCAGCCCGTGACAGACCCCGCACCGCTCGCCGGTTTCCAAACCTTCGAGCTTGATGATTTTACCCTTGCTGTTGTTCAACTCGACTTCGAACGCCTTGTTCTCGGCGACGAGCTTGCTCATCTCCGCTTGCAGGTCGTCTCGGCCGTTCCGGGCCGTGTCCAGCGACGGGCGTGCCTTCTCCAAGAGAGCAACGAGCTTCGTCTTGGCAACCTCGAACTTCTCGACGTTGGTTTCGAGTTCGGGCAGCTTGGCTTGTTCCGCTTCGTAGGTGACGAGGGCCGCACCGCCGTCGGCCATCGCTTCGAGTTGCTTCTGCTTCTCGGCGATCTGCTTCGTCAGCGTGGAGATTTCGTAGTCCTTCGTCTTCTTCCAGGTGACTTCCTGGTCTTCCACCTTCTTGATCCGGGCGGTGATGGCGTCGATCTCGTTCTGGGAAGTTTCGTAGTCCTTAGTCAACTCCTTGACCTTCGCCTTCGCATCCTTCAGTTCGTCCTTCGTGTTCTCCAGGTACTCCCGGTAGCGGTCCAGCCCCAACAGGTTCTCGACGACCGTCCGCTTGCCCTCGGTGGTGAGTTCGAGGAACGAGTAAGCGTTGCTGTCGTCGAATACGACGACGTTACAGAATGCGGTGTGGCTCAGGCCGATGATCCGCTCGATTTCCTTCTGCGTCTCGGCCATCGTGCCTTTGGTGATCTCGCTGTTCTCGTCCCAGATGCGGTCCTTCGAGTGCCACAGTTTCAGCTTGTTCGGGTCACGCCCCCGCAGCACCCGGTAGTCGTCGAACTGAACTTCGACTTCGAGCCTACCCCGGTTCACGGTGTTGATGACGGTGGAGTTGTCCTGCTTCTTCTTGACGCACTTGCCGTAGAGGCAGTACGAGATGATGTCTTGCAGTGAAGACTTGCCCGCCCCGTTCGACGCCGGGACGGTATCCGTACCAGTGTCCAGGTTCACGCCGATGACTTCGACCACGCTGCCGTAGTCGTTGAAGTGTAACTCAATCCCTTCGGGGCCGAAGCACAGGAAGTTCTTGGCTCGGGCGTAGTGGAACTTAAGGTTTCGCATTTGCTCCCTCCGTGGAGTCTTGTAGTGTATCAGAAATCCCGTGGTGTTTCAGCAGCGCATCTGCAAATTCCAACCGATCCCATTGATGAACAACGCAGTACGGACCTTCCCGGCGTTGCACTATACCATCCTTAAACTCCACGTCCAGCGGCACATGCAACTCCCGCCGTACTTTAACACCCTCCCCGGTCAGGCAGATGCCGCTGTTGTACGGGTCGATCATCCGGTAGCGGGTATCTTCCTTAATCCATTGCCAGAGGTAATTTAAGGAAGCCTGATCCGTACAGCGGCCGATGGTTTTGACACCCAAAAGCCAGATGTTAAGGAACAAGTCAGCAAGGTGCTTGGCGTTTCCAAACATCGTGCCCCCGTTCAGTACCGGCCGGTCGCCCATGTCGATCTTGAACTCGGCGACGTTCCGCTGGAACTCGAACTGCTCGATGGTGTTGAATCCGCTGGCGGCGTGCTTGAACCCCTCGCAAACGACGTAGGCCAGATCGTCCCGCAGGAATTCGAGCGGGTCTTCTTGGAACAGCACGTCACGAGAGTCGGTGACTACCGCATGCGTGTAGAGGTAGTCCATCCTCTTGATCCACTGGCAGTAGTGCAGGTGACGATCCCGCATCACGAAATGAACGTCTTTGCAGCGGACGACGTGGAAGCCCTCGGCCTTGATCCACCGCTCCGTCAACTCCGACATGTCATGAGTGAAAACGAACCTGTCGTATCCCGACAGGTTCTTGGCCGTCTTCATGTAAAGACGAAAGCCAGCGGAGGAGCAGAACTCGTCCCCGCTGGCCCAGGTGAGCATTACTTTTTTGTTACGCATAGTCGCAATCCCATTGCCTTCAGCCGAGCAGCATCCATGCCCGCTGGAACGCCCTTGTGCTTCATGTAGTTTTCAATCGTCTCTTCTTCGTTGAGGAGCATCGCCTTCGCCCCCTCGACGATGGTGCGGTCCTCTTCGACCTTCTTGTCCTTCTGCTTGAAGTCCAGCGAGCCGAGTTGGAAATCGGCCGACAGCTTCCGCTTCAGGTCGGTCAGGTCTTTCTTGCCCATGTCGTCCACGACGATGCGGACGAAGTTTTTGTTCAGGTCGTAGGCGGCGACATCATCCGGGCTGAGGATCAAGTGCTTCGGCGAGAAGTCGTTCTTGATGTACTCCGTCTCCAGCGTGTCGAGATCGAGGATGGCGATGTGCTTCTCCTCGAAGCTCTCGCCGAAGTTCAGTTGCAGCGGGCTGCCCAGGTATTCGACCCGCTCGTCAACGTGCTGGGCACCGTGGTAGTGACCGAGGATGACCCGCTCCCACGGCTTGAACTGATCGACACTGACGGGCACCATGTCGTTGTCATATTCCACAATCACGTCGGACTTCGTTCCGTAAAGCTTGTTCAGCTTCGCCCCGTGGACGGCCATGTGCCCGAGCAACAGCCGACCGGGCTTGTCCCGCAGCTTGCCGAGTTCCTTCATCGGGTTCTCGGCGTGCGGGCAGAAGTCTACGGCGAGGCCGTCGATGACTTCGTGAACGGGGCTGTCGATGATCCTGATCTTGGGAATGGCAGTGAGGGGCTTCACTGAGTTAATGTCCCACTTCTCCTTGTGGTACATGTCGTGGTTGCCGATCAGTAGCACCACGTCGAACTCCGGCTTACGGAGCAGCATGTACTCCATGAAGACTTCGAAGGTGAGCAGGTAGTTCCGCACGTCGATCTTGGCCCGCTCGTGGAACAAGTCCCCGAGGAACCAGACGTGCTGGATTTTCCGCTCGTAGGCCGTGTCAAAAACCCAGCGGAGCGCCGTCAGGCAGTCCTGAAGACGCTCCACAGTGTCCTTGTGCGAATGAATATGCAAATCGGAAAAAAGCAACGCCTTAGACATCCTTGTCTCCCCAGATTATTTTGAACGGAAGCTTCCCATGCTTCAGTTCTAGGTAGTGTATCGAGTTACACGGCTTACACAAGAGTTCAAGATCATCTACGGGTCGTTCGCCATCCATGATCTTCTTGTAAAGCTTCATGTTGCTATTCCCGTTTCGCTTGTACTCTTGGGCACCGCCTCCGTTTATGTGGTTGATTTCTAAACACTCAGCCATGTCGCAACCACAACGAACACAGACAAGAGGTTTACCATTCGCAACCTTCTCAAGCAACTTGAGACGTTGCTTTTTATTGGTTGCCTTCCAGATTTCCTTATATCTTTCTGGATTGCGTGTGATCCAGTTCTTTTGTAGTTGCTTGTCTCGTTCAGGGTTTTTCTTACGCCACTCAAGTCGCTTCTGGATCAGGACTTCTTTGTTCTCTTCGTAATACTGCCGTTGTCGTTTCTGTTGGCACTCTCGGCACACTGCCTGCTTACCGTGTTTCCCTTTGGCGGCGTTATTGAATGCGTCGAGAGGCAGTTCCTCTTTGCAATCAGTACACTCTTTTGAGATATTCATGCGTTCTCCTAAATGTCGCAGAATATCTAAGTAGCTCGTCCGACCTTTTCAGGAACATTCTGTAAATTTCATGTCGCCGGGCTGTGGTGGTTCAATAACAAGTGGTCCGTAGACGCCGTTTACCCACGCCAGGGCGAGGCGAACTTCTCCCCAGATGTTCTGCACAGCAAAGGCGTCAGGGTGGAGAGAGCGGATCGGGTTATCTTGCTCAACT